CATTTCACTATGCGGCTTCGCCTTAGAGGGACTGAAGAAGAGATTATGATTTTTATGACTGGCCGAATTCCGAGATTAGAGCGGAGCGAAAATCGAGGGAATGAGGGTAGTTCCATTACCAAAATTTTATAATATTACTGCACAAAAAATTAAAGGAAAATAAAATATATATATACTATTATATGGGTAATAGTAACTATATTGTGCATTTTTGTAGTTATAAAGAAATAGAAGACTTATAATTGAGAACATAGCTTCGAGCACAATGGGGACGACAGTATGGAGTCTCATGTGTGCGAAGCTTAGCTTGGGGTGAAAGCCCAAGTTAGAAGAGAGTATTTAATAATTATAACAATTAATAATATGAATGTAATCAAACTTGACGTACCTGCAGGATGTAGGTACGTATCAGAAATTGAGGGATTCAAGATTTACGATTTTCCGCACATCTTGAATAAACAAATCCCTGGTTGCGGATTTACAGAGTACTGTATTGATCCTCTCAAGAACAGTGAGAACGTTGTCTTATGTAGTCCTAGGAAGATCTTGCTACAAAATAAGCATGGTCAACATCCGGATACTACTTACTTAGTGGTTAATGATTATGAAAGTGACCCAAGTACAGACAAGGATCTCACAAAGCAAGAGAAGTCTAAGTATGATCCGTATAAGGTGGTTGATCCTGAAAAAGTTAAGAAAGAAAAGAAGGACAAAGAGGATTTCTTCAAGCGCTTAACAAAGGAAATAACCGGTTACATAACAGACTGTAGATTCAACAATAAGCCGGTGAAGATACTAGTTACCTATGACTCTTTCAGGATAGTAAAGGACATAATACGGCACAACTTTAATGACATGGATTATAGAGTTGTTATCGATGAGTTCCAAAGCATCTTCACAGACAGCAAGTTTAAGTCAGATACAGAACTGCAGTTTGTCAAGTCAGTGCAGGGAATTCAGAAAGTATGTTATGTTAGCGCTACTCCTATGATGGTAAAATACTTAGAGATGTTGGAGGAATTTAAGAACCTACCATACTATGAACTTGACTGGGAAGCACTTGACCCTGGGAGAGTTAGTAGGCCGACCTTGTATGTTAAGAATCTTGTTTCTGTTTATACGGAGGTTAAGCCGATTATTAATTCTTACCTGAATGAAAAGTTTGAGTATAGGTACGTAAAGCAAGAGGATGGTAGTGTAGAAAAGATAATATCAAAGGAGGCGGTATTTTACGTCAACTCAGTCAATAACATCACTAGTATTGTTAAGAGAGCCGGATTAACGCCAGAACAAGTAAATATCCTAGTTGCTAATACTACTGATAATGTGAATAAAATACATAAGAGGCTAGGTAAGAAGTATGATATTGGCAGGGTTCCACTAAGAGATGAACCAAGAAAGATGTTTACCTTTTGCACTAGAACCGTATATCTTGGTGCTGACTTTTATAGTGATAACGCCCGATCTTTTGTGGTTAGTGACGCGAATATAGATACCCTTGCGGTTGATATTACGCTTGATCTCCCACAAATCTTAGGGCGTCAAAGATTAAAAGAGAACCCTTGGAGAAATGAAGCAACTCTATTCTTTAAGTCTATTAAGGGTGCTAATAAGAAGTCTGAGGAAGTATTTAACAAGAAGATAGAGGAGAAAGATAAGAAAACAGAGGACATATTATCAATATATAGTAAGGGCACTAGTGGTGAACAAAGTTCAATGTCAGAGGTTTTACTAGATTATGCCAAGTCTTTGCATTATAAGAAGAACTATGTAGCTGTTAATAAGACCTTCGTAGGCGGTGTAGTCAAGTTAGTGCCTGTCTTTAATAACTTAGTCAAGGTATCTGAGTTAAGGGCTTATGAAATGCAACAGACCGATTATGCAAATAGGTTTACGGTATTCAGTGCGATCAAGAAAATAGGTACTGCAGATATTGATAATGAGGTTGTTAAAGAGGTGTTGAACAAGATAGATTCAATAAATGGCAGGAGAGAAAAGTTTAAGTATCTCTGTGAACAATCCGGGCTTCCAGAGTTTAATATTATCTTAGATAACTTATCTAATAAGAGATTCAAGGAATACATAGATGTTTTTGGTGTTGATGATTGTAAGGCAATGAGTTACAATTTCTGCGATATGGATAAGAAGCTGAATGTAGAGAGCTTTGATAAGGACAAACTAAAAGAGGCTGTACAATCTAAGTTCGACCTTAATGTTTTCTATACAAATTCGGCAGTAAAGTCAATATTATCTGAAGTATACAAGAATATAGATTATAGAGCTAAGGCGAAGGCTAATGATATTGAGAATTATTTTGAGTCCTCTTCCTGTATGATGACAATTAATGGAAAAAGAATGCACGGTGTTAAATTAATTAACAAAAAATAATAGCTATGATATATATAATTGAAATGCTTGCGACTAGGGACTTAAATGACCCTATTCGTATTTTCAAGATTGGATATACTTGTGATTTTGATAGAAGGATGTCTGAGTATATGACTTGCAATGCATCCTTTATAGTGTACAAGAAGCTAGAAGGTGATGAGTTTGATATGACCTGCGAGAAAATGATTCATCGACACATAAAGGATAAGAAGTATGACGGTAGATCCGAGATGTTTATTAAAGATGATGAACTGGTTGAGTTAATAGACAAGATTAATACAAGGGAGGATATATTGAGTCTTAAAGGCACAGCCAAGGTAAGTCATACTACAGTAAACAAGTATTACGGTGAATATAGGGGTGTAATTACAAAGAACTGGAATCTTATCCAGACAGTGTTTAACAAGGGGCCGAGAGATTTGGTACAGGAGATGCTAGAATCAGATGAGACGGACCTATTTAGTTATGTAAAAGAGAATTATGGTATAGAACTAGAAGACTTTACAGATGAAGAAAAGAAAGTGGTCAGTGAGTTCTTGGGCCAGATCAGTATTATAAAAGGTCGTAAGGATAAATTAAAATACCTCTGTGAACAATCGGGCCGTTCTGAGTTTAGTGCAATCTTAGATAGTGTGCCCTATAAAAGATTCAAGGAATATGTAGTTAGGTTAGGAGTTGAAGTTTGTCGCTCTGTTGGATATAAATTAGAGGTGCTAAATGACAAATTAAAAATTTTAAGCTTTGATAAGAATTTACTGAAAGATAAAATATATGAAACTTTCAAGGTAGGTAATTCTTATACTAGGAGTGGTATTAAAGAAATACTTGCCGAGATATATAAAGAAATCGGTTATAAAGCTGCTGCAAAAGCTAGTGATCTAAGTGACTATTTTGAATATAAGAAAGGTCTAGTTACAGTAGGTGATAAAAGATCTAGTAGTTTTAAAATTTTATCTAAGAAGTGACATCTATTATCTAGTCAGGTTTACATTTTGTAAGCTTGGCTAGTTTTTCCTTTAGTTTCCTTATATGTGTGATAGAGATGCCTGGGGGTCTCTGTTAAACAAGCTCCAGGAATGTATAATAATATAAACTTTTTTATTTTAAGATCTAATGAACAGAAGAATTGTATTAGTAGATCAAGAAGAGACTCCGACCTATGCGCGTTATTATGGCTCAGGTTTTTCGGAGGTTTACACACTTCAGAGCCTGTATGGTATGAGTGAGGCTGAGCGTCTTGCTAAGTTATCATTAGGTGAATCTGACGGTGTATTAATTGTTGGTGGTAAGCCTTTTAAGTATTTGAAGTCTTACTATCATTTTGGTGTAAGAAATGAGACTTATACTGACTGTGCTATGTTACCTCGTCTTAGTATGGAGGGAGGTGCATTTTCAAAGGTAGTAGTAGAGTATCCAAGCCAAGAGGACATTGATTATTTTTTGAGTCCTGAGTTTGTGAGGCCTGTTAGTTTTTCAGGTTTCCAGCACAAGATTATTCACGATTATCAGGGTGCACTTAGGTTTCTTGAGTACTTAGATAGTCTTCCTCTCGAGCAGCACTATGGAATGGACTATGAGGCGAGTGGTATGCCGTTAGATAAGCAGTTCTGGTTAAGTGGTGTTGCGATTTGTACGGAGAGATTTGGCGGTTTTATTAGTCTTACAGATATTCGCCATTCTTATCCAGAGGGTTCACCAGAGTATAGTAATCTTTTGAAGTTGCTGGGTGAATTTTTCAAGAAGAGGATGAATCATATCTGGACTTACAATATGCAGTATGAGTGGCAGGTAAGTCATAGGGTGCTTGGCGTTGACTTATATAATCTTTGTGATGCTAGCGCTGTCAATGTAATGGATGGATTTCACCTTAAGAAGTTTTCTCTTAAGTGGACAGCTCAGAGAGTCCTAGGCGTGAATGTTTGGGATAGTGAGTTTGACAGAATTAGTGAGCTCATTGATTCAGGCTTATATGAGATAGTAGGGAAGCTTAAGAAGGATCAACGTAAGGTATTCAAGGTAGATAGGTCAAGTTTTTACAATACGCCTGAGTGGAAAGAGCTGAGTAAGAGATATCCAGACTACATAGGGGAGTTCAATAGTCTTATGTTAGAGTATTGGGGTTATCCTTTTATGTGTGTGCCTAGTGAGATCTTAGGTCATTATTGTTGTCTTGACTCATTCTATACTCTCCTTATTGCAATGTCTAGGTTTGATACTTATTCAGAGGATTGTTGGAAGGTTAACTTAGACAACATTAGGCTTGGTGCTAGATTAATGGGTAGTGGTCTTTATATTGATGAGCCATTCAGACAGTTCTATGAGAAGTACTGTCATGAGCAAATGGCCTGGAGTATTACATATTGTGCTCAGGCTAGGTGTTATATTAAGATGCAGGCTCATTCAAAACAGGCGGCATCATTAAAGCGTTATCATCCTGTGGCGGTTAAACTACTAGAACAGGGTAAGTTTCATAATGGAGATGTAGTAGGGATAGTAAAGGACCTGCTACTTGAGAACTTAGACAGTATGGATTCTTATAGTACTGGTCTAAACGAGGGCGGTATTCTGATTAAGTATGGTCCTAAGTTTGCAAATGGTTTCTTAGATATTGTCAGGGGTGCGATGTCTGAGGTAAAGATGGCGACAAAGATAGATGAGACAGTTAAGAGAAAGAAAAAATTAATCTCTCTCATTGCCGATAAGTTTAGTGATCTTGTTGGTATTAGGTCGCTTGAATTAGACCCCGCGAAACACCCAACGAAATTCAGGAAGCATGTAGAGCTGGAGAAATATTTATACTATAAGAAGGCGTATGCAGAATTAGAGAAGGTGAAGAAGCAGTTAAGTGATATTCATAATGTACCGGATGTGATCTATGCATTTGGTGAGAAGCGTCCGTTGGTAGAATATGCGGGGTATGTTAGCGACAATTATTTCAAGTGTAAATCGCCAATTGAAAATGATCAGATTGCATTTGAACTAGCTACCTTATATCGACCTCAGACATGTTACTTAGCGGCTATGATAGAAAGTACCCAACAACTAGAGGGAACAGATAAGTTTTACAGTGATCGAGGCATTACTGACATTAACGTTGGGTATAATGAATTTTTTGAACAGTGGCGGTCATTTGTTGAGAAAGATCCGAGTGTAAGTTTTAAGTATCCAGAAAAGGTATTTAATATTGCGCTTACTTCTTGGCAGGCTACTAAGAAACTTGATAATATGACTGACGGTGTTAAGGAGATATGGACAAACTTGAGAGGATTTCAAGCGCAGACAACATATTTCCCGGCCCTCAATGAACAATATACTGGTTATGAAGAGCATTTTGAACCTACTGATATGGATGATGATTTTTACTTCATGCGGAAAATGGTATTGAACTACTTAATATTCAAGAAGTATTCAAAACTAGATTCAACATATGTAGGCTCAGATGGTATGTTTCATAAGACAGGTAAGTGGGTAATAGAGGGTCAAGATCATATACCAATTAGAGAAGCGGACGAGAATGAACCTGGTGCTGTCTGGAAAGTATTTACAAGATATGAAGTACTGAGTAAGAGTAGTAAGAGGTGGTCTAGTCCTTTCCACACTATGAGAAATTGTAGCCTTAGGTAGTAATACTTAAGTGAAAAGGCTGTGAACTAGTAAATGCTAGGTGTGAGAATGTAGGAATTCTTGCTAACGAGGGAGGCTAAGTTATGAGAGTAATATGCTAATCTCGTGCCAAGTCTAAGTAGGAAACCGCTTAGAAAGGTGTAACGACTATCCTGTTGTGGGGAGTAGGGGTCAAGTGAAATTCTTGGCTTCGAAGTGCAGCCTGTCCAGTTAGAGAATGCTGGATAATGAAATAGTCTTGCCTTATTGAAAAATAACGGAATAACAGAATTAGTCATGGAGATTGTAAGGATGTATTATGTCCTCCGCCTTCATGGGACTCTAATGGTAATATAATATATGGAGGTTCTTCACAAATACTAACGTACTTTGACATTATACAAAAAAAACTAGTGTCACTTGGGAGCGATCTCAAGAACAAATAACCTATCTATTGCTGAAAAGTCTTAACAGAAGATATGCTGAAGATAATTAGCAGGGAAGACATAAGATATGTAACCCTCAACGACTATCCCTGTAGTGGGGAGTACACTTGAAATCGCAGAGTGGAAAAGGTAGGGTTCTCTTTAGGTAGGATAAAGAGAATGTGATATAGTCTGAACTAGGTAGAAATACTTAGAAGTTCAACAATGAGAACTGGGAGCAGGTTGCGTAGCTCTTGAACATATTGTAGTAGTGCGGAGGTAAAATCAGCGGGGTATGCCAGTGGTGACCCTAAGTTGATAGCAAAATTTGAGGAAGGATCAGATATCTACATATATTCTGCGAAGCTCTACTTAGGTGAGAGTGAGTGGGATAACTTAAGCGATAAGATGAAGAAGAAATGGAGGAAACGTTTTAAGACTATCTTCCTTGGTGTCTTGTATGGCCTAGGTAAGAATTCATTAGCGGAGCGACTTGAATGTAGCTTGAATGAAGCTGATGATATTATACAAGGTCTTTACAATTCATTCCCAAAGCTTAGAGAATATGTAGCAAAACAAGGTTCTTATCCAATGACTCACGATGGATATATCAATACATTCTTAGGGGATAAGCTAAGATTGATTGAGTATACTGATTACCTACCAAAGGCAACAACAGATCGTGAGAGAGGAAATATTATTGCAAGAATAGAAAGACTCGGTACCAACTTGCCAATTCAGGGAGGTACAAGTTCAATTATGGCCTGTGGTTTCTATAATAACATTAGAAAATCACTAGAAGAAGGCTGGAAACAGCCACTTCAGCCAATTATCGTGGTGCATTAGGTAAGAGTGGCGCACGTTAAACCTACTAAATTGCTGGGACGTCTTGTTAAGCTGTTAGTACTTAGTGTAATAACCTAACAGATAGAGATAATCAGCAGTGAGTGTAATAGCTCATTCAACGACTATCGAAAGGAACAGAACATGTTAACCGAGTAGAGTAGAATATAAACGTTTGATATTCGAAACAGTAGGCAGTGTAAGAACTGAAGATATAGTCTGGTCTAGCTCGAGAGGGTTAGCAGTGGGGTTTTATCTCACGGCTTAGGTGTAGTGAACCTAGGTGAACATTTACGGATTCTAATACTAACTATATACCAGTTGAAAAGGTATTTGAGATTAGAAGATTTTACGATAAGAACTATACGGATTTCTGTGCAACAATAGGTCCAAAGATTAGATTACTTTTTGACTTGCTCGTTGGTTATAGTTACGAAGAGGCGAACGAACTTAAGACAATTGATGAGAATACGATTGAGTTTAAGGGAAGTGCGAAGTCTATCTTAAAGCTATATGACAAGATTATGAATTGTCCACTTGATGTTGAGTGTGATACCAGCAGAGAGGATATTGTGGGGGCTCAAAAGTTAGTAAGCAGTCCATACCAAAGATTCATTATCGAAGGTGGTTGTAATATGTCAAAAGATCTAAGCAAGATAAAGGTTAGATTCCACAAGAAGTAACAATAAAAATGCTGGGTACTAGGGTAAGTTATGCTCTGGTACCTAGTTATTTTTCGTGGACTAGTGGCGTCAATACCTTATATGTGTAAATGAAAAAACGTAATATGGAAAGCAGGTTATTAAGTGAATTTAAGAAAGGAAGTAAATGGTACATGGTTGAGGGTGGCCAGTTTGATGAATTTAGTCCTCGTATTGTTAATGTAGTGATTGGTGATACGGTTGAGGAGGATGCAGTAAAACGTACACTCAAGCTTCAAGTACTAGATGAGAAAGGAGGACTGATCGGAAAGATTAGGTTCCAAGACAAAGAAGGTAATGGTGAATATAGTACTTCTGATATTCCTCTCTGTTCTATCAATCCTGGAAACTTACCCGGCAGATTTAGGAGGTACTATGATTTTAACTTATTTAGTACTATCGAGGGTGCATTGGAAGAAGTTGAGAAGAGAATTACCGACATTAAGGAGAGACTCAGCAAGGTAAGGAATAGGATGTTAGAACTTGGTACAGAGGAGGCAAGACTTGAGGAACTACTTTGTACTCGGATCTTAGTGACTGATAAGGGAAATTACTGTACCTATCAAGATGCTAAGACAGGGAAGAGAATTAACTTAAGTGCAGGGTGTTACTATAAGGTTGGCACTATACTGTACTTATATGATGGTTTTAAACTTAACAAAGTATTATAATTATGTACAGGACATTTAATTTTAACTTACTAAGAAGAAATTTTTGCGGACATATTAGCTGCAAGAAGAGTAATGATGTAAGGTGGGGTATTAGGTTTGAGTATTGGAAGGGTAAGCCAAAGAAACTGGTATGGCTCAGAAAATTTGAGATCAGCCTCTATAAGTTTCACCTACTTTCTAACCTCTATAGAAATTCAGAGGAGCGAGAAAAGGAGGAGAATAAGCTTAAGATCATGATATACAATACAGAGACAGTGGTACATAATGGTCTTGACTCTATTATATCTTTCCGTATTCCTTGCCCTTGTAGAAAATCAGTTGAGGCATTACAACAGGACCTTGACTTGATCAGTAAGAAATTAAGAGATGCAAAGGATAAACCAGCAATCAGAAAGGAACTAATGAAAGAGTACCAAGAAACTAGGACCTACTTAGATCATAAGGAAGGTAGGTTATTAGGTAGTTGGCTCTTTGAGGGAACACTTAGACAGGCACTTCAAGAATTTCCAGACATTATTAGACTATGTACGAAATAGAAGATGTAATTGTTAGTACAGAGAAGCAGGAGTATGGAATCTTACTTACCTTCTCTATGTACGGTAGAACGCTTGGTACGGAGATGATATCAACTACACAGGCTAAGTTATTAAGAGATAGTTTAACAAAAATACTAGAAGACAATGGAACTGAGAGAGATGATCAAGAAGAGACAGGAGAGCAATTTTGAGATAATCAATAAGATTGTCATGTACCTAACAAAGTATCCAGACACAAGATTTCACCAAGCCTTAATTAACTTGGGGGTAACTGAAGTAGGAAGAGATCAATTCTATGAGGAAAGTGTTACTACCTTAGAAAGAATGATAGAAGATGAGAATTCTAGGAAGTCATAATTCACTTTCCTACTTAAGACCTAGTTCTATTCTATTGTGGCCCTTTCATTTCACTGCTAGATGTCAAGGCGTGGATATTAGGGCGCAATATAGGCTAGGTGTAAGGGTATTTGATATCAGGTTGTGGTTTGATAAGAATGGTAAGCCCCTAGTAAGACATGGGTGGATGACTTTTAAGTGTAGTGTTGAAAAGCTGAGTAGTATATTAGGCTGGTTAAATGAGAAAGGTGATGCTAGTGTGAGATTAATTCTAGAAACACCGCCCTTCTTGTTTACGCCTGATCCACTAGCAGTAATGACAGAGAAGAAGTTTTATTTTCTTACATTCTGCACTACCTTAATCAATACATTCAGACAAGTTAAGTTCTTTGGATTCCGTGAGAAGAAAACGTGGAAAAAAATACTTGATGACAGAATTTATGATGAACCAATTCTGATAGATAGATATAGTAGCACCACGTCCATATTCACGGGGGAACCATTAGAGACTAGTGGATGGAGAAGATGGGTTGGATTTATTGACGACCTATTCCCTTGGTTATTTGCTAGGCTGTGGAATAAGAAGATCAGAGAGGAAGTAGTGGATGATATACTGTTCCTTGATTTTGTAGAGCTATGAAGTTAAAGCTAATAGTAGGTAATAGAAGGTTTCAAGTCGATGAGATTAGTGAGGTTGAGCTGATTTACTATGAATGCGAGTATATACCTAGTGTTAGTAGTAATATGAGGTTATTTGCTATGCCGAAGGTTAGTGATGAGATCTCTGAAGTACTGAAGCTTGAAGACACTACTAAACATATGCCTTACGAAGTTGACCCAATAATAGGAGCAACTTTTCGGTGTGATGGGTCTGAACTGGGAGGTATTAGATTTCAAGTGCCGGCAAAGTATTTTCATAGTTTCAAGAAGACTAGTACACGTGAATACTGGAAGAAGGTTGATTACACAGATGACTTCTTTATCTGTAGCTGCCAGAATGTGCTAGTACTCAGAAATGCACTGATGAATAAAGCGGGGCGTGTAGATAATGGAGCAGTTGAGTTGACATTTAAGTTTGAACGCTATGAAACATTCCCAATTCAATTACTAGATAAAGTAATAGAAAGATCCTATGAGAAGAAAGAGACTTAGTTCTCTTTCTTTTTTACTTCCTTGCCCTAGAACCCTTATAGGTATGAAGAATAAAAAATTATTAAAGTTTTTAAAGAAAGATGGTAGGTGTTTGTTTAGTATTGGAAGATACTTGATACCTACTTATTATAAAACCAGAAAAGGGTGTACTATTAGTTTAAAAGCTAATAGGAACAAAGCGTTGATTGAGAATTCAAGTGAGTGGTCTAAGTATTTCGACCTAATGATGAAAAGGGCTTATTCAGATCATAGGGTTTATAAAGAAGTACCGTTGGTAATAAAGGATATTTCTAAATGGGAATCTTGTTGTGATAGGTATAGAATATCAGATGGAGAACAACGAGGTAGAAATTATTTCCTAGCGGATTATATTTTTCCAGAGTATAACCTGATTGTGGAAATAGACTCTAACTTACATGACTACGACTATGATAAAGCTAGAGACGATTATATAAAAAGTACTTGGGGATTTAAGATTCTAAGGTTCTTTGAATTTGGTAGCGATCCAGATTCAATGGATGTGTTTTTAAATCAATTAGATATAGTATTAGCGAATAAGCCAGATAAGATTATTAAGTTAGGTTACTCAGACTTAATCGATTATTCAATCACCAAGGTCCTCGGCACCACTACATTAGAGGCTATTGATAGATTAGAAAAATATATAATTTGTAATAACGTCCCAGGTGGTGTGCAGTTGCTTGGTAATAATATTTTAAGTTTCTCAGAGCTAGATCTTCTGAACTCTTGTGAAGAGTGTAAGGATATATTGCAGGGGTATTTCAGATACGCTTATAATATTGATGTAATTGTGACGCCCTTAAATCCTTAATATTGTAATAGGAGTATTGAGGTAAAACATGCTTTGATACTAGGTTGAATTTCGTCTAGTTTTATAGACCTATTAGTACGACTATAAGTACTAAGCTAAAGACGCTAGACTACCCTTGTAGCGGTAAAGGAGAGCTATGTACGCAGGAGGGTTCCGTGGGAGGCCAAGAAGATATATCATATACCCGAGTTGAACCTACGGTACTGGTAGAGATAGAGAGTCGAAAGGAAATTGTTTTGGTGCCAGGCAGATGCGTAAGACCTAGGAGAACGCTTTGACAATTAACTCTCTGTCGTTTTTTTTTTATTTTTTTTGCTTCTGTAATACCCTTAAATCCTTAATAGTGTAATAGGGGTATTGAGGTTGAAATATACTTTGATACTAGATCGAATTTTGTCTAGTTTTATAGATCTATTAGTATGTTAAATACTAAGCTAAATTCGCTAGGCTACCCGATGTAGCGGTAAAGGAAGCTATGTACGCAGGAGGTTCCATGGGAGGCCAAGAGGATGCATCATATACCCAAGTTGAACTACGGTACTGGTAGAGATAGAGAGTCGAAAGGATAGTTATTTTTGAGTAACTAGCTCTCTGTCGTTTTTTTTTCGTTCCCCTTAATTCCTTATTGTTGTGAAAGAAGTAATAACAAAAATAATAAGAAGATGATAAATTTGTATGAGCTAGAAGACATTACATTATTACCGAGTGCTATTAATAACGGCCACCTATCCGCTGATGTTGATTTCTTGGTAAGTGATGAATTAGATGTAACGGGAAGTAATACAGATACACTTCCAATATTCACTTCTCCAATGCCATCAATAGTAGGTAGTGAGAGTGCCAAGATTTATGATGCAGCGGGAATACGGCCGATCATACCTAGCACTGAAAATATCGACCTAAGACTTAATTATTGTGCTTGGGTATTCTGTGCATTTACTGTGGTTGAGGTAAGGAGGAACTTTTTGAGTACGAGACGAGAGAGTAATAATCAGTTCCATGTCTGTATCGATGCCGGTAATGGTCATGATGCAGGTATTATGTCTCTTTGCAATGAACTTAAGAAGATGTATGGTGGTCAAATCTTACTCATGGGCGGAAATGTAGCAAACCCAGCCACCTATGAGTATTACAGTAAGGCAGGATTTGATTACATGAGAGTTGGTATATCAGGGGGTTCATTGGTAGATAAGTGCAAGTATGGTTTTCATTATCCACTTGCTAGCTTACTCAATGATATAAAGGCTGAGAAGAGTAAGTCTGTGAATAAGAATCTCCGCCCTGTCAAGATAATAGCTGATGGTGGTGTTGATTCATACCTCCATGCTGTTAAATGTCTTGCCCTGGGTGCTGACTATGTAATGATTGGGAGAGACTTTGCTAGGGTACTTGAGGCAGAGGGTGAAATCTTGATGAAAAGTAGTCAAACAGAGCTCACACCAATCGATAAGTCTACACTGCCGCCGGATATGGATCAGTATAAGATAAAATCAAATCAGTTCAGTAGGTATTATTGGGGAAATACAACTCCTAAGGTAAGAGCTGAGAGGGCTGGTTTTAAAAGTGTTGAGGACTGGGAAAAATCAGTAGGCAGTAAAGTAGTATTATCGGACTCAGGCTGGGAAAGTGTTAGTATTGAATTAACACTCGATGAATGGGTAGATGAATTTAAGAACTGCGCATACTATTCGTTCATGATGACTAACTCAACAACCTGGAAAGAGTTTAAGGAGAATGTTAAGTATGCAGTTCAATACTAGGAAGATATGAAGTTTGAAGAAATTAAAGAATACATAAAAGAAAAGGCTCCTAAGTATGTATATTATAATACGATGGGACCAGTTTGTATTAGTGGAATAATTGGTCTTGATAGGTTGGAATTATCAGTAGAGCACCTGACAGTAGTATTCAGCAAAGATCAGGATTGTACTTTAAGAATTGGTGTAGATATTCCGCCAGTTGAGTATAATTCGCACTCATGGGGAAATGTTACGCACTGTATCTATTGGCTAGACCTATTAGTGTTCGATATCATTAATAAGTATGAAGGTGAGGTAAGTAAGGAGGTTAGGTTTGAATTTCCTTACCACGACGAAGACACAAGCATAGAAATTCCACCTGGTTATCTATATGTTAGTCCAGTCGCTATGCATTTTGTAGTTGGTCTAAGTAATGTAGTGGATGGTTTAACAGTTAAAATACTACCACCACGAGGAAGAATAGATTACACTACGATTTATGCATACTTTCCAGACCTACCAATTGACGGTGTTGAGATTAAGGACGGCTTTGATACAATCTGCGGGCCCTTTATGAAACTAATAGGGGAAAGTAATAGATTAGTTATTGCAGACTGTGATGGCCCGCTCTCTAAGTCTTAATCAGATTATAAAGACTATATTGATTTTTCTAGCATAAATGTACTTTACCTAACTTGTCTGTGATAGATAGGTTAGGTACTTTTTTATCCTCCTATAATCCTCTAGATCCCTTATTAATATAATGAAAGTTATCTCAAGAAAATCAAAGGTCTTGGGATAAATTATTTTTTAACACTATAAAATTATGAAGAAAATAAATATTAACATTGACGTTTACTATACAAAGGTAATCGTCTTGGTAGGAACTAGAGCTGAAATAATAGAACAGCTCAGTAAGAAGAAAGATGTTCAATTAGTAAAAGTAGTTGAGCAGTTAAAAAAGAGGAGTCTGAGAGGATTCGCAACAAAATAGATTAATAGTATTGGTGCTTATATAGTAGGCATTGAGACTGATAACTTAAAGACTGCAAGTATAGAGTCAGTCTTAGTGCATGAGTTATTCCATGCAACAGAGAACATACTAACCGACAGAAAGGTAGTATTAGGTGGAGAACATTCCGCTTACTTGATTGGTTACCTAATGGGTAAAGCTATTAAGGGGATTAATAAGAAAGAGAAGAAATAAAAATCTTCTCTTTTTCTTTTCAACCTGTCTCTGTATTATGGCACTGCATCTGGGAAGCCTTCAATTCCTTATTAATGATAATATAGAATACACATTATTGACGAGGAGATTCTACGTGTGAAATAGAAGAAGCTCATATAAATAGTTGATAATGTGTGGGAGAGCTGGGATGTATTTCTCGGCTCTCTTTTTTTTGTTTCCCCTTGATTCCTTACTTGTGTGAAAACATTAATAATAACAGTAAAACATCTATTATGATTAACAAAAGAAATGCAGTACTTTGTTGTTCATGTAATTATTCAGAGGACAACAGGTACTTTAAACTTTATGGACGTAATGAAAGTATGAATTCATTTTATAACAAAAATTTATGGAAAGATTAACAGAACTGATGAGAGTCCAGTTTGAGAAGATGTGTAAGACTGGAAAATTATTTAGGAGTAGTGTAGATCCAGAACAGCTTTGGACTACCTACTTAGAGGGAATGAAGCCAGACCCAATTTTCAGGGACATTGATAGTAGTGTCCATAACTGCAACTACTGCCACGCTTTTATTAGGAGGTATGGTAGTATTATTGCACTTGACTCTGACCTCAACATTATGACCTTGTTTGACTTGGACATACAGGACAAGGAAGTTGAGGATGAGTATGGTAAGTCAGTTCGTGCTATGTCTGCGCTTATTAAGGGCGCCGAGGTAGGAGGAGTATTTGTTGAGTCATTATCGTACTTAGTAAATCCAAGAACTCCATACGAATCAAACCCAACAGACAATCAACCAACTTATCTTCTAGGTGTTCGGCGCAATACAAAGCGCTACCTACTAGAAGATGTACAGAGATGGCCAGATTCAGGGATAGTAGAAAATCAGACTATTACATTCAATCACTTCTACGTTGAGATACCAGCCGAGTTTATCAACAAAACAGGTGATAGTACTGAAAGCCTGGTTGGTCTCGCTAAGTCTAATCATGATGTACTAGTGAGGGCAATGGAAGAGGTTAGCTTGGATACATTAGAGCTCATCAAGGACTTAACATTACAAGGATCACTACTTAATGGCGATTCTTATATGAGGGCCTTGAATTTTGCGATCGATTGTAAGAAAGAATACAATCAGGTAGAGCAAGGTAAGAGGGACAGATGGGCTTGGTCAGTATCTAGTAGGGCTGGTATTAAGTCTAGGTTCATGAATACTGCAATTGGTACTCTTATGTCTGACCTATCACAAGGTATGGAAATCAATGAGGCCTGCAAGTCATTCAATTACAAGGTAGATCCAGCCAACTACATGAAGGCTAGTGCACCTATTACTAAGAAACAGATTGAAGAAGCTGAGAAGTTTGTGAAGGAGAATGGATACGAAGATTCATTCAACCGTAGGTGCGCAGTGATTGATGATATTGACCTCCCTAATATACTTCATATTAACTCAGATCTTGCAAAAGCTAAGTCAGTGGTGAGTGTATTTGATGGACTCCAACCTACGCACTCACAACATAAGAAGGCAGTCTTTGATAATGTTGAGGAAGTAGGAATTGAGAAGTTCATGCAAGATATTCTGCCAGGATGTACCGGTGTGGAATTATATCTTGAGAATCGCCACGCAGAGAATTTTGTATCACTCATTACATCAACAAACAAAGATAGTAAGAGAATATTCAAGTGGCAAAATAACTTCTCTTGGACATACACCGGAAACTTGGCAGGAAAAAGCATGATCAAGAAGGCAGTGAAGTCAGCAGGCGGTTTTGTTGATGCACCTTTCAGATTTTCAATACTCTGGAACGAAGATGGACGAAGTATTGTTGACTTTGATGCACACCTAGTAGAGCCAGGGAGTGATCATATCTACTACGGCTCACATAATATCAATAAAGCAATGGACCAGGTACAGAGACAAAAGAGTAGTTGTGGTGGTGTTATTGATATTGATATGATTAGGCCAAGAGGAGTGGGAGTTGAAAATATCTTCTACCCCGACATGAGTACTGTACGAGACGGCTTATATCATCTCTACGTACATAACTTCGATGGCGGTAAGAATAGTGGTGTAAAAGCAGAGGTAGTGATAGATAACCAAACATTTAACTTCGAGGTAGGCCAGGAAGTGAAGGGGAATGCACAGATAGCAGATATCTATATTAAGAATGGCCAGCTTAAGAAGATTGAAAATACACCATACCTAGTAAGCAGCGAGACTAAGCAGGTGACAGTGTTTGGCTTGGATACACTAGAATTTCACAAGGTTAATCTTCTCTGTCTTAGTCCAAATTACTGGCAAGAGAACGGTATTGGTAATAAACACTACTTCTTTATGTTAGAAGGGGCTATGTCACCAGAGGATATTAGAACCTTCCACAACGAATTCTTAACCCCAGAACTATTACAACACAGAAAAGTAATGGAAGTACTGGGTCATAAGTGTAGGTGTAAGTCAGTACCAGGACAGCTTAGTGGACTTGGCTTTAATGCAACTGTCCGTGATGAAGTAGTCGTGAGATTAAGTGGATCACATAAAAGAGTAGTACGAATTAAATTTTAAAGAAAAGTATGTACAAAAAAGCAATGAAACTCCATCTTAGATATACTACTAAGATTGGACAAGTGACAACAGAAGAACTTTGGAGCCTTAAAATGTCAGACCTCCAAAGTGCAGTAGAAGACGCATACAAGGAGAAAGAAAGACTCCAAGGTGCAGGTGGTCAGGGTGAGCTTAGTTTCTTAGAGACAAAGCCACAAGATCCAGAAATTGAACAGGCAGTGCTCCGTTTTGAAGTGCTTAAGGATGTTTACTTGACAAGGGTAGATGACAGTAAGCAGGCAAAGGAGAACTATCAGACAAGTAAGGAGATTCAAGAGCTGGAGGATATACTGGCTGAAAAGAAGAGGGCTGATATTAAGAGCATGTCAGCAGAAGATCTTGAAAAACTTATCCAGGAAAAGAGAAATAAACTGAGTAAGTAAGATGATTAAGAGAATAGAGGTCAGTATGTTGGCTTCTATTCTTTTTTTCTTCTTAGGGGAGGAAAGAAAAATACTCATACCTAAGATTTCTCCTAGATATGAGTAAAACTAGTTTATTAAAGCAAGATCCAGAGTACCAGTAAGATTCCTACTACTACTCCAATAATGTCCGCCACTATGTCACGTGCCTCTGGTGATCCATTATTTTTTTTATCCCAGACCTCCTTCACAATACCAATACCAACTGTTAAGACTGATGAAACGATAAGAGTCATCATAAGTGGCATGCCTGTAAGTGCAAATAGTTTATACAAGAATATAGCAATTAACATACTAACTACTGCATGCATCCATTTATCAACAGGTATAGATGCAAGACCTGATACTAATTTCTTCATCATTACGCTAGTTCCCAATTTTTATTTTCTAACATTGTCTTATATTCCTGAGGTATCCTAGACTTATCAAAACCTTGCGGCGTGAAAAACTTTCTCTTAGTTCTATTTGTACCTAGACCTCTGATAGTCGCAAGGATAGATGCAAGATTTAAGTTTACTACATTTCTAATATCAAAATCAGTGCTGTTATACCCATTAAATACACTAATATTATCTGTCTCCGTATGGTCACCTACTAATGACTCAAGATTACCTACACTCCACGTAGTACTATTCAAGTTAGATGTTACAACCATAGGGGTACTAGAGTAGGAAATGTCTACTTTTGTTAGTTGATTACAGCTAGAAAAAAGACTCTGCATGTCTGTACACCTAATTAAGTTCCACCTACTCGTATCACCTAAAGTAGTGAGAGCTCTACAGGTATCAAATGTCAGTCTCATAGTAGTTACATTTTCTAATCTCCAACCGCTAGTATCAAGTGACTGAAGGGCACTGCAACCGTTAAACATAGCGGTAGCATTTGTCAGCTTTTCTAATCCCCACCTGCTTGTATTTCCTAAGGTAATCAGGTTTCTACAGTATTGAAACATTTGAGCTGCATTCGATAAGCTACTTAGTACCCATCCACTAGTATCAAGAGAAATAAGCGGGGTCTGAAAAAACATATAGACAGCGTTAGTTAGTTTTCTCAAGTCCCAATCTCTAACATCCAGGGTAGTAATCTTCGTCAGTTCAAACATATTCTCCGCTGTGTTTAAGTTTCCTAGGTTCCACTTACTTGTATCTAGTGTTTGTAAGGAGGAACAACCAGAGAACATAAAATTACCATTACTTAAGTTTCCTAGGTTCCATTTACTTGTATCTAGGGACTGTAAGGAAGAACAACCATAGAACATAGACTGACCATTACTTAAGTTTCCAAGATTCCACTTACTTGTATCTAGTGTTTGTAAGGAGGAACAACCAGAGAACATACTAAGGGCGATGGTTACATTATCCATCTCTATATTTCTCAAGTCTAATCTGGTCAATGAACTGCAGCCTTCAAACATTCTTTCAGTATTACTACTGCTAATTGTCCAATTACTCGTATCTAGTTCTGATAATTTAGAATTTCCCCTTAGAATACTACTACCTACTACATCTAAACCGTACCTAGTCGTGATTTTTCTGAGCTTACTACAAAATATTATCCAGTTTGCATACCCACCTAATGACATATATGGTAGGCTAAGTTCTTCTAGTTCACTACATCCATCAAACATAAGAGTTTCTAAGTTCCTAAAATATTCTAGTTCATTAAATCTTCTAACCTTTTTGTTACTAGCAAAGTCAACTCTCTTACAGGCTAGTACTTGTTCATAGGTTACTTCTCCTGCTACACCTTTTACACCAGGTACACCATAATTATTATTAGTAATACCAGATTCACCACCTATATTTTTAACCAGGTAACTCTTAACTTCGGGATCTTCAAAAACCATTATTGTCCCGCCATAGGTTGAAAACCCTCTCTCAGGGTCTCTTGCGTTCTTATAAAATATATTCTCTTCCATATCCAATAAACCAAACTCACCATCAACCAGCCTCTCCACCAGCTTAAGTCTTTCTAGTGGTATGTTTTCTAGGTTTGCGAGTCTCCTAAGTTCTTCCATGCTAGTACTCGTCCTAATTTCCACATACTGGTCCTTAGGTGTACTTTCTAGCTGGTGATGGAGTCTACTAATTAAGCTCATCTTGACTGTCCTCCGAATTCAAGCACGCCATCAACTATTGTGCAGGTGTAGATGTGATTAGGTAAGATAATAAATGTCCTAGGTACCTTAACACTACTTGGGAATGTGATTCTAGGTATTGTAGTGCCTGTTGTAAATCTAACTGCATATTCGTTTACATACTCACTACTACCTTGTCCCAGTGCTATTGTTAGGTTCCCACTAAGTTCACCTGTCCACTCTGTGAAAGTACCAGGCTCTATTGTTACATTCAAGTCAGTTCCAGCATCTTTTATTACCTTCACTAATCTACCACTCTCACCTCGTTCACCCTTTACATACTTCTCTGTCTTATCGAACCTTGACTGTGCTGTGTTCCATTCGTATACATAGTTATCAGTCCCGACATAAGGAAGGTGATCTCTAATTTCTTCTACACTACCTGCGGCGCTTGTTAATTTATTTTTCAGCGTCTCATACTCAGCTGCCCTTTGTGTTTCGGAACTAGCTCTGCCTTGTTCTGCTTGATCCCACTGTGTATACTTAGTGGTTCTTTCGGCCTCCGCTGTTTTTCTATCTTCCTCTGCCTGCACTCTGAGTAATTCGGCTGCTTGTCTGTCTTTTTCTTTTTTCTCCCTAGCTTTTTCTGCCTCTACACGTCCAGTCTCATTTACATCTAGGACTTGGTTTTTCATTCGTAGTTCAGCATCACTAGGGGTTGGCGTTTCTATGTCAGGGTAGTAGTAGACTTTTCCCTCCACTACTGATACACATGGGTTAGGTATTTGTCCCGCCGCTAGTGCCTGATCATATTCTGCTTTAGTTCTGAATGTTTTTAAGTTTCTCATATTCCTCCCAATAAGCTAGTATATAATGTGAAGTAACATACCATCTCACACCAAAAAACGAATCTGACCTTATCTATCTTAGCTTCTAGTCCTGGCCTTCTTAATTCACGTGGGTCAAACTTAATAGACACCGCTAGTAAGAAAAGCGCCGGAATCCAAGCTAACATACTCCAAGGATTACCATAGACTGCAACAAAGATCTGAGAAAATACTGCACTGACAATGGCCCCTATGTTATGTACTGTTCTATCTTCATCTCTTACTCTCGGCGCGGCTCCTACTAGCAATGAACCAAGAATACCTAAGAATGGAATAATCTTAAGGTCTCCAGTCATATCCATAGCCTGCGGAACGATTAGGAAGTTACAGATCCAGATAGTGAGTGTAAAGATGAACCCCCTCGGTATGTGATAGTATGTTTGTGATAATGACTCTGGAATACCGTACTTTGTAGTTGTCCAGAGAATATATGTGAGAAGTATTATGAAAGATATCCAAGATAGTATCATACAGTTATATTTAGTTTATCTGGATATCCCTTTTCAAAATCATACTTAACAACATCACCTACAGAAGTTAACTCGCCTATTGTTTTCTTATGCTCTGCTGTCCTATTAAAACAGTTCATTGCATAAACTTCAATAGCGCTTAGTAGTTGAATCGCTAAGTCACAAGGAATCTCAATCTTAAAAGTGCCAATCCAAAAAGTAGTATTTTGGTAACCCATATCTTTCTGAATTCTAGTACTATTCATAACCCCTACCCTTGTCTCCTTATCTAACCAAACAGGCATACTATTTAGGTAGAAGCAGTTAATATTATCACTACTATCAAAAGATTCAAGATCGGATATTTTTGCTTCCTTGATTAGTTGTAGGGCTGTTACTTCCTCAGACTTAGATTTGGAGGTTTCAATATACTTAGCCTTGAAAGTTTCAACACTAAACGAATTATCACCCTCCCTATATGTATCTACCTTCTTCTCCTCATCAAAGTAAACTCTCCATGTGTTTGTGTTACCCTGACTTCCCACTAAGAGCAATTCAGGATGTGATGTTGTTGAATAATCGATATTATATTTCATTGTAAAAGTGAATTTATGGTATCTTCCGTTGGTTGTGATTCTGGTGGGTAATAACAAAGTCTAGTACCTCCGAATACATTGTTACTACTTACACTAACTAATCCCTGCGTAAGATAGCTGGGTTTGCAACCCACGCTATAGTTAAATGTAGATCCCCGTCCAGTTCTATTAATTGCCCCAAAGAATAAAACAGTTTTCTTTTCGTAAATATTTAAAGAGCTGTAAATATTAAAAGTAGACTTAAAGTAAGTACTGTTGGATCCGCCGTCATTATTTATTGTACTTGGATTAATAAGGATACCATAGTTAGTAGATAAAATAAATTTCCCTGGACCTAGTCTTGGGCCACTTGGGAATACAAAACGCTCAAGATTATTATCAGGGGTTAGATAGTATTGCCTCTCATTGTTGAATCCGAGAAGACAGTACGCAATGTCCCCTACTAGATTTTCCATACCCCTATATCTAATACTAAGGTACTTTCTATTTCCGAACGTCTTCTGTACTACTCCAGATCTACCCCCAATCGTATTGGTATCCCCTATATATTTTGGAGATATTACAGGTGGTAACAAATTCCACATGTCCGTAAGGTTCATTAACGATTCGTCTATAAAGTTATCAGATTCTTCTAAGTTGTCTAGATTAAGAGAGCTTACTAAATCGATACTCTTGAATTCAGTGACATATAAAAAGAAAATAGATAAGTACATAGGGTAGTCTAGGGGGTGCCAAGGATTTCTTATCGTAGTTAAAAATAAACTATTTTCTTCTGTTTGGGAATTTTTCTTCTTGTAACCTAGATCTATATACTCAATAAAAGGTTTTCCCAAAAAGGTTTGCTTGTATACATCTGGATCATCCCTACGATTGTCCCTATTATATCCCTCAACTCTAAATATATTTAAGTTTATGTTATTTGAGAGACCTCCCTCATATCTTGGATCATTACTACATACAGAACATAGTCCCCTTCTTACACTGGTATTATTTCTAATATCTAATTCTCTATCGATTGTTGCGTTATAGGCAGATATATACGACTTAGGCCTCTTCTTAAATCCCGGCAATCCCCCTTCACTTATCCTAACTACCATATCAGTTGAGTTATTCTCCATATAATACCAGAATTCAGGGATCTCTACCATTACTTGCCCTAGTCTACCATCTACGTCTAAGTCTGACCACCCGGAATCTATTGGAAGGTACTTGACTACTTGTCCATCATCATTTAATATACATGGCTTGATTTTATTCTGCACTGGCAATGTTTCGTGCAGTTTTTGATTTCCGAGTGACGTATATTTAAGATTTGGCATACTAAAATCAATCTTAACTCCGTATGATTTTTCCTCTATTGCCATTTCTGCCAGAGTTCTTGATATAGGCTCTATCTCACTTAGGGTGTTACTTAATTCACTACACCTAGAACTAAGATCATTGAGTTGATTGTATATATAATTTAAGTCATCATAGCTTACTTTCGCCCCCAGTGCCTCCTCTACTGCATGCGATATTGGTTTATCTAGGTCACTTGTATCATCAACACTACCTAGGCCTACTTGATCCTTTGTTACACTATGGGGATTATCTTTTCTCCCTGTATGTGTTTCTCCCACTGTCCTAAGAGTTTGTAGTACTGTCTTAACTAGTTCATCTAATTCCTCTCTGGTGCGTAGTTGTTTTAGTTTAGCAATATCCGCATCCTCTACTAGATCTTTACCAGGTACCTTACTTACCTTATCATCTAATGCCTGTTGTACTGCATTTGATACAGGTTTTTCCATATCCCCAGTATTATCAACTCTCCCCAGGCCGATATCACTTTTTTCTATTACTACATCTTGTGTCAGCGATTTATTATTGACCTTAATACTTTTATCTACTTTTTCATTGAGCGCGGCGGATACTCTGGTCGAAATTGGTTTATCTAGGTCTCGTGTATTATCAACATTACCAAGTCCAATATCTGTACTGTTTAGATTTACACTTGACGTAATAGGGTGACCATTTACTTTTATTTCTTCTAAGCTGACATGGCCTGCATTTAGACTATTAAGGGCTTCACTAACAGCTTCTTCTAGTTCATCCATATTTCTATTAAGATCGACCATTCCCGCCGCGATAATACCACCCATAGTTTCAATATCCAGGTCAATATCACCTTTTACTTTTTCTGCACTCCCTGCGATTAATTTTTCTAAGTCACTAATTTTCTTGACTACTACTTTATTTTGAACAGGATTTTCAGAGTTCGCATCCAGGATAGAGTCGACTAATCTTCTCCACTTGCCGGTAACCTCATTTATCTCGTTGTCTGGTAAGTACTGGTATAATTTTCCATCCTCACCACAAAATGAAATATGCCCTGGATCAATACTTGTCTCTGGGTAGGATTTCATCTTTTCCAACGTGCTAAAACAATCTCTAGCAAAATTAGGCTTCTTACCTTGATAGTCAAAATTATCGCCTATACCTAGCATATTATTATTGTTAATTGTTTTTATTATACAGTGTGCAGAGTATTATACCTACCCTACACACCATATATTATAATTTATTCACCATACTGCCTATAGTTCGCCTTAATTGGTTCACTTGAGAGTTCCTTGCTTAAGAATCTGTTGGGTACTTCATTCATCTTAGCGAAACCATCAAATACATACCAATCTGAGCTTCTACTTGCATTACCATTTTCATCAATACTGTCGGTCTTATTCCAGTTATTCCTACTAAACATATTATTGAATGTCACCTTCAAGTTTCTATCAATACCATTATTATAAGAACCTGTATCTGGATCCCAACTGCTAAGTCTAAAGCAACTTTCCATCTTCTGTATATAGATGTTAGATTGATTAAAGACATCAGTTAGGTTTGAGATTCCCCTAAACATACCGAACCTGAACATTCCCTGTATATACAAGTCAATCTTAGGTACTGTAAAGTTCATAACATTCAAGGTTAGGTTATTAGGCCACATACAACCATTAAACATATCATTCATGTAGAGTCGGTTTGTCTTTATATACTTGAACAGGCTTGGTGGGATAGTTACACTGTATCCCTTTATTACCCCATTCTTTGATATATAATAACCGAGCATCTTACAATTCATGAACATCCTGGTCATATCTCCTATGTTCGGTGTTGGTTTGAACATATAAGGTGGAATTCGTCCTTGTATACCATAGATCCTACTTATTCTATACTGTGCTTGATTACCGAATGATTGTCTAGTAGGTCCACAGTCTCTGAACAAGTCAACTACATCAACATTAGCAGTACAATACCTAAGCAAGTCTGGGGCAAATGCAAAACCGCCTGAATAAGAACAACTAACACCTTCGAAAGTACTAGATGTTGTTAATGTATCTACTGTCTTGGATGGGTCAAGTACTACATCATCTAGCCAATCTATGTTATATTCAAACTCAGTACCACCAATACTCTCGAACCTTAGTAGCCTTGTATACATCTGATTACAAAGTACTACATAGTCGTCATACCTATTAGCTCTTCCTGACCATTTCCACATGTAAGTATAGAGGTCTTTATTTGGTTTTACCTCTGACCATGTATTATTAATCAGAACATACTTGAAAGGTTGATAGTCGATATTATAGTCAGGCATATCAAAGTAGGCGCTTCCTGTGTCTGTTGTGAAGAGATAATCATATTCCTCTGCATTACAATTCTGGAAACAACCTCTCATGATTTCTATTGTCTGCCTTGGTATTTTAACAACCTTACTGAATGTATGTGTATTCTCAGCTAGGTCAGGTATCTTAGAAGTTGTAGTATTTCTAGAGATATTCTGTTCAGTCTGAGTATTATCTACTTGTACTGTAGTTGTTATGACTGTAGTTGGATCGATTACTACTTGACTTGTATTGTTAGGAATCTCTGAGAATCTATTATATACAATCCTAGTAGTGGTTCTAGTATTAGCAGTTTCATCCGTACTTATTACTGTCTTAACTGCCTTACTACCTTCCTTACTATCAATGTCCACTGTCTTAGTATGATCTGAACCAACTGACCTTATTGTGTAGTTGATGTCGCCATGATAGAATAGTCTAGCAGGTATCATTCCCACTAGCTTATGGAAAGTACCACCTGTTGTACTTGAGAATGTATAAGCAACACAAGATAGGTTAATACAGTCCGCAAAAGGCTCTGGTAGGCCTCTCTTCGATGGCTCATTTACATTCGTCAGCCTATAAGGAGTTTTGAAATCATAGAAACAGTAACTGATATTTCTGAGTTCTGTACACCCAGCAAAAGTAGACCCTGGTAGTTCAATAGCATCACCAGTTATATTTTCCACTGACATACCCCTGAACAAGCTGACCAACATTGTGATCTTACTATGATTCTTACAGTTCTGAAGTATCCTATAAGGGAATCCACCTACTGAATATTTCTTAAGTCCTGCACCTGTAAATGAATGATAACCACTTGAATAATCATTATAGTTACCAGTCTCAAATGCAATAGTCTTAAGTGAATCAAAGTCCTTTAGTGTATTATCAGTGAGCTCTAGTTTTACCTGTTCATCACCTACTCCTAAGTTACTAACAATGAAAGAACTTGATATGTTTTCTAGTTTCCTTGGGTCTTTAAAAATCTTATCAAGGTTCATCTTACCAGAACCAGTATCACTAATGCAAGTATTTACAATATTAACTAGAGATGCTGGGAAAATACCTAGCTCTTCTGTTATGTTGTCGTAATTTATATAGTTTGTATTCAGTGAGTGTGATATTCTAGTCAGCTTAGGTAGATCTGAGTACATTCCATCTAAGTTACCAATCTTATTCAGTCCATTCTTGTAGTTCTTAGTAATACTGTCAAAAGTACTGAATGTAAGCGTATTGATGTCATTAAATACTATACTGGTTGAGAAGTTGTGTAGGTTAGTTATTTCAAACTTACTACTACCCTCTGGAACCCTAAACAAGTATCTATCAAAGTACACCTTACTATTGATTACATTAATGAATTGAGTTAGCTTTCTGAGAGGGCTAAACAATCCATCTTCCTTAATGACTTCAGTACCACCAGTTCTTACAACAGATGGAGAATAGAGTCTACCAGATATATTAGTACCATAGAATAGACCATTTATGTTTGTAATATTAACGCACTTATCAAATGTATGTCGGTTTAGTGAATTATCATTTGTATCACTCTTCCAACCATCCCCTGTAAATCCAATATCACCACAACTAAAGAACAACGAATCAATACTCCTTACATCTGGTCCAATACTATAAAGTGCGTAGTAGATATCAAACAAGTCAACTCCTGAATAAGAGAAGCAAGAGTTAACATCGGTAGCCACAAGTTTTAGGTTAGTTACACTATTACCCTCTTGGAATATGAAATTATCATTCTTATAGATCCTATCGCTTTCTATTGGATGTATGTATCTTCCAAACTGATTAATTACATTAGTTCCATTATACCTACCTCCATGTATTGTAAACAGAGGACACCTAGAGAATACAAGTGATCCCATCAAAGTGAAATTACCATATACTCTCTTCAGGCTACTACACTCATAGAATGATTTAGTCTTAAGTGGTGTTGGTTGATCTTGGATGTTATCAAATACTACATACTCAAGAGATGGATTACTACTGATACTAAATGAATCAAGTCTATAACCCTTCAAGTCAATACCATTACTGTTACTTGAGTCTTGTGTTCTCAACGTCTTTATAGTAGTACCATCAAGACTAAGTGTTCTGAGTGAGGTAAGTTTAGAGTTACCTGTATTAATCTCAGTGTAATTACTATCTGATATTGAGAGTGTATCAAGTTCTGGTAAGTCATTGAGTGAAATAGTACTTGCTCCTGTGCTACCTAATGACGCAGACCTACAGCCGGATATTACAATCTTCTTAAGCTTTGGACAACTATTAATGTTAATCTTTGGTAAGTAAGACCAGTTATCGTTAGAGGTTAGTTCAACAATCTCTAAGTTTGACATACCTGATATTACTACCTGCTTGATTGATCTATTTGTGTAGTCTAGCTTTACTGTTCTAATATTTTCACAATTAGTAACCGCAAGTGTATTAAGTACTTTACAGTTTCTTAAGTCAATATTAGTTAAGAGCGGCTGTTTTTCTAGCGTCAGAGTTTGCACAGAACTATTACTAACGTTCAAGTAGTACAAAGAAACTCCCACAGGTATAATTACATTGTTGATATCAGACTCACTAACATTCAAGTACGTAATATTCTTAAATGGGTTCTTGTATACATCAGGCACAATATCACTAGCTACCTGAGTTGTACCACTTAAGTCCACAGATTGAATACCCCCTGACTTAAAACCACTAAAATTAAGGGTCTGTAGTGCGAAGTATTCAGGATTCACTTTATAACCTGAGCTATCAAATGTCTTAAGAAGCTCAAAGATATTAAAAGATGATGTGAAAGTAGTAATACCGCTTAAGTTCAATTCCTTCAGTGATGATAAAGATCCATAGTTACTGTAGATATTACCCATGTTCGGAGTATATACAGGACTACCATCTTTATTTTTTACCACTGATGATACAGTAGGTGTTAAACTGTTTATCTTAATACTCTTCAAATCAGACAATGATGTAATCTTATCTGAATTGTTAATGTATGTCTGAATATCTGGTGTGTCCTTACTATCGGCAACAATAATATCAGTCTCCTTGCCATCTTTTACGTAGGTGTATGATACTGACTTATTACCAATATTAGACTTCATAATAACAGGAGAGTTTACCGTCACAGGCATAGTAATAGATCCAGAGTCATGAGTAACACTAATACTATTCTTCCATGAGATATTGTAAGTATCTATGTTATTATCTACCAGATACGATGCCTCATTACTTAAGCCAGCTCTATAACCAAATACACTATCCAAGAATGTAACACGCTCATCTAACCAGTTCTTAATAAATGACATTCGAGTACCATGCAAGTAGTTTCTCTGTGCTGTCTTAATATACTTAACGTTATAGTCGTAGTTAAAGATCAGCTCACCACATTTACTTAGCTGTGTTGTGAAGTGTTTTTCAAAGAACTCATCAACACTCTTAAGCACTGTTGACCTAAGATCGCTCCACATGATAGAGTAGAAATGATAATCACCCGTACTCTTATAATCATTGAAGTAGGTATCGAAGAAAATCTCTGACTCAATACAACCCCAGAGCTTATTACTATAGACTGTAAAGACTGTATTATCTGTCTGCTCAGCAATACCGTATAGTAACATTACCTTATTATCTGGCCCGTTAGTAATGGAATTTTCTAAGGCAGTTGTTGTTACCTCTTCAGCACCAGCATTACCAAGTCCAAGTGCAGTATCCATATCATAGAAAGAAGGTGTCCAATACTTACCACCAGGACTTCCATTCTTAGGTAACCAAAACTTAAATTGCAAGTTCTTACCAAGGGAGTCAACAAGTCCAAACAACATACAGATAACATAATAGAAAGCCGTATTCTTAACGCTCAAGTCAATTCCTTCTTTTGCCTGAGGTCTTGTCATTGTGATTGTTGTACCCTGGCTATCTCTTGTTGTGGTAATACTTTCTCCCTCACTACTAGAGATTATGTACTTATTATAGGAGGTATTATATGCCCTCTTAGCTGAACCATTGATATACTCCATCTTAGAGGCAATCGTGTTATGTAAGTTTCTGAATGCCTTTGTTGCTTCGTCTGTATTTTCTGCATATACTCTTTTCCACAGCTTATCTACGTACGTTGCATCATTAGACCAGAAATAACCATCCTCTAAGAACTTAAATTTCCTGAGATTAGTAGGTGACCATTTAATCTGCTGGCCATCTTCATCCTCTAAGAATACACCATTATATTTTATGAAACCTGTTGAATCTCTTACTATGTTTGCTGGGAATCTACTATACTTATCCCTACCCATCTTGATAATAGAGTAGTCGTATGCATCTTCAGTATCTCTATCTTCAAATACCTCTACCTTAACAGTGGTACAATTCTGAGATCTTTCACCCTCGTACACTACTGCATTGATTGTATTATCTAGCTCTGATTCACTTGGTTGGCTGAAGAGGTTAGGGAATGTTACATCTTTTCCCGCCAACACATCACCGTATGGATTCTTTAGGTACTTAGGAACTTTATATCCTTGGTTATATTCAGATTCACGACCTAAGTTAAAAGAGTATATACCGAGAACCCTAATATCTCTACTATCACCAGTCTCAGATTTAAAGTTAACAATCAATAATACTGGGAAACCCTCGATTGTTGGTTTTACGGTGACATCTGGCGGAAGACTACCACTAGCCTTCAATGCATCTACCTTAGACTTCGCTGGGTAACAGTCTGCAATATTGATTAGATTATTAGTTGGATCATTAAAAGTCTCATTAATAAACTTACCAATCACAGCATTATTGATATGTCCAGAGTCTACTACATCGGCCTTAAGTGTAAATGATTTTTCTGGGAACCAATCTGACCTAGGCGAGAACATCTGATTACCTTCGAATGTAATCTTAAGGTTCTTGATGTTATAGTTCATAGATGTAGTACCTTGCAGCTCAATTGTTACCTGTGAGCTCTTAATACTAGTAGTGCCTATCTTATATTCAAAATTAGAACTACTACTTACATCAAGACCACCATTAGAAGTACTTGAGAATTGTGAGTAGGTCCAATTAACAGACATAGTAACAATAGGGATAGGTAGTTCAGTAAGTGCACTATCTAAGACAATAGAGGTACCACTAATACTTGCCAGGTTCTTAAATTCACCCGTCCTTAAGTTATAGATTGAACTGATTGCGCTAGTATCAATAGTTCCACCTTCACCTGTTACTTCCTCGTCGGTTCTAATACTATTGTTCCTTAAGAGCTGAGATACAAGCCCACTATTTAAACTACCATCTTCATTTCTCTTAAAGTTCATGTAGTTATTGATATAGCTACATACAATCTGACCTGTGTTAAGTGCTATGTTGAAGAACCTTGTTGAGTAGACATGGATTGTAGTACTATTATTTACAACAGTTCTACCATTATCATCACTAGTACCAGAACAAGCAAGAAACGCTCTACTAATGTTACCCATGTTGTAGATAAGTCCCCTACTTGTATTAATCTCTATTGACTGTAAGATAATACCATTCTGATATACAGATAGAGTTGCATAGGCTACTCCATTCTGTCCAGGTCTTGTTAGTACTATATCAACTTGCTGGAAACTATTATCCTGCAATGATCCTACCAGTGTTACACCTTCTACCTTGACATAATATTTTCTAGGTGTGATGAGAATACCTGCACCTGTTTGATCTTTTGGGTTATAGTCACCAAGTTTATAGATTACTGCATTATCGTCTGGATCTTTACCTATGTGATAAGCAATCTGTACTGTGAATGTATAACTATTAGAAGTTACCGCACAGTTCACATCACTTTCTGAACTAGGAAACCAAGATGTAACACCGCTCTTAGTTAGTACTCCGTATGCTGTGTGTGTAAAAGTATATGCACCTTTATAATCACTCTGAATACCTGAATCTGAACCAATATTATACAGGTCTAAGCTACTCTCTGGAATTTTAAAGGTCTTACTTCTACCACTAGTACTAAAGTTTTCATTCCTGTATGTTATATTCTTTGAACTGACCGCTCTTGTACCAGCCTCTCCCCAGAATGTATAATCATAGACTAGATACTTATTAAGGTCATTCATGTATGCCTTAACTGGTCTAGTGTTTGGCTCAATTACTGATATATAAACCCTACCTACGTCCCTAATTGTTCCTTGGTTAGCAATAATCTCAATAGTAAACTTTCCGTACGTATTAAAGATTGGAAACTGTGCGAGGTTAATTGGTACTGTTACTTGGTTACCATAGATTAAGTTTCTATCACTAGCAAGAGTAGTAGATCCGCACTTAATCTCATAATTATAGGTACTAGTATTCTCACTAATTGTTGTAAATTGTAAGTTGAAAATACTATCCTGTGAAATTGAAATAGGTGATAGTGGATCAATACCTGTTACTGGTGTTACTAAGATACCATCCGTTACTACTACATTAATAATACTTACTACACTACCTGATGATACTCTATTATTTCTCGTATTAGCTAAGAGGAAATAGATTGGGTAAGATCCTGGCATTGCATTCTTATCAACTAGCTTTGTCTTACCGTTTCCATGTACATCTGAGATTGGAATGTCGATAAAGGAAGCAGTGGTATCAATTCCTAGGAGCTCTATATATTGTCCTGCTTCGCCTAAGTCTTTACCATCTGCCTTGAATACCCCGTCTTGTAGTGTAATAACAGATTTAGCAAAGTAGAGTCTATAGTCACCTGATATAGAAACTCTGTAAGACATCTGTAGTTTTGCATCTGTCTCTCTAAGTGTCTTCTGTGTGATATTGACTGAACTACTATTTAAAGTAATTGATGAAATTTTTATATCGCATCTTGCAGAAAACTCAGACTCAGACTCATCAAGTGCGGATACCTGTAAGACGACATCACTCTTAGAAATACCAAGTAAGCTAGCATCAAATGACTTAACAGTTCCTTTCTTTACTCCTGTCTCCTGGAATACTGCCTTACCATCAACCCTTACGATCACTGTATATTTGCCGGCTGCTTTAGAGTCGACTTTATAGTAGATCTGGTTAATTTCTTTATTCCAGATTATTTCTGATACGGGGTCGGTTCTATTAAAAGGATCTAGTATTAACACCTCTACAGTATTATTGCTACCACCTCCACCATTACCCCATCCACCTGAGCCACCATGTCTAGCAAGCCAAGATACATTCTTCTTTAGTATCTCAATATCCTGCCTATCCTTGACAAGTGAATCTTCTATGGATATTGTTCCTTTATTGTCTGCTAAGATAGGGTTGTTTGTATAGATACCAGTAGCATCACTAGACGCTACTGGCTCCCATTTCTTAGTAGTCTTATTATATTTTCTTACAATTGCCATATAATAATTATAGTTTTATAATCGTTCCACCAGTATTATAGAGGTTTGAACTTAGGGCTGAATTAACGAAGTAGTCTCTATTCTCCTTGACTGTATCGCCATGTGTATAGATCTTCGCAAGGTCCCAATATCCCGCTGGTGATCCCTTCTCACTACCTGCATCATACATACCTCTGATCTGATACATGTAAGACTTGATTTCACCATCTGTTACCTCATAGACTGTATAGAACGGATAACTCTGCTCTTTTAGATTAGATGCTTTTACGTAGAATCTCTCCCAAGGTATATAATCACCAGCCAAGTCAGAATTAGATTTATTCTTGAATCCAGTTGCTTGACACATTACATAACTAGGTGCATTAATATTATCTACTACTTCAATTCTACATCTAGCCTTATTATTAATTGCTCTACCTCGTACAAAACTCTTAGCTGCCACACTAGAACCATCAATAGTAAGTGCAGTGCTTGAGTTATTATAAACTTCATCACACCAGTTTGATAGTTCTGACCACCTACCATTAAACTCTTCTACTGTTAATTGCATGAAAGGTTTAAATGATGCAACAGTACTAAACATACCAGTCTTTGGGTCATCAGTTAAGATATCATCAACACTGCTAGTACTTCCATCAATTTTCTTAGTTAGTGGATTGTATGTAAGTGGTGCATCATATACAGGTGCAGTAATAGCGCAAGTATGTTTATGACCTCCCATTACCAACGGAATTCCCCACAGCTTAAATACTCTCTGATACTCGTAGTTGTGATAACGATTCAAGTATGCCTTAGCTGTTTCACGAGGAGCTGCAATATTATTATCATAGTTCTTGTAAGCAGAATTTGATGTAATATTGAACGGCATCTCATGAGTAAAGACAATGCACTTATTACACTTACCGACTAGGGCAGGATTAAACCTCTCCTGTCTGAAATCAAAGTTACTTGGTATTGCAACTCCCTTCCAAGTTAGTAGGTCCTTGATTATCCATTCTTCTTCGATGTCATAAATCTTAGAAGCATTTTTATTTTTTCCACCTTCTCTAAGTTCATCCTTGATACCGTAGATGGCATTGACTGTACTCTTGTCGAATTTCTTAGCTTTTTCTTTACCGGTTGAATCATATGTTACCTTATTAGATATTGTACGTGTTTCTGATAAGAGTGATATGAAGTGGAATTTACCATAATTGAAAGAATACAGTGATGGCATCTTAAATGAAACCTGCTGACCTTCATCTTTTGCGGAGGGACCTGTAAATACTTGTGGATTTCTATGATCTATCTCGAATGTATAGAAGTAGTCAATCACATAGGTATTAATCTTCCAAGGTGACTCTTTACCATTTCCAATATCTCTCATTGATATAGGTGCAAGGTCATTATTTCCGATAGTTAACATTTCCTCTCTGTCATCAATTGGCTCATATCCATCAAAGTAATCAATCCACTCATTAGACCTACTACCATTATAACAGATATCACCAGTATTAATAACAAAGTTGAACTTACCAAATCTACCGGCTGTCTCTTCTTTCTTAATAAACTTAGCAGAGAGATTCCATACCTCATACTCTTCCCAACTAGCACCTTGTTGATCAGTTACCTGCAAGAAGTTAAATGTTCCAGCTTGTGCATCAGATATAACAGTAAACTTCCTTACCTTACTCTGATATACACCTTCACTATCATCAGTCTTACTTCTAACTACCTTATATTCATACTCCCCTGGTTGAAGCCCAGATATAATTACCCTATGTGTTGTGAGGGATTGTCCATATGCTGACTCCCATCTAACTCTATCATACAAGCTCTTATGTTCTCCGTACAGGATAGGTGACGTATTAGGAGTTGTTGCAGCGGAATATACGGCGCCTGGTTTAATTGATTCTACCTTCGTCCAATCTGCTGTACCCTTCTTACGATACCAAAGAAATTCATCATGATAATCCACAGAGTTCCAACAAAAACATCTAGTTGCGCCGTTTGTACCCGCTGTTGCCTGAATACCAAATGTACAGGTTAAGGTACTTGGGTGATCAGTGCTAAAGAGTGTACGTGATGTTGCAATAGACTTACCCTCAAATGATGCGCGAGGTGTAAAGTCTTCTACTCGTCCGCCTATATTTGCACCACTGATATAAGAAGATGCAAGGAATTTATTATTATTGAAACTACCTACACCCTCTCTTGGATTAGACTGTGTGGTAGGGTCAAGCATATACCATCTTCTAAATACTACCTCACTTGCACTACGTCCCGCTGGTAAGATATAAGTTGCTTTTTCACAGATCGCACTATTATTAAAACTAGCGAGATCAATGAAACCCTTAGCACAATTACTTGCCGCTACATCAACGGGACTAGTAGTAGATGATGGGATTTCAGACTGTGTACCATCAATGTTATAGAAGTGCTCATCATCAGGCGCCCAACATAAATAGAATACGGCAGATGATTGGTCAAACTTAATCAGTTCACCATTATCCTCTTTCCACTCCATATCATAGGTCTTAACTTTCAAGGCAGTTGTGTTTACATCCATTACTGAACATTGTGCACCCCTGATTAAGAAAGTACCGCCTGCTGGAATCTTACCCCACAGTTTAAGTTTCTTCCATACCTTATTAGATCCCATATAGAGAAGATAGAAACCATTCAAGTTAATATCCTCACCAGAACCTGTATCTTCTGTTGCGTATGGGTTACCTAGTTCTACGAAATTATGTGAACAGGGTTGATAATCGTGTGGTCCTCTAAGTGGGTCTCCTGCATTACTACCTGAGCCACCAAGATAGAAAGAATTAATTACAATGCCTACCTTAGCAACTGCACCATCATAGTAATAGTTGCTCTGTAATTCAGGCTGTCTATTATCAAGGCTATTATCGTATACTTGTAGCTTACCCTCTGCATTAACCTTGACTGTATATTTAGCCTCTTCTGATCCCACTGGTACAAAGCCGATTGAATCAACTTTCTTCAGCTTACTATCAATCAGGCTATTTACTGTATCTTGATCCATATCCGTTGTTTCGTTATTATCTTCACTACTACCACCGCCAATAGATGAACCACTTCCGATAGGTATTAGTTTTCCTTTTTCTGTAAATATATATAGTTTAGTTCTGTCTGTACACCAAATAAGCTCACCTGGGATAAAATTCTTTCTCCCTGTATCCATCTGCTCCCAAGTACCCATCTTGATACTAATGTGATTTACAGTTGGTTCTTTGGCCGTTGCATACTTTGGCTCTACTTCAGCACTATTCTTAATATCTTCTAATTGCTCTTTTGTTAGTACCTCTTCCTTAACAAGTTCATTGATGTAACCTGGCATTAGTGGGTTTGTTGTATTTGCCAGTTCAGTCCTTGTACCATCAGTAATACTACCACTGACCGCACCAAAGGACCTAATATTCATCAACACTTTAACCTGTTTCTGAAGCTCATATACTGCTTTCTGAATACTATATACGAGTGCAGTATTTGTGTCGTACTGATTATCTGTTGTATCTACCCAAAGTGCGTTTACATCTTCTGGTTCTTTCGCACTAACTACTATACCACTTCCTTGACCAGTTAAACAAGTCCAACCATTGGAGTCATTTTTGTAGTAAATAGAATCATCTTCCTTTACATAGACAACTGATCCCTGTGCTTGTATTGCCTTATTTGTTTTTAAGTCAGCAACACGATCAATCTTCTTAATACCGCCGCCGAAATCATAAGGAATCCACTCACCACCATTCCACTGATAGGTATGGATTTCACTAGGGTCATCTACTACATAAACGACAGTACCAATCTCCTTAAAGCTCTGTGGTATGTTATTTCTACTAGCTATATTTGGAACGGGTCTAAATGCGCCGAGAATATTTTGGTCTATTAAGTCGCCCTGTGTTTTTAAGTTTTCTACAATCGGCGTAATTTGATCCAGACCAGACTTAACGGCGCTAATTCCGTTCGATGCATTAGTAGCTGTTGTTTGTGCGGATGTTAATCTTTTGTTCAGTAGTTCATAGCTTTCATAACTCTTCAGCTTAGCTATTTCACTTTCCTCAACAAGATCTTTACCTGGCACCTTACTAACCTTATCGTCGAGTGCATTCTGAGTACTAGTAGATATTGGTTTATCAAGGTCACTAGTATTATCAACATTACCTAGGCCAATATCAGACTTAGTTAGATCTACATTTCCTACTAGTGGATGACCGTTGACTGTTGTACTCTTATCTACTTTCCCTGATAATGCGAGCTGTGTACGTGTTGAGAGCGGTTTATCAAGGTCACTAGTATTATCTACATTCTCTAGGCCGAGATCATTCTTATTCAGTACTACATTATCGGTTAGTGAGTGTCCATTTATCTTTATACCTTCAATATTGATACTACTTGCCTTTAGACTGTTAAGAGCTTCACTGACTGCCTCTTCTAGTTCATCCATATTTCTATTTAGATCAACCATACCAGCGGCAATGATAGCACCCATACTCTCAAGACCAAGTGTATCACCTAGTTCATTAATTCTAGTATCTATCGATTGTTCAAGCTGTTTAATTCTCTCTACAATCGCTTTATTTTGAACTGGATTTTCAGAGTTTGCGTCTAATATAGAATCAACCAGTCTCCTCCACTTACCTGTCTCTGTTGATACCTGATTTGTAGTGAGGAACTGATAGAGCTTACCATCCTCCTTACAAAATGATACGTGGCCATGATCAACACTAGTATCTGGGTAGGATTTCATTTCTTCCAGGGTATCAAACGAATCTCTTGCAAAGTTAGGTTTTCTACCTTGGTAATTAAAGTTATCACCTATATTTAGCATACTGTAATTTATATGTTATATCAACATTAACCGAATGACTGCTTGAAATTAGTAATCGTAACGGGATCGGTCAAGGTGTAGATATAGTAGTTTACACCATTGATAGTTCTTTCTGTTAATGTATATGAATTTATGTACTCGAAGTTATTAGCATCCTTGATTGTAGTTAACTTGCCGAAATCTTTTGGGTACATATAACAAGTTCTACTATTGACCATATTAATACCACTCCAAGTATAACCCTTAGATGGATTTAATACCTTTGTTAATCCAGTTGTTGAAGTAGGAATAGGGTCACCGTCAGCTAAGATTCCATAATAACAAGGGTGTACTACTCTAACTGTATATGTAGCAGTGTAATCTTTTCCACCTAACATTAATAAGAAATTATACTCTCTATTACCACTTGTTCTCGGTGTGAATTGGTCTTGTACTGGTCTACTAAAACTCAGATTCGTAAGTTGATTACCATCTACGTCACAAATAATACTATCTTCTGTACTAAGATCATAAGGTGCACCACCCTTTGTGACACTCACCCTAAGATTTACTGTTACTTGGTCATTACTAACACCAACGATAGAGGGAGAGCCTGTTACTGATACTTTAATAGGATTCAATACTCTATCAATATCATCAAGTACACCACTATCTACTCTTCTCCAGTATCGAGTCTGTTTAAACTTTTCACCTGACTCACCACCAAAATATTCGTACCTCTTATAGACAGGCCCTGACATTGGATTATCTGGTGTACTTAGAAATCCCAACTGTACTCCACTAATCCTGTGCTTACTATCTAGGGCATCATACAGCTTAGTAATAAGTTCACCTAGATTGTGATATGGCCCGTTATTTCTTGGCCAGATTAAGTCAGCATTGTAATAATTAATTAAGTCAGATAATGGTGTATGTGTCTCTTTATGACCAACTGCATCTGTTATTGTTGCTGGGTATACGAGTTCATCACCATTTACTACTTTATGAATACTTGCCATCTTATGTTTTCTTTTTATTTATACTCAATCCCTAGATAATTACAGACACCCTCTACTATTACTTCACACAGAACATTCTTACCTCTCGTGCTCAGTAGGAATTCTAAATCTTCCTTATTATCTTGGAACATATTTTCTACTAATACTGCAGGACAAGCCGTACTCTTACATACTGCTAAATCTGCGGTCCAATATAGGTGCTGTGGGTCTGGCGTTCTAACTTTCAGATTTCTCTTAAGTGCTGCCTCTGCCATGTTTACTGCAAGTGTCTTACTAAGCCCACCAGAATTTCCAGCAACGAAGACGGACCAACCTCTAGCAGTGTTCCATGTACGATTATTTCCTGCTGCGTTACAATGAAGAGATACTAAGATACATTTCCCTTTTTTATGCTCAAGGTTTGCGGTTTTACATCTAGCTTTAAGACCTGGCTCAATATCATCAGTAACAGTTCTTTGATGTACTATACCTAATTGATCAAACCTAGCTTCGATAAGACTTGCTAATTCTCTAACCCACCTATATTCTCTAAGTCGATTATCAGGACTACACTTACCTGCAACATTACTACCGTGTCCACAATCTAATAAGACCTTTACCATAATTTTTATTGTGCTGTTATTTGTACTGGAATTGAACTACCTGTCTGTTTTAATCTAGTCCTAATTACTTTGTAAGGAACTACTACGCCTACTTTGTTCTCGATCTTAACATCCTCCACAACCAAGTCCGTATTCAAGAAACCACCAACATACATTTTATTAGTTGGGTTATAATATTGTGCAGGAATAATAATATATGGATACTTACCACCGTTACAATTAAATACAGTCTTATCGAGGGTGCCAGATTCAACAAAACTAGACACTAACTTACCTTCTAATTGACTGCTCTTAATTATACCACCACTAAAATCTAGTAGCTCTGATGCCCCTACGAACTTACGATATCTGAATTTATATATAGAGGTTGCTGATAATCGAAAACCACTCTTCGTAATAATCCTACAGTCTACAATAATATCAGAAGCAACTGTCTTAGTAACTAGTTTATTATAAGTCCAAGTACTTCCTCCAAAATTGAGAAAATTATTTACTACTGGACCTGGACGACTATTATCTATTAATTTTATAGTCATCTGTTTAATGCCGTCAACTTCTTCATCCAGTATACCACCTTCCCTACTTAATCCAATACTTACACTTGGGAACACTTTATGCCCCACTTCAAACATTGCCATACTTAAGTCAGAGGTTGAATAATAGGACTTATCTTTGCTTATGTTTTCTAGCTCCTTACCAAATGTTTCCCAAAGAGTTTTATCGGCCTCATCAATAACACCATCATTGTTTATATCAAATGCTTTATTAACATCAGAATTTTCCACCTTCTTTCCGATCAACTCTGGTAACTTATAAATAACTAGCTCCTCGACTACTTTAGGGTCAGAAATTGGATCTGCTCTATTAGTTAATCGTAATGGGTTAACCTTGTTTTTAATCTTAGACAACTCACTTTCTAATTTACTAACAAGACCACCATTAAGAGCACCTAATTCCTTTACTGCCTTAGCTGATACTGTTTGGCCTTCGTAGACTTCCCCATCTACATTATCAACCACACAAGGTACCCAATGTCCTGTATCTTCTAGGTTAGCACTCGAGTCATAGTAGTACCACTTCCTATCTAAGCAGACTCTAAATCCCTCTGGTACTGGCGTTCTCCAATCAAGTAAGTCTTTTTTAGTGAGTGCCAATCCTTGTCTACTATCTAGAAACTCCTTTGACTCTAATGTAAAATTTGTTCCAATATGTGCTGACATATTATTATCTTCTATTAATAATACCTCACCTAGTATCAGGTATTTCTACCCAATACTAAGCAAGATATAATATTTAATTAACGTACTTCTCTTAATAAATAGTTCTGTGCATCTGGTAAGGTATGAGGATTTTCATGACTTACGTAGTAGTGTTCATTGTTACTAAGACCATAACCATAACCTGCAAATACGTAGTTAAACTCTTCGCCATCTCCTACTGATACATCCCTATACTTACTGTTAAATATATTACTATAGCTAACGTACTGGAATGGTAATTCTGTTCCCCTATCACCAGTGAAATCCTTACAAGCTCTAAATGCACTACCGATATTAGAAAGATTTGTGAATTTAGTGAAAATATTACTAACTTGGAACTTACTTTCTGTACTACCATGGAATACAGGGCGATAGAATACATAAGATACATCACTCAAGGTTGAATTATTTATCTTATCGAAAATATTATCAATAGTTCCACCTAACGGAAGTACAATACCACTAAAGGTTTCATGCAAGCTAGATACATTAGGACAGTACTTGAAGAGGTTAAGAGGTACTACGTATGAAGTTCCTCCCTCAACTGTATAGTAAGATAAGAGCTTACAATTCCTAAACATACCACTTAAGTTTACACTAGTACCCTTCTCTAATGGTTTCAATAGGTATGGTGGAATACGTCCTCTTAGTCCATATCTAGAGTAAGTTGCAACACTATCACCACCATCATACTTATCATTATTTTCCTGTCTACCACAATCAGCAAACAGGTAAGATATAGAACAGTTAGGGTTACAGTATCTTAACAAGTCAGGCGAGCAACAATAATTAACAGTACCAGAAACCTCAGGACCATTCTCATTGCCAAACTTCTGTTTAACTCCAGTAGCTAGTGTATAAGAGTATAGTAGTCCTGGTGTCTGAGTGTTATTGTCATCAAGATTCTCAACACCTGCCGTACCTCTAGACTTTGCTTCTGACTTTGACCAATCTCCATCAAATGTCCAAATCTCAGTATACTTTTTATCGTTCCTGGTAATTGGTACTAAGTTATTGTCATTATCAAAATACCAGCTAAAAGGCATATAGTCTTGATTATTCTCTCTGACAGTAGGTGATTCATATGCCTCTAGATTCGCATGTCTAAATAGGTAGTCTGCGTGTTCTATGTTCTTATTTACTAAGTCATATGAAATAGACACTTCCTTAACATAACCATCTCTCACTGGATCCACCTTACTACCTTCAGATAATTCACTAGATCTATAGAAACTAAACTCACCAGATAAGCTTCTTACTGCATATACTACATTAGATTGCCATACCTTGAGATCCGTTATTAGTTCATCACCACTAACATCTTCTCCTGTTGGTAACTCAATGTAAACCCTAATGCTTCTACTATCGATATCGGTATAGTTGCTAGTTACATCTTTTAGTGACTTAGTTGCAGTGTCGAAAATATAGAACTTAGTCTCTTGTATATCCCTAATACCCTGATAAGCCTCACCCTTTCTACTAATTTCTAAGTTAATAGAATTAGATTCAGACTTTCTTGGTTGATTACTGAATTGACTAGCTACGTTTATCCACTTTTTACTACCAATACTGATCGCATTACTATCTACAAACTTTCCGGTCAGTGATCTAGGTAAGTCTTCATACAGTGCAATTCTATACCTTGTGCTAGAATCATCCATGTAAGAAGAACTAATACTTGCATCACTACTAAGTCCTCTCAAGTTCTTAGATACAACAGTCTTGCCATGATATAGTAGCTTGTTTGGAACGCTAGTCTGTGTTAGGTAGTTTACTCTATCAGGATTAGCACCGAACAAGTAAGACACATCCTTTAAGTTTGTATTCTGTTCAAAGCACTCACCCTTCAGCTTGTACTTAAACTTAGCATTATAGAATAAACCTACTACATTCTCAAGTAGCTTATTACCAGTAAACATATTTTTACCTGGTAGTTCTGGAACGTAATCATCTAAGAAGTTAGGCGCCTCTACATCAGAGAAGAAACCTGCAAACATCTTAAGATTAGGACAACCACTAACTATTCCGTATGGGAACTTATCACCAACAATGTATTTATTATAACCAGCTCCACAGAATGATGTTAAGTAAGAACCTATTATCTCTTTACCCTTGTAGTCAATAAAGAACAACTTACCATTGCTAGGTATGTAGTACTCCTGTGTAGTATTATAACCAAGACTCACTAAGTTAGAGAAACCACTAAAAGTATCCTGACTAATTGGTAGTTTAACCTTGACCTCTTCTCCTGCTACATCTAAGCTATTACCAACTATAAATGACTTCTTAATACCAGTTACACTAGATGTACTGGCAAATAATGTTCTAGGATTTATAGTACCAGAACCATATGCACAGTTAAAACTACTAACTAAGTATGTAAGTCCCTCTGGAATTCTGAGAGTATCGAAGTTGATATAAGAATTACCAGAATGGAAGATACATCCACTACCGGCATAAACAGTTGAGCCCGTACTATCTAAGTAAGAAGATGAATAAACACTAGGTAAGTTCTTGAAGAAGTCAGTTAAGTTACCATAAAGCTCATTCGCTATATCAACTACAGACTTACTTGGGAACTTATTCTTCTGATCCTTAATAGTTTCTACAACACCCTTATTAACAATGGCTGCCTCAGTTGTCTCATCAAGCTTGTTTAGAATTACATCAGGGAAGAAGTGGTTAATATTCTGAATCTTATAGTTACCTGTTTTTCTCCTAAACAAGTATCTATCCACTACTATAGGAGTATTTGCCCACATACCTTCCATATTCTTCAGATCTGTTAATGGGCTAAACAATCCATTATCCTTCAGTATCTCACCATTTACTACATAAGGTGAGAGAAGTTTAAATGGAATGCCTTCTGTACCTGAAAATGAGAAAGTAAATCGAGCACTTACTACATTTCTTGCCCAACTAAACATATATCTGTTTGGAGGGTTAACCCAAGAAAATAGATCATTCCTACTACAGTCACTGAATAAGTTATCAATGTGTGTAATATTAACAACCTGCTCTCCAACACCTAGTCTCTTTGGTCTCCCTGAATAACCAAGCGCAGTGAGTACATAGTAAACATCAAAGGTAGTAATAGCAGTAGACCTAAAGCAGTCAGATATATTAGATGCATTAAAGTCCATGTTAGTTACAAGTGGAGTCTGGGCTGTCTCTTCCTGAAATCTCAATGAATAGTTTGAAAAATCAGGGTCACTTAGCTTAGTGAGATTAGACCTATCTACCTCATATGGCAACTTAACCCTACTATTCTCCGTTACAGTACCGTATGTATTTCTAGACAGATCGTTTCCATGAACTGTAAAAAGCTTACAGCTATTGAACATTTGATTCGTCTTGACTACTACGTGACCATATACTCTAGAAAGGTTTAAACAGCTATCAAAGTTTAGACTTAGTTTGACTGGGTTCTCTTTATCGTTAGTAAACTTAACCTCTCTTAAGTTCTTCATCTGTCTCAAGTCAACCTCTAAATTAGGGTTGGTGAAACGACTAAGATCTAAGTAGTTCTTATTAAACGAAGTACCGTACACTACAAACCTAACCCCAGTATTTCTAAGATTGAGGTTAACTAGGTCTGGAAATTTATCGTCCTTATGTGCACCCCAGATATTTACAGTGTCATAATCAGATGGGAGCATGTTAACTGGACTTTTTAAGATACTGTCATGATAATTACTAGAACTATCTGCATCAAATACAAATGACTTCTTATCTAAGTAAAGTCCTGCAACACCCGGACCACCTTCACTTGGGTCATCGTACTTAGCACCTGGAAATCCGCTATCATCATAATCTCCCCAATTAGGTGCCTCTTTTTCAGGAAGATCTAAGTTCTCGGTTGAATAACTTGCCTCATCTGATCTACCACTAAAGATGATATACTCAAGATTTATACAGTCATGAAGATCTAAGTTCTTTATCTTCTTACTACCAGCCAGATTTAGTACTCTTAAGTTTCTACATCCAGTTATCGTAACAGTTTCTAGATTTTCCAGTGACAGTGTAATCTCTCTTACTCTATTATTATCAACACACTCAAACCTTGTGAACTTTGGACAGTTTACGATATCAACAGACCTAAGACTTGACTGTGTACTATCGAGCTTCAGTGTCTCAAAGTTACTACAGTTCTTTATTGATACTACTGTTAGGTCTCTACATCCTGTTAAGTCAATTGTATTTAAAAAGTTCTGAGTATTTAGGGTAAGATTGTTAATTCTAGACCTCATCACCTTTAAAGAACTTAGTGATACGTTTGGCAGTGATACAGAGGTTACACAACTATTACTAATATCAATCTTCTGTAGCTTCTGGAACTTAGTCTCATTAGTAGTATTAGAGTTACTATCTAAGATATTAAAGTTGAGATTAAAGTTCTTTGTTGCTAAGGTGCTCAAGAAGTTAGTATTTGACAAGTTAATTTCCCTAAGCTCAGCAACATCTACATTATCTGCAAACAACTGACCTAAGTTAATTGGATTATCTTGATTAAATCCCTGTGCACCGCTCAAGTTCAAGTTAGTATATTTCATAAGACTGCCTGTTATACCACCAACATTTGCAGTAGTTAGTGAGGTACTTCCATTACCAATTGACAAGATAGTATTTGAAAAGTCGAGTGTATGTACCTTAGCGTTATCTGTTCCACTAGTACCATCACCGAAATATACAAATGAGTCACCATACTTTTCAGGCCTACAGAAAGATGAGATTGTCTTACTACCTGCTACGTTTGATGACATAATGACAGGCGCTTCTACCTTAATTGGCATAGACTTTACTGCATTACTTGAATTAATCTTCACCGTTGAAATACCATAAAAATCAGATGCCCTATTAGTAGTCTCTGCATTTGTACTATTTTCCATCTTAAGCCATTCGAATACGCTATCAAGGAAGACAATATGCTTTCTTAACCACTTACGAGCCTGAATGATTCTTCTACCATTCAATTTGTTCAACTGATTAATAGGTGTACCACTTTCATTCCTATAATCCTGTAAGTACTTAGCGTTGTATGTAAGATTAAACAATAACTCACCACAACCTTCTGTCTGAGGAATGAAATACTGATCAATGAAGTAATCTGCTAGACTTGTATACGGCTTTCTAGTATTCGGATTAATCACGGTCTTCATCTTTGCGTCGAGAAGATTGCGAAGTTTACACCATGCATCAGAATAAATTGACTTCGTATAACTCTGTCCTGCACCTGGCGCTTGATGAATTGCCTTCTTACCAAACAATGACATCCAAAGTTTATTCGCAAAACCTAAGACGACGCTATTTTGACCGTCTATCTTATCCGTCACCCCATAGCCGTTTCCACTATTAGATAAAGGAGAGAACCATAAATCCTCTGACACTGCAATAGCCGCCTGATTATTTCCACCAAGTCCAGTATCACAGTCATAAATACCTAAGACAGCCTGATTATTTGGGTCACTCTTGTTTACTTCATTATACCTACCAAACCACTTAAGAGGCATGTTTTTCTGGAAGTTATCAAGCAAGCCAAATAAGTTAGCAATACTGAAATACTTATACGCAGAATCTAAGTTCAGGTAATTAGTAATGTCAATATCATCATCATTCTGTGCAAACCTATTCTCTTGACCCTCTACCTTTCTCCATACATAAGACTTACTCGTTGATCCTGGTACTACTGCTTGTATATATTCGTACTTGTCATAAGAGTCAGCGAAGAAATCCTTGTTAATATTAGCTGCATCATTACTATATCTTTTCTTGACTGCATCTAGTTTAATAATTTCCTCTGCCAGCTTATTAAATCTCTGTACTTCACTAGGCTTGGTTGCTACTTGATCCTCTGGCTGCCCTTCGTACGGTTCCTTAATATTCAATTCCAAGTTAATATCATTGAAGTTAGGGTCATTCTGCCAGAACAATGCACCGTACAATTTATCTCTTAGGTATTGTTCACTTCCATCAATGTAATCAAGCTGTGCACCACCTTCTACTGCATTTGTACCATCTGATCTAGTACCGCCAAAGCCAAAATTATCCTTAGCCTCAATCCAGTAACCACCAATTCTTGTTTCATTATAAGTACAACCTGTCTCAAAGAATGGGAAAGTACTACCTACTACATTCTTATCAATTGAATAAGTTGAACCAGATGATGTCTTTGTGATGGAATTGATTACTTTATATCCAAGGTTTCTATGTGCATCACGACCCAAGATAAACTGATAGATACCGAGTGAGTGAATACTAGTACCTGTATTTTTATCGTTTGTTCTTAAGATTACAAATACTGGGAAACCCTCTACCGCATGCTTAAGTGTTGCCTTCTTAAACTGATTCTTATACCAAGAGTCATTAAAAGCCTTAAGTACATTTTCGTTGAACGGTAGATATTTTGATGCCTTCGTTGTATCATCGTATCCAAGCTCTTCATTAACAAACTTACCAACAGCCGCATTAATTGAGTGACTTGAATCTACAATATCAGCCTTCAATGTATACTTCTGCTCTGGTAACCAAGACTCTTTAGGAATAAATACAGTGCCTTCATCGAACTGTATATTGAGGTTCTTGATATTATCTGCCAATGTAGAAGTACCTTGTATTGATACTGTTGCCGTCATTGGTTTATCCCTATCACCACCACACATAATACCACTCTTTCCATCGTAGTACTGAATTTTTGCAGAGACACTAGGAAGAGAATTACTATCTTTTCTCTTAGGACTAGTAAAGTTATCCCAGGTCCAACTATTCTCACTACTAACATCTAAAAATACGATAGGAATAGGGATAGAATAATTACTTAACTCTCCGGCAGGCTTAAGACTACCAGCTGCAATAAAGTTAGATACATTATAAGACCCAACACCTGAATTATCCCACAACCAAGATTCACCTGGTTTGTTTGTATCCAAGTTGTATTTAATGAAGTTTCTTGCTAGACCTTCCTCAATGTATCTGTTATCTGGTGTTCCCTTACCATCTGCATCAATTACATAATGAGAAAGGGACATATTATTTAGGTAGTTGAACAAAATGTCATAGTCAGTTAATGCAGTAGTATACATCATCAACCTATAGACATTAATATCTGCGAAAGAGCTATATACTGAACCCTTCTTAGAACAACCAAGTAAGATATTCTCTTTTGCCCAATCACCTACAAAGTCTGATATAACGGCAGCACTTTCAATAACACCATTTACATAGATAAGTACTCGTCCCTTCTTGTATGAAATAACAAGGTCTACGATTTCATCATCCTGTAGGTTTATTGTGTGTGAAGAACTAGAAGTACCGCCAGACTTAATTTCAAGATCATGTACCCTTAACAGAATACCAGACAATAATGTACCATCTTGTGCAACCTTACCTAATTGAAATACAGCTCTATCATCGTCTGGGTGGTAATCTGCTTTATAGCATAAGTTAATAGTAAATTCATTCCCTGACTTAATAAAATCATAGAACTTACCGTCTGTGAAGTTACTATAATTCCATCCACCTACCTTACAGTAAGCTCTATTCTGAAGACGGATATGACTTGGCTTGGTATCTGATATAACTACACCACTGTAACTATTAGTATCAACAAACTCTGCTGACTGTTCTACACTAACCTTTGTACCATTATATACATAACCAGTACAAGTTGATGTAATACTGGAATTATCTCTTGACTTACCAAATGCAATAATGTCCGTAATGAGTGCTCCTGTCTTTGGTGTATCTAGTTGGGTAAAGTTTGGTCTTCCCACCTCTGCATAATAGGTTGCTCCAATATGCTCTGTGTGTATGTCAGTCCAAATTTCAACCCTAATCTCTAGCTTTGTACCTTCACTAAAAGAACTAACAGATAAGAAGTTGTCATTGTTAAGTTCATTAAATGAGAATACTTCACTAGGCGTCTTACTAACACTACCCCCATTACCTGATACTTTGATAGAGTAATGATAAGATTCTGATGTATTTGAGTAGTAGACAGTGAAAGGTACATTAAGTGACTTGTCCTTATTGATCAATACTGCATCCTCTAACCTTGTTGGTAGGATTGATGAGATTGTCATATTATTACTTGTCACTACTAAGATTGTTCTAGTCTGCAAGCTACTTAGGGTGCTTATCTTCTTACTAACTAATCTTGCCTTAATTTCATTAGTATTATTACCTAATGTGATATCATTGTCTGAAAAACCAAGTCCGCCCTTACCTAGTTGAACATTATATGTATACTTGTGATCTATTTCATCAACAATCACATCAAATGAATACTTATCTTTCGTACCACTAGCTCTTACTACATCTATCTCAAGTCTATAATCACCTGCTACACCTGATGAATACTCAAAAGACATTTCAGAATCTCTATTACCCTTCTTGAGATCTTCTATTGTTATCTTCTGTTCCTTCTTAGCAGATAAGTTAACATTTGAGAAATATATTGTACTACTCCAAGATATAGTTGTAAATGTAGAAGGATTATTAGCAGTTACAAGCAGTGGAAAGGTAGTAACGATATTATTATTCTTCAGTATACTTCTGTCGATGTTCATACCGTTAGTACCACTTACTCTTTTAAGCGTATAGATATTAGAAGTTGCCTCAATGTCCCAGTTCTTGGTACCACTGATTACTTTGATACTAAGACCTTCATCGCTGTTGAGAATAATAGGATCTGAACTAGCCTGCTCCTGTGACTTGGAATTAACCATAATCTTGGCAGTACTAGTATCCACACCAGTACCACCTCCATTACCACCATTACCTGAACCACCTCCACCGTGAAGGGCAAGCCAAGCGACGTTACCCTTCAAAGTTTTGATGTCATCAGTTATATGCTCGAGGACATTCTCTACGTCAGTTACTTCTGCAGTTTCTTCACCTTCTGACTTAACGATCTCCCTAAGTTTTTCACTACTTGTTAAGATCTGATCAGCTTGGGAAGATGCAAAAGATTCCCACTTACTCTTGCCTCGATTATATTTCTTAATAGTTCCCATTAAAATACAATATTATATTTAGTCCCGATACCTTCACCGAGATCTATTGACTGTTTACCCAGTGACTTAATATCTTCTACCCTAGTTGCATCATTCCAGTTATTCCAAAGATAGGTAGTTGTATTTGCTGTTAAGTCTACGTCCCAAATACCGGTAATCTGAATTGACTCAACTTCGATACCTGTTGCAGTCAGTTTATACTTAACATAGGTAGGGAAGTGTTGTGCAATACCTTCCTTATCTTTACCAGTTCCTTCTTTGCCTGGATAATACTTCTGAAGCCAAGCGATTTTTGTGCTACTAGGTATTTCCTGATTACTTACTAGTTTATAACCTGTTGCCTGTGACATTACATATACAGGCGCATTTATTTTTCCTACTAGTTCATATCTCAGGTTAGTATTAGTAGCAGAATCGCTTGGGAGAGAGGTAACTTGAACAACAGGCTTACTACTTGTCTCACCTTCTACATTACCACTCATCAAGTCAACACCACTAGCAGCTCTATTACCAACGATATAATTCTCTGGTGCATCATAAATAGGCCTTGACATTGAATAAGTATGTTTGTGTCCACCCATAACAAGTCGGATACCATACTTCTTAAATAATCTTGACCATCTAAAGCTACCACCATTAGAAGATACACCATTTAACTTTGAACCACCTCTATCTGTCTTACTCTTATACTTATCAACAGTAACGATAGTAAATGGCATTTCATGGGTAAATACAATGGTCTTATAACAATCTGATGGCTGAAGTTGTTTATTAGTATCGGCCTCAATTGTTGCTAAGTTTGTTCCCTTCCACAGTAACAAATCCTTCCTAAACCAATCTTCTAGTTGACCAAGACACTGAGATAAAAACTCCTTGCCTATGTCCTGTGTAAGAGATGTATAAACTGTTACTGTATTTGATCTAAACTCTGAATTGATGGATACAAAGTGATAATCTCCGAAATTGAATGAATAGAGAGACGGCATATAGTATTCGAAACCATACGCATTACCACCTACTTGACCATCCTCAATCAGTCCAGCTATATACTTAGTGGTGTTATTCTTATTAAACAGTCTTGCACCATTTCTGTACTTAAAGATAGCTGGGTTATTCTCATCTAGTTCAAATGTATAATAGTAGACAACGTTGGTATGATTGATTTTATAAGAACTAGGAATACCATTACCAAGCTCATATTCATTCTTACCACACAAGTCATTATTACCAATTGTGAACATCTCTTCCTTACCTCTGAGCGCTTCTCTACCCTCATAGTAATCAAGCCACTCATTTTCACGGTTACCACTCTGAGTAATGTCACCAGTATTAATAGTAAACAGTGACTCATTCTCCTCAGCGGCAATAAAACTAGCTGACTTCTTCCAAGCAATATACTCCATATAGTTGAATCCTTGCTGGTCGGTTACCTGTATAAATGAATAACCTCTCGCATTGATCACACTATCTGCATAAACTGTAAATGTGAGGATATCGCTAGTATAAGACTCATCACCTTCACGTCTTACTCTGTATTGATAAGTACCTGTCTCTAAGTCTCTGATGATTACCTTATGTGTTGTTACTGCCACTCCACTTGTTGCAATCCATCTAATTCTCTTATACTGATTGATAAATTTCTTAACATTAGAGTCCCCAGCATAATCACCGCCAGTCTTAATGCTATTCTCAGTGATGGAATTTAATTTCGTCCAACCTGCACTGCTTGTTTTCTTATATTCAACAAATTCATCATAATAACCAACAGATATCCAGTTAAGACATCTACTAGCTTTCTTTCTCCCTGCTTCATTATGTGTTGCTTGTCTACCAAATGTTAAGTTTACATAATTAGGCTTGCTTGGGTCAAATGTAGTGTTGGTAGTAAATAAGTTCTTACCATACGCAGAAGACCTAGGCGTAAATCTAACCTTATCACTCTCCTTGAAATATGACTTAAGTACGTTAGTTTTATCATCATGTACAGTTAAGTCGATGTATGTCCAAAGCGCCTTACTATTTCTAGCACTATACGCCTTATATGCCTGCGTGGAAGGATCTAAGTAGTACCACCTAAAGAATAAGCAGTTGTCCATCTTACTAGTAGGGGCAATATCTACACTCTGACCACCTTCACCTGCACCTGTTCTAATACCAACAGAATCAACATAGCCAGGAATTACATCACTACTATATGGGGTTAAGAAATCTGATAGGTCTGATACTGGATGAAGTGCCTTATCTGACTTATAGATCTGAATTGTTCCCCCAGCATCTACACTACCCCAGCACAAATAGAATGTACTACCAGTCTGATCAAACTTAATTAACTCACGGGCAGGATTAATCTTACCAGTCTCAGTATTTCCCTTATACCACTGAAGATCGTATGAATCTACGTTAATAATAGTAGTATTTGTTACATTAGAGCATTGTGCACCTCTCACTAAGAAAGTACTCCCTGCCTTAATAGTACCTACTAGTGGTAACCACTCCCAGTTAGATGTACTACCAGGTCTATATAGAAGGTAGAGTCCGTTTAAGTTAATATCGGATGTAGATGAATTACTTAGCTCTACGAAATTATGTGAGCAAGATATAAAACTATGCTCATCATTATCACCTCCACAAAACACAGAGCTGATATTTAGGAAGTGACTAACATAGTTTCCACCCTTACTATCACTATCTGGCTGGCCTAAGTCAAGTCTATCGTTCCTGTATATAATTAAGTTGCCATTCTCATTTACCCTGGCACTATATTTATTACTTGCTAGGTCTACAAAATCAAGGGAGTTAAAATCGATTCCACCCTCTATTAATTTTCTTAATTCTTCTGCTGACATATTATTATTTTCAGTAGGATTTGTAACTACCCCTGATCCACCAGTTGTAGAAACCTGTTTAAATTTACCCCCTATGTAGATAAATAAGCTACCCTCTTTATCCTTTCCTTGGTCTGTTATCCAAATGAGCTCACCATCTATTAAGTTCTGGTAGTTAGTCTTAAAATTCTGAGCAGTATCTACCTTAATACTAATATTAGGTACTGTATGTTTCAGCGCTTCTGTTGTAGGCCTAATAGTATCTCCCTCTGCTTCACCGGTTCCAGGATTAATAAGACCTGTTGTACCAATCATCTTATGTCTCCAGGAATTACTTGAATCGCCGGCTACTACACCATAATTTAAGATACTCAACAGACTCTCTACCTGTTTCTGGAGACTAGCAACTGACTTATTAAGACTTGCTATTTCCTCTGAACTTGCGTCAATATCCCTACTAACATGGCTACCTGTATCGAACCAAATCTTATTCTGATCTCTTACTGCCGGCTCATTATCAGAAACTACTATGTCCTCTGATGAAATCTCTTCCCAACTACCAAGATCAGATTCAACAACGTCTGCCTCACTCTCAAACAGGGTACCATCTACGTGCTTAAACTTTGTACACCTGAAAGTAGTACCGGTCTCTCTTACATAACAGATCGATCCGATTGTTAGTCGAAATGCAGGTATATTGCCCAGGTCAGCTAATGTGTCTACCTCTTTATGACCACCCTTTCCATATATTGCTTGATGTGTTGGGTACTTATCAAGGTCTGTAAAAGGTACAATAGGGGCTGATATGTTTGTTCCTCTTAATTCTGACATATCTTAAAAAATTTCTCTAATATCATTTATCTTGACAACCCTTAATTTTCCCAGGTCTATCAAGTCTGTTCCATTCCAGAATAGTGTTGAATATTCAGGCAGCTTAACATACATAGATTTCTCCGTCATATTCTTAACAACACCACTAGTATCTGAATCTGCCACATATAATTTCTTGATAGACTTGATATAATAGATTCCTCCCTGTTTCATACCAGTTGTCGGAATTTCATCAAACATTCCATCAAGATAAACAATACCACTAGTTTTAAAGTCGAGCAGCTTGTCTTTTAATTGCTCCTCGATATTATGGTTTAAGAGGTCGTTTAAGTGATCGTCCTCTACACCATTAATAACAATACCATCAAAATCACCAAATACATAGTTCTGTCTGAAGTCGTATATCTTAATTGGTTCTTTCTTTAGGTATACAAAATATTCTTCGCCATCAATTACATAATGGTTGTCATAGATAATATAGTCCTTTAGGTAATCGATGCCATGATAATCGTAGATGTGGTCCAAGAAACCATACTTCTTAGGGTAACAATAAACAGTCTTAGATAGTTCCTTTATATCAATGTCAACCCATTCTAAGCTTCTACGATTATTTAATTTTTTCTTCTCTAGTCCCTTAATATTCTCTACACTAGGTGTCCAATCAGGTGTAACTCTTCCATAATAGAAAATGTAGCCAAAACGAATACTTACTTTTTCTCTTATGTGCTGAAAAACTCCCTCTGCTAATTCTACCTTACTTATTATCTCAATATCCTTATCGGTAGTTAGATTCTGTAGCCTATATTTTCCACCACTCAATGTAATCTCTTGTCCATCTATAGAATAGCTGCACTTACTACTTATATCGTTTCCAGCATGATCTAAGGTTCTAATGCTTAAGTTTACATCTTTTACATCACCAACTTTAAACAAGAAACCACTATCACTAGTAATCTCAAGCCTATCATTCCTAGATAAGATATCACCAAGTAATGTCTGTACGCTATCTGTTGAGAAGAATTCATCCTCTCTCTTGCACTTTCCATCCCTATAGAACCAACGATATCCAGTCTCTAGGTCGATGAAAATAAAAGGACCACCAGTAATAAGTTCAATCCGTCTGTTAGCCTCATTCTCTGGCTTATAGACATAGTACCACTTATTATCAGGGTCTTTGTAAATATATAACTCATTATGAACTAGTGATGAAACATCTGCGAGTGACTCTACTACTTTTCTAACTACTACAGATCCACCTGCACTAATTATTCTATAGCAATCCTCGCCAGTTCCATCTTTAATACCAATAGCTACTAAAGTCCCGATATCTGTTTTCTTATCTGGGTCCTTCTTGTAGTTTAGCATTACTACCTCACCTTTCAAAAATCCCCTCTCGTTAAGTCTAATTACTGCCACTGCTCTAGACTCTTCGATATACTTACTACTGGAGACTTTAATTCTATAGTCTTTGTTCATTTTTAGTTCTGATTGTATTTTAAAGAAGAACAGGGGAAGCTTAGTTGTAAATCACTTATACCTCTAAACTTCCCAATGTTCTAGTCATATATAAGACTTCTACGTGCTCTCAACTACTATTTAGTCAATTTCACATCTACATCGAAAATAATAGTAACCTGATTACCCTTACCATCACTAATCCTAAAAGAATCGATCGTCTTTATATCTTCCTTCTTACCTGCAAACAAAGTACAGAAGTAATAGTTAAAGATATTCTGACCAATTACATCCCTTGACCTATTAGTAATAGGATATAGTGGGTAGTCATTACTTGATTGTATCTTTTCGATAATCAAGGTATTACTACTCTGTGTTCCAAACTGTGTACCAGTACTTGTCGGTAATTCAGCAGAGGCAACATAGATAGGATATATGGCAGTCAGTATTGAAAGTTGATATCTACTGTAGTTGCCCAAATTATCATACAAACTCCTAGTAATGGTCTCGACATCACTCTTTATCTTAACTGTCAGGATATTACTTTCTTCGGAGCCTACAAATAATCTAGACTTTGTATTATCCATTGTATAAGTTCCATCTTCCTTAGTTGGAATATAAGAAACGATAATACCATGAGTGTAAGGTTCTTGTAGGAATGATGGATTTTGTTGAGCTGTGTCATAAACTATCTGACCAGTCTCTTTCCCCTCAGTTGCAAACCTAATGGAGAAGTTATCAGGCACTCTATCTTTTGACAAGGCTAAGATTTTTGGGAGATTGGTCGAATTGCAGAAGTTCTCAATACTACTACTTGATGGTTCTAATTCAATTCCACCATTATAACCAACTCTACTAGCCCTACTTGCAAAATCTACCTTCAAAAATTTCTTACCAAATAAACTCTCTACTGTAATCGAATTTAATATATTTTTTCCATCATAAGGACGTTTATCATGTTCCTGTGTGATGATAGTATTCTCAAACAATGGATTTAGTTCTATTGTTTTCTTACCACCACTCGCCGGAATAATGCCACTAAACTCTTGGCTAAACGTATGATAATCTCTACTGCTCTCTGATCCAACATTGCGCCCAAAACCTATATATAAATCAAATACTTCTTTCGTCGTTCCTGCTATAAGATTGACAACCTCCTGTGGATAAGACTTTTCGCCTATCCTTATATTTCTATTACTATCTAAGATAAAATTATCCTTGTCGATATATGATTCTATCTCAAGTGTACCTATGTAGTGCTCATCATCTCGAGAAGTCAGTTGGTAAGTGTCTGGTGCCTTATACTGAATTTCAATAGGTCCCTTGTCATACCTATTTAAGTAGACCTTATTATCTTCAGGCAACTTAAAACCCACCACACCTCTTAATACTCTAACTTTAAAGCTCTGACCAGGTACTGAAATATCAACTAGCAACTTCTGATCTGGTAGTACGTAACGATGGTTTTGAGTTGGTGGTGTAACATAGATCTTATTATTATACCTAGGCTGTGAGTATATATTTGATATAGACACTCTAGGTACTATTAACCTATTATACACATTATACTCAACCTTCTTTCCAGTGCCTACCTGTTCAAGCTTAACAGTATCAATGACAGGTATTGGATAAGACTGATTTATCTTGCTTGGATACTCTTCATACACTACACTATCCTTAGTATAACGATAACCTTTATTACTACCATCATACTTGCCACCAACCTTTACCTTATTACCCGCAAAACCTGATAAGTCAACTATCGTATCTCTAACTGACCTACTACTAACTGACGTACTTAGCTTTGTTTCAATACTAGACTTATATGCAAGGCTGAAACTATACTCCTTTTCTTCGATGTTATAGGTACAGAATATATCCTTCCCCGATCCACTCTTTATCAGTGCACTACTAATAGGATCATCGCCAACTAATTCTATACTAGACTTAAGTGTTTCACCTGTACTTGTAAGAGATCCCAAGTCCTTACCGTCTTCACTAGGAATACTATCTATATAATACCTCCTGAGCTGGACAGTTTTACTAATGGTTGGATCACTCTTGTAGGATATGTTGATCTCAGTCTTCAAGTTCTGGTATGGTGTTCTAAATGAATTCTTCTCACCTCCCTCAAATACTAAGTAGACTGGGACATATTGACCAGGTGCAGTTCTATCAAATTCAACACTCAATGTATTTTTCAAGACCTTATTAGTATCATCGATAAAGTGTAAGCTATCATTCCCACTTAGTGTAACGACAAACTCCTCTGTACAACTAACAAATATTCGATAGATGCCGATGTAGTCAAGAGGAAGTACGTTAATACCATTCCATAGTTTATTATCGTCTGTCCTAACTATAATATTATCTTCAGAACTTTCAGACTTTACTCTCGTCCTTACATTAGCAGTCGATACACCATTATTCTTCATCATCAAGTATTTCCAGTCTGATAGTAAGTCCTCTACCTTTATAGTATTATCTCTTACCCTATCTACTGTAAAAATATTTATAATGTCATGTGTCTTTACAGGGTTAGCTTTGTTCTTCAATTCAATCTTATACTGAGCAGTCGACAAGTCTTTATTAGAATTAGATACTACAAACTTTCCATCACCTAGGTCAAGAAATTCAGGATTCAATAAGTTATCTGGATTACTAGACACTACCTGAAGCTTATTATCACTTCTTATACCTACTTCTTTCCAATGTGTGTAGTCATCGATTGGCTTAGATAGTGCAATTACTGCTGATTCACCCTCACTTCTGAAATCAATATAGTCATTTTCACTGTCGTATGGCTTATAGGTATTAACTAACATCTTGAATTTTTCAACTCTTCTGATACCTGACTTAATTTTACCAAGTGTTATTATATCACCAACAGAATGTTTTACTAAGTTACTATCATTACTAGTATACTTATCAAAATCTTCTTGCTTTTCAAATTCAAAGTCAAGACCACTATTACTTGCAGACGTTGCACCATGAGTTCCAGTTAGTTCTATCCACTCTGGCTTCTTATTTTCTACATATACATTGATCGAATCAATCTTAAATCCCTGTATACAATAAAATTCTTCTACTATTTTATGATCCTTAATGGAAGACTTTAATTCTATCTTCGCCTTTATTATTTCAGGTTCGTTTAAGCTATTAGTAGGGAACCATTTACTGTCAGAATTATTAACACCTTTTGCTGTAATAATAACCCTATACCTAAACCATCCAGGCTTCTTAGTACTCCCCACTGGAGACTCTACTTTGATATTGAAAAACTCTTCAAGCCTTCCACTCTCTAGGATTATATTTCCCAATGGTATTGATTCATCCACTAGAAACTCAAACCAATGCTCTGCTACATCTTGGTTATCTGTATTCTCAAAAGTCTTCCCCTCAAAGTCAAACATATAGAGCCTCTTAAGACTATTATCGCTCTCCTTTAAGAAATACTGAGTTGAGCTAGTAAGTGTAGAATAAGAACTAGATGAAGTATCTCTCGCCATAACCAGATCAAGCTTACAAGATCCAGCACTTGCATACATAACATCTCTCCAGTTTGTATTGTCAACCTCACCACTAGTCGGAGCTCTCTTGAAAGTAATACTGCCTATTTCAAGCTCTGATTCTGTACTTGGCATGTCGTATGAAGTAATTGATATCTTACCAGGCTCACCAACAGTTTTTTCGATCTTTCCACTTCGTCTATCTACAAAGTTAACAGATTCATTAAAGAAACTGTAACTACAAACCCAAGTATTATAACCCTCTACTAATTTTTCAGATGTTACATAGTAGTCAGATTTCTTCTTTCCGATTATACCATCTAAGTGACCTACATAGTTACCCTTACTGTTCTTATCTAGGCTATTTGTTCTAGTGAGATCTCTGATGGCAAGAGGTAGTGATGGTCCCTGTACACAATAGAACTGTATCTTATTGTTAGGGCCAAGACTGATAGTACATGACATTAAAGTACTAGTACCACCTGACATCGGATACCAGGATGAGCTTGTATTTTTTTCTTTAGTTCTTATCTGTATTGAATAAGGGTGTGCACCACTCTTAGCTTCTTCATCTAGCTTAGTAATAATCGTACCGAAATATTCATTCCACTGTGGAGAACTCGGAGTAACTTTAATACTGTTCAAATCAACTCTCTTCTTAAGCTTTACTACAATTTCATGATACCTAGTAAGACCACTTCTTGATGTACCTACTGCATTACCTTCACTATCAAATAGAAATACATGCTTTCCACCCTCAAATAGGTTAGTGGAGGTACTTGGTTTGCCCCATGTTGAATACTGATATAGGTTAATCTTGTTTGACACTAGTGGAATAGGTAGGCCCTCTTTCATTTCGTCTTTAAAATAGAGCTCCCCTTGAAAACTAGTAGTAGATGAATCCTCAACCCCTATATACTCAATAGTCCTGTTATCGACTATCTTGAATTTTTCTTGATCAATATTACCTAGTCCTTTTAATACTACATTACTTAGATCACCTTTTACGTTCTCCTTCTGTAGTATAAACTTTCCCTCCTTTACTTCATAGAGGTCATATACACACTCACCACTTAAAGTAACAGTTCCAGAGGTGCTAGGTAGGTAATAGTTCTGAGTACCATCACTATCTTTATAACCTACTAAGTTACTTGAGTAGATATTGATTCTCTTGTATCTCTTATAATAACTACTACTAAATATCTTCTTACCATCTTTATTCAGGTAGGTAGGAATATTATTAGTACTTATCCTATTTCTGACGTATTTTAGATATGAATTCTTAGAAACTAGCTCATCTTCTCTACCATCAGCTACAAATATATTAGTACCTACCACATTAGACTTACTCTCTAGGTATTTCTGATTCTTACCTTCTACCCTACTTACAATATTAGCAAGCATGGTGAGAGGAAACTTGACTGTAATATGATTCAATCCATTACCTGTTAAGTTAAGCATTGAACTATCTTCACCGTACAATACTAATGCAGGGCCCTCTACTACTTCATACAAGCTATCTTCAAATAAGTAGATAACAAATGGATTACTACCTGTCTCCTTTCTCAGCTCTTTAGTACCTGGGAAAGTAAGGTCCATAGTTTTTCTCTCATCATCCCAGATATAATTAAACTTACCTGATACTACCTGTCTCTGAGAATTTACATCAAGTAGGAGGTCTTTTTTCAACAGTGCACAAACTTTATACTCACTAAAGCTCATTGTTATACCCACTGTTCCAAGCCTACTCAAGAAAGACTCGCTAAATTTTATTTTCATATACTACAAATAATTTACAAGACTACCAAGCCTATAGAACACCAGACCACAGAGACCACCAATTATCTCAAAGTCCGTCAAGGAAGTAGGAAGAGTATTTCGCCTAAAGTAAGCTAAAAAACTCCTCTGCAAGTCTAAGATACTGTTAGTTGAATTAATGCTATTGTCTATCATCAACCTCTTTCTATTACCAGGTACCTTATATTCCTTAAGTGCATCTAAGTTGTTATAGTATGTACTTAGATAATCACTAGCTCCTGATGTCATGAACTTTCCATCACTGTCGAATAATGTATAAGTGATTTCGCTCAGTCTATCAGGGTTTGGGTTCTTTATAATTAAGACTTGATTATTTATAAACATTACGCCACCTAACTCACTAGACCTAATAAGTACTGTCTTGGTCATATTAGTTAGGATCTTTATATCTATTGTTGGGTGACCTATTATAAACCACTCACCTCTTTTTCCCTCTACATTAATACTGCACTCACTGCTATACCTACCTAAATCAAAGTGGATATCTGTTAGCTCTGGAATTGACTTCTCCGCCTCTTCCTTAGTTGCGAATATTAGTTTCTTAGTAGTTCTGACTTGGTTTCTGATATCTAATGGGTCAAGAAGTGCAAGATCTTCTCCAAAGTTCATCCACCCTGCATTATTGTCATTATCCCGGTTATCCTGCAAGTCAAGATTAAACACTTTCCTCACTACCTCACCAGTTTCATTGTTAGTGTGAGCAGTTTGTACTAAGTTTCCAGAAAAGAACTCAATCTTACTTTTATAGTTGATATCATAGCTCGGTAGTCTATAAACACTACTATTAAGGATAAATCTCCCTGTGTTTACTGGATTAGTATACATAACCGTATTTCCTACTAAGTTCTTTCTAGCGAGTGAATAGATTGAGTAGTTATTTCCTATATTCCATACATACAATGCTGGATCACCCTTATAGAAACCGAGCTGATAATTACCAAATGCGTTATTGAATCTATCTACATGCAGGTTCTTATTAATGCAAAGTTTAGTCTTCTCGATTACCTTATTGTTTCTGTCAAGTATAAATGAGTTAGTGTCGGAGAAAATATACTGACCTCTTCCACTTACAGTACTATAGATTCTGTTAGTATATAGTGGCCTTTCTACGTGACCTACTTTCTCCTTCGCACTACTTACACTCGCATAGTTCCAGTTCTCAGTTCCTCTTAAGTCTCTCTTGCTTAGATTTGCAGTACTACTTAAGTTATCAAGGAGGTTTAATTTTTCTGTATCAAATAAGAGTTGGTTGTCAAAGCCAATATAGATATGAAGATTTCTAACATAGTAGTTCTTCCTTATCATATACTTGCCAGACTCTGTAAACACACTACTACCTTGTGGCTCTAAGAATGTTGAAAATCCAATGGGGACTAATTCGAATCCTCCATTACTACATAGATATACAATTACATTAAAACCATCAGGGCCAACAATACTATCCTTCCTGTTACTTACTATGAAGTCAGAATAATACTTACTACTGGGATCTGTTGACCTATTTACTTCTGATACATTATATACAAGTTCACCCGAGTTATTCTTTACCTTCAGGATCTTCTCAACTGCTTCATGAATACCTCGCTTGTCAGGTGTCTTGCTAAGTAGGGGTAAGAAATTTGACTTGCTAATACTGATACCGTCTACGTACAGATCATTAGCTCTCTTACTGAAAGATTCTGTGTTATATACAAGTACATACTCACAGTCAACCAACTTACCTGCACCTAACATATAAGTATTATAAATTTCCATACGTTACTGTACAATTACTAATTACACATTCATCAATCTCAGAATCATCAGGAATAACTCTAAGTATGTTATCAATATACTCAACGCTAACCTCATTATTAATTGGTTTAATGAAGTTATTTCCTGTATATCCTACTATCTCTTCTGGTGTATCTGGGAACTTAAATGCCTCAAATACCATGTTGTGACTATATATCTGATCGCCCTTTGAATACTTAATACTCAAGTCAACCTTAGCAGAGATACCACCAACAGAGGCCTTCTTAAATAGATTCTCAAGACTTAATGTACTTGTATACTGATCTGGTCCTACTAAGTCCATTGTTACTGAATCATTTAAGATATCAAATACCAGCTCAGATGAATTGTACAAGTACACAGTTTTACTTTCTTTCATATTTTTGAACATTTGTATTATGTCCGAGTGTTCGACTTTATAACTCTCTAGATCTGATTTTATACTGTCGGTGATTTCTTTTCCTGGGCTGACCATGTAATAACCAGTTTCTAGCATCTTATCATCACTACTAGCTACTGACCTCCTAAGCTTCCTATCACCGTCTATATATTTCCTATCCGCAATATTCCAACCACGACTACCTAGCTTATTGAATAACTCTGACGTAGTAATTGGGCGGTAAGGACTATTGTAATTATCGTACCTGAGTAATCCATTTGAGGTACTATCTACAATAATATCTCCCGCCACATATACGTCAGAAATACCCTCACTACTTATGTCGAGCTTTTTCTTAATCTTAGCCATGTACTGTAATCTTTGTAATGTTTGATTCTGCAACGTTACTCTTTGGCGTCACTCTTATTGTAAGCCTCTCATAACCATCAGAAAACGATAGATCACAACCTAGGTCAGAATTAGGTGATAGACTTACTGTGTAGGTGTTACCAGATGACTCAACAGTTTCGGCAATATCACTAACATTGACAACGATAGTATCTTTCCTACTTTCTGTTCCTTTAACCGTTAGTGTGTCTATCTGTATTGACTTATGTATGTATATCATTGGCGGAATTCCAGTAATGCCAGGGAAATCTCTAGGCCTCAATGTAACCTGATTTACCCCCTTGCTAAGAATTACATTACTATCTATATCCTTAACAAATTGCTGATAATAACAAGACTGGAATATTGCCTTACTATTACCACTACTCAATGAAAATATAACACTATTATTTTTATCATCGAAGGAAACACTTAGTACAATATCAGAATCAGAACAACCTACTTTATAACTAACCGCTGTCTTTGCCCTCAACAAGGTACCAAGATCCACTGTAACATCATGAACCCTAAGAAATCCTTGAAGATCAACAGTACTAATAGTGAAAGTAGTTGGTACTTCGTCTAAGGTCTCGTCTGATTTTACTAGGCTATTAAGTTTTCCGTATGGTATTTCAATCCTACTAGAATTACTTGGAATATCTAGACTCTTAAATCTGAAGTTATTAGACATTACTAGTTGAAGCTTTCTATACTTCTCTATTTCGCTAAGATAATAACCCCTTACCTGACTGAGCTCCTTCTGAAAATTAGGATCAACATCATTAGATACCCAAGTAGTATTGCCAGATATTGAGAAACTACCATCACTACTAATTACATACCTATACAAGGTTGTTACTGCTAAGTTAGATATTTTAGTAAGCTCTTGAATTCTAGTAATACTTGGATCACCGCTAGATGCACTATCAGAATCTATGTATGTATATTGTCTAAGTACATACCTAATACCAGTCTCACCATCGGTACGTGGCAAGATTTTCTCTACCTCACTATTAGGATCAACATTAAATATTGCATTATTCAAGTCACTCTTACATAATATTGCATCGAGTGGATTTGTATAAGCACTTACATCCTCTGTACTTGCGAAACTGGATGAAATTATTTTAAGATCACTAGTTATTCTGTTACTGATGAGTCCTTGTTCATTATAACCGGACATGTAAGAAGAAAGAATACTGTCTAGAGATACTGCAGACAAGACACAATCTTTTTTCATTGCGCCTTTCTTATACTCCTCTAGACTTGTACAATTATTTCCTACATAGACTTCAAAATAATCGGGACTAGTACGTGGTATGTTTCCTTTAGTTGTCTGTAGTACCTTGTAGAGTACCTCACTATCAAGTACAAAATCACCAGGTTCAAACTCGACGTTAGAGTTATACCTGTAGATTCCCTTAATACTTTTATTATTTATTATCATATCCTATAAAAATCTTATAGTTCCCTTCATAGATACTAGCTGAACCTGCTGGATGCTCAAAACTGATAATGATATCGTGCTTACCTGTCAAGTTCTTCTCCGCTAAGGAACCATACTTACTAATAATACCTGGTGTTCCCGTATAATCACTCCCCGGTATTGGTTTATTATTATCGTCTACCGCTCCCTTGATTAAATATGAATTAAGAGATACATACGGAACTGTTGTGCCTGGGATATAAAATCTATTCTGTGTAGGACTTAATGTACCACCAGATAATAAGTCAGTATCATCATCCTTTAGTATCTTAATCTTAGGTACCTTATGCTGTTCTGATGCGATAGTAAACTTAACAGAACCTCCATAATTTGTAGACTCTGAATAACTACTTACCTCAAATCCATCAAACTTAGCAATATTTATCGTATAGACTCTAGAATTAAGCTCCACTGTGTAGATAGGAAATGCATTCTTCTCAACCAGGTCATCTACATAAAGGCTAGTAAACTCAAGGTCACTAAATTTCTCAGTGCTTAACCTTCTCTTAATAAATTCACTGGTCTTAGGTAAGATACTAGATTCTGACTCATATGGATCGTAGTAGTTAGAAACAATATTACCAAATTCGTACTTATTCGGATCTACTAGTAGTTTAAATGAGAAGTTATTACCCGTCTCAACTACAAATGCACTCTCACCTGTTGAATTTCCTGAGGAGTCCATAAAGTTTCCATCATATCCAACAGGCTTATCATCTACCATCATAAGACCAAATGAATATCCACTAGGGTCAAGACTTTTATAATTCTTTCTAATTGTATCAAACATAGTGGTATCTAGTGGATGTCTGAATTTAGTATAGAAATCATTATCATACATACTTCTTGGCTTTGTACCATTTATTTTAAGATTTACAACTGGTACTACGCTATTCCTCTTCAGTACTACATTGATAAGATAATTACTAGACTCTAATACCTCCATCACACTAGGAGTATTTGTATCTGCACTTAATAATTCAAAACCATCAGGGGCAGTAAATTGAATTGCTTTCCATTCCTCTTCACTACCTATTCCATGATACCCTGCACTGCTTTCTAAGTCCAGATTTATTACTAGGCTCCCATCAAAATAAGACCCGCTCAATCTATAATTATCCAATAGACCAGACCTACCACTCATACTAGAAGAGCCGTTGACTATAAAATTATTGACTAGCTTATTATCACCTTCATACAGTCTTACTTCTTTTTCGTAGTTGTGTCTGTCTGCAAAGGTAATATAGTCGATGCAGTAGTTTCCCAACTTAACAGGTATACTTAATGTTCTCTGTCCATCCTGTATTTCAAAATCCTGTTCTAGTATTGTACCACCATCGCCAGGAGTCACTACCACTGATATTTTCTTCTTGTGGTAATCCTTAAGTCTGCCTTCTAAGATCCACTTATCGCAACTAATGCCTGGTATGTTTCCTATATTATTATCAACTAGTGAGACCCAATAGTAACCATCATACTTACACCTACTGAGCATGCTGTATGAAAAAGCTGGATTATAGACTGTACTTACTATCTCCATCCAACCTCCATCTATACTAGGAGGACTTGGTGTTTTCTGTCTTAGTAAGCTTGTATATGTCTGACCACCTACTACTACTTGAGCGTTCTTAGTAAGTACCCAAGACTTTCCCTCATACCTAACCTCACTGCCAGTTTCATAGCACTTAGTTGGGTTGTAGTTAATATCTTTATCTCTCTTAAGGGGTGCCCAGATAAGTTTCAATGCTAATCTCGGCTTGTTAGATACTGGTGGATCACTTGTATCTTTTAGTGCGACATAGAGTGAATCTGTGTTATACTCTATGATACTGCCCTCCTTATATATCCTCCTTGGTTCATACCTATTAAGATGATTAAACCTTCCTAAGAGTGATGATAAGATAGGATGTTTATTAATCTTCTTGTTACCTAAGATTGTATCACTGTTCTTGTCTACTACTATATCAGTTCCACCAAGAGATCCTACTATATCTACCTTATGATCTATCTCTTTTTTCTTGTCATTTCTCAATAAGTACTGACATAAGTTTCTCTCTGGATTATCACTCCCAGACCACATGAGATGAGATAAGTTAATATTACTAACCTTACCATCCTCACTTAAGACTAGCCACAATAATTTTTTACTCTGTGCCTCATCCTTATCTAGCCCTATACAGACCTTCCATGTAGAGCGTAGTATAAAACTTCTTAAGCCCCCTACCGTTTCTAGTTCCAGTTCTGTCAAGTCTAGGTAGGTATCATATAGGTAAACAGTATTATAACCACTAGGAATATTGATCATTGTTAAGGTTTGATTGTTAATGTCAATACTTCCAAAATAACCATACAGTTCCTCCTTACTTACTTTTGAGCCCGTTGGAAAAAATGTAGACTCTATCTTCTCTAAGTCATCTATACTAGGACCTACTACCTCTCTAGACTTCTCCGATAGATAATTAATAGAAGGGTCACTGTTAAACTTATACTTGCTTGGAATAAACTTTAAACCATACTCAGCAAAATCACTAATCCCTAATAAGCTTGACCTACTTGCATGAACCTGTACTAAACTCTTATCTAGGTCTTTAGAATTTTCAAGCACTACAAAAGTTAGTTCACGCAAGTTATCTTTATGTTCTACTATCATAATTATTCTGCTATATGATGCTGGTAATATATCCCACCGTGACCTAAGTGATTAACAATACTACCCTCTAAGTTAATACCAGCACTATTGATTATAATTTCAAGAGACTCAAAATACAGTAATGTCTTTAAGAAATCCTCCATTGCACTACAGAATAAATCTTTCCCCACCAAGATCTCACCAATCTCAATACTAATACTCCTAGCTGTATAGTTGATCTTTGACTTATCTGAATCAATCACACCATAGTACAAGAGATAATCAAAAACCTTATAAGTACCTTTGACACTATAAAATAATGTCGCTAGGTAATTGATATTGCTACTATAATCTTCACTGGTCTGATCATCTTTCTTCGGTATACATAAGCCTAGGAATCTCTTAACTGGATCATTACTTAAGCTCCATTGAAAATCACTAAAAGAATCTATCTCATCTACTGCCTGCTCACCATAAGACGTCATCATCTGGTAAAGCTGCTCGATGATCTTAATTTCTCTTAAGTGTTTTGGTATATATATTTTCATCTTCCCTTAATTACTTGGTGTATGTGAGACAAGAGTACTAACATTGTAGGTAATATCAAAGTAAGAAATAATTGGATCTATATCTGACATCTCTACTACCTGACCCCTAGAATCTAAGAATGTAATACTAAGACTGTTTATTCTCTTAATATTACTAAACTTACTGATCAATGACTTAACCTCTTCTATTGTTGTATCATTAAAGACAGTATTAAACTTTCTCTCGTACGTACTCTTTAAGATACTACCAATACTACCATTCAAGTCCTCAGTACTGTTTCTGTAAAGTTCTAGTGATATATTAAACTCCGCTGTATATCTATCTCCCTTTTCGACTTTAATATTCTTAGTAATGATATAGTATGCCTGCTCCTTCTCAATAAAATCAGAAATACTACTAACACTCTTACCCGGATCATCACTAGTATCTGGAATTAATCTACTCTCATCTTTTGGTATGTAGTAGATTTTAAGTTCACTACCTGAATTATTACCCAGCGTATTGAAAACATAAGAAGTACCTCCATTCTTTACGTACTGTGGGAAGTTCTCCTCTAAGATAGTACCAATATCATTATTACTGCGTACCATACTATTCACATACCTATTTCTGTTTGCCTTGTAGTGAATTGTGTTTAGGTCATCCCTGCCTACTTCCTTAACAAAACAAAGACCACTACCCTGACTTAACTCACTATACATATTAGCTTTGAGCCAGATATCATTAAATCCAACTAGCTCTGCACCTTTATAAGATAGTCTGCGAAGCTCTGATTGGTTATAGTCCTCCAATCTAGACCACTCAAAATATGTTGCGTTGATCCTTGTGTTAATCTCAATACCCACTGAATCACTCCTATCTGTTCTATCAAGGGTACTAAAATAATTGGCTGTATATATTCTACTACCAAAACTAGGAAGCGTTAAGTCAAATACATACTTAGTTGGCTTTAGTATGTGATCAGCAAAATTTCTAGTCACCTCAGCCTGTTCACCATTTACCTTAACTAGTACATCATTGCTTAAGTTATCAATGGGACAATCAATGTAGTATGTATTTCTAGTATTAACCATCTTATCCACTTGATGTACGGTAGGGGATATTAAGCAGATGATAATATAAGACTCAGTACTAACACTAGGCTTTAATGTAACACCACTATAGATAAACTCCCCCGGATATTTTTCAGGGTTAAGATTATCTAGGCCTGATAGTTTAGAATAATCAACTTCACTAGACCCGCCCCTATTCATGCTACTTTCTTCCTGGCCACTACTCTCACTACTACTGCTAATAACACTACTGCTTATTACATTACTATCTCTCACTGACCTGCTACTGCTACTTAATCCAATATTAGAACTAGGTTGAATCAGCTTATAGTAACCAAGATAGTATACACCGAAACTTGAACTCTGTTGTATTAAGTCAAACGGTTTCAATGTCAGATAAGAGGTAGGACGAATTTTCATAACTACCCTAGGACATAAACCCCTGAATACACTGTACATATTATCCATACAGTGCTGAATCTTTGAGTTGATAAGACTAGATTTCTCAAGACTCGATTCCTGTAAGTATGCAACGTTTTCTACTTCACTGATATATGACGCATTTGCCAATAACTGTACAAGCACCTCAATACTATCACCTGTATATCCTAAGTTCTGGGCAATTGTGTAGTACTTGTTAATGTAATCCTGTAAATTTCTCATACTATAAATTAATATCTACTGTGTCCTTGGTGCTGTTAATACTCACCATTACACGAGCATTAGATGGGCCTACTAATTCAACACTATCAATCTTCATAGTGTAACCAGGTAAGCCCATTCTCTTGTTAATATTCTCTACTAGTAATTGTAATCTTGACTCAATTGCCCCTAGTAGCTCGTCCTTGTGTATATTAGAAGTGATGATATTAAAACCCACCGCACTATTAGGTATGTCACCACTAAATATTGATATGTTCAGCCTGAGTAAGTCTAACATGTATAATTCAACCTTACTAGTACTCGAACCTGTGCTTAATAAATATCTCTTCATCCCACTGCTACTTTTCCACATACCGCAACACCAGTACTACTAAGATGAGTTGCTGGGTAGGTTGGCGGTATTATACTATTAAGCCAGACTAAGATACTACTACAAATACCCTCCCATGCAATAATCTGGGCTGACTTATTTCCGTCCCCTATCATACTATACAGATCAGGGACAATTATGCCGGGTCTAAATGCTGGAGTAGGAGAAACTGGCACTACACTACCAGAACTACTCGAAATCATAAGACCACTCACTATGTTAGACTCCAATGACCCTAACCAATCTTTTAATGTAGTTCCGAAAGGGGGAGCTACGTTTCCTATTACACCTACACTGTCACTAACTACATCCGGCTTACCACTAGGATCAGTACCAGTATAAGAAATAGAAATCTTTACGTTCCCTACTAAGTACTCCGTCACTGCACTACTTATCGCAATGTTGGAAATATTAGGTGTGGAACTATTATAACTGCTGCCACTACTACCCACCTGACTGTTGAGATGAGAAATGATTAAGCCAGCAAAACTACTCTTTGACATAAAACATGAATAAAAAAGAATACAGTACACGAATCAATATCATGTTCTGTATTCTCTATATGAAAAAAGACAGTTAATCTACAACTATAAAGAAACTAGGGCGCCTTACCTGCAGAATTGTTAAGTTTAAAATCATTCTTTGTCCCCTTTCTTTTCTAGTTTTGATAATAATCTAATTCCATGAACTCTCTTATCTCCATCTTGAACAGATGCTCCTCTAGTATTGAAGAACTTACTAAGATCTGTTGCTTTTGCTTTTACCTTATAACCTAAATCTTTGTAAATTTTATTCAATGTACTCTTAATATAACTATTAGTATAAGATTTACCAACTTCGAACACCTCAAAAAGCTTATCCTCTATTGTAGAGACATCAAAGCTTCTAACACTCAAAGTGTCATTTAAACTGGTAAGTCTATAACCAAAAGATCTACATTTCTCTGGACCTAAGACTGTCAAGTACTCCTTAAATCTCTTATCTGGTAGTAGGTCAAGTAGAGGCTCTAATTCGCCACCGTTAAAGTAATATTCGCATACATACTTCAACCTCTGCCTCCTATCTCTCATTGCCTCATACTCCTTGAAGAATTCTGTATAGTTCTCAGCAGTCCCAATATTACTAACCTTACCAAGTTCATTTAAGACTGTAAAACGATTCGCATAATCAACCTGCTGCATTTCATAAGACCTAAGCTCCGCTACTCTGACTAGTTTATTAAGAACTGGTACAAGCTTAATACTGCCATCGGGATTCTTTACTTGATTAACAGCCACATAGTTTCTCTTATAATGCCCGTACTTAGCATTTTCTTGAAAAACCTCTGACAAAGCCTCCTGCTCACTCAGATCACTTTTATCAAATACACCTAATAACTTCTTTGTCTTCTCTGTCTTCTTTGCTATCTTTTTATTAAAATACTCCTCCGCTACTACATTACTATCCAAGACTGGTCTGAAGAATAGCATTGCCTCATTCTTCCAGGGATTTTCTTTTAACCTCTGTCTACCCAATATCTGAGGTAAGTCTAAGGTGATGTCAACAGCTAAGGTATCTATGTTGGCATCACTAATTATAAAACTCCTAGCATTGTCGGAGTAGAAGTCAGCACCAAGGTAAACGGTTCTAGTACAGAAGGTGAACATTTTTCTTGGCTCATCTCTTAGCGGAACTCTACCAATCTTATATTTAGCGCCTAATCTTTTCTTTATCTTATTAACATTCTCTTGTGTATTGGCTACTAAGATGTTCACTTGATCCGGTGTTAATCCTGCCCTCTTGATAATACTAGTAATGTTATTAACAGAGTTGACATAAAATACAGCTTCCTTTGATATTATCTTTTTAACATCCTTTTCGTTATCACTCTCAGGATCCCTTACATACCTATATTCAAACTTACCCTCTAGATATGACTTAATGATTGGGCCAGCCTCTACATAAACTGATACTAAGTTCTTAACAGTTAGCTTTGGTTGATCCACTCTGTTATGATCTAATGTACACCAGTCTAGCTCATAGTATGGAAGGTCTTTAAACTCCTCCAGCATATCGAGGTATTTCTTAATCATTGGTGTAGCACTAACATAGCATACTTTCCTAACTCCCTGTAAGTGATCCATGAATTGCATCTCAGTGTCGGATTTAAACTTACTATCTGTGAATATGCTTTGAAACTCATCTACTACCACCCTGAAGTCAACATTGCTATAATTGAACTTAAGTATCTCCTTAACCAGTCTGTAAGAATCATAAGTGACAAGAATTTTCACCGGTTTCTCATCAAACAAGCACTTATTAACGTAACCTGTCAACTTCTTCGTCAGTTCCTGAAAGAAATTTTCCTTTGCCTTCTCAAGTTCCTCCTTTTTCTTCCTAATCTTATTCTTGTCCTCGTAAGAACTATACCTAGGCCTTTCAATCTTAGTTAGGTCCTTATCAGTTTTTGGATCCCCTTCAAATTCATTAACCACTAAGAAAACCTCATCCTTGTGCTGATCATACTTGTTCTGGAGGAGAATCTTTCTAGGACTACATAAGATTGTGTTCTCATCGTTCCTAATACAATACTCCGTAAATCCACATCCTGGGATTTGTTTGTTCAGGATGTGTGGGAAGTCATGAAGCTTGAAGTCAGGTATATCCGATACATACCTATAACCAGCCGGTACTTCTGCAATGATTACTCTTCCGCGATCTTCTGTTTCTACCACTTTCTCTATCATACTTACTATTATTAATTTGTTAATTATTCTTAATAACTTGGGCTTTCACCCCAAGCTAAGCCCGCACACAAGAGACTCCCTTCGGTCACTCTTGCATTCGGTCTATATCTCACTAGTAAGTCTTCTATGTGGTATATTATGCAAAATATTCAATTTTAATCACTAAACATCATAGTATATACTTATAGTATTTTTTTCCTTTAAAAAAGTGCACACTTGAAATACTCGGGGATAATATTTCTATCAACATCAATATGGTCTCCGCTGGCGCTCCGCCCCATAAAAATCCGATAGTGTATTCATCCCCCTTACTTCAAGTTCCTAGGCGAAGCCCTCAATACCGAACCGACGACTTTAGGAGGAGTGTGAAGGTTTGAGCAAAGAGCGAGAGGCTAGGGTGACAATATTAGAGAGCGAAGCGATATAATATTGGTGGCATAGACTTTTGGGCAGGCGGCCTCTCGCGAATTGGGTGCGGAGCTTAGCTTTCCTAAAATAGCACGGAAAGTAATAATATCATAGGCCGAGGTGTTTTTGTTCCTCAGCCCCTATTTTAGAATCTACTATTTTTCATATGACTTATCCAGAGAATTACTAGTTCCAACAGTTCATATTTGTTTTTAACATCACTGTTCTCCTTGAGTCTTAGTAGTTGTTGTTCTATGTCGACCTTTTTCTTTTGGTAATCAACTAGTGCTTCTTTCAAAGTTTTTCTAGTAAATGTCCCACTAATCGCACTACTGATTGTCCAGAATTCATAAGAGAAGTCATAATCAATCTGACTCTTGTAATCTACGAAGAAATTGACACCTTCTATCTTTCCAGCCTCTTCTATGGATGCCTCGAACTTTTCATTGTACAAGTTAACAATACCTAGGATTGGAAGGATAGGGACAAAAATTTCAGTATTGATCTCATTTGTGTCTATGTCTGGATATTTATTGCTCCACCTTTCAAAGTCCTTGTAGAAACTTCTTACTACATCTACGTACCTATATAATTCTTGGGGTAGTTTTTTCTTGAACTTTTCCTCCATTGTTTTTAGGTTCTGGATTGCGGTATCTAGGTGTGTTAGTTCTTCCCAGTACTTCTTAGGGTTAGTTTTCTTTAGTTGGTATAGCCTGTTCTGTCTTGCATTGTGTGAGTCTACCTTTTCATTATACTCATCAATACTCTTCTTCGACGTTCCAAACCAACCATGAATTAATCTATCCCATATATTCTTCCTGTATGGTTTTCTATCAAGAAGTGCAAAGTTTTTACTTCTTAAGATTATCATAGCTTACTTTTTACGTGATTATACCAAAGCTTTCTAAGTTCAAATTCAGGCAAGTGTTTATCTACATCGTCGTTATTTCTAGTATACTCCTCATCATAACCTATCATAGCTTTTATTGAGGGTAGAATAATACCTTTCAGCGTTTTAGACTTACTAGAGTCACCTACGTTACCTAATCTCCAAACTTTATCTTTGATATTATAGACAACTTCATCATCATAGTCAATATCAATCATGCGGATGTCTTCAGTATCTTCAATATCCTCAACCCTGCCATCATTATCCTCGAAGTTCATGTTAAAGTAGTTAATAATTCCTGCACTTCTTAGTATTTCAGGTTTTTCATTTACTTCATCTGGATACCTAGCTGCCCATGTCTTAAGTGGTCCTGCGAAACTTTTTATTGTTTCCACGTACTTAAATATATCTTGTGGTAGCTTAGTGTTAAATACTTTCTCGAATTCTCTCAGCCTCTTAGTAACAATGTCGAGGTCGTATAAGTAGGTAAGATACTGGCGAGGGTCATTTTTTAGAAGGTCGCTAAGTTTTTTCTGTCTTGCATTATAGTTGCTTACATAATTGTTGTGCCTATCGATACTTTCCTTCGATGTACCAAACCACCCATGCTTAAGTCTGTCCCAGTTATTTTTATAGTACTGTTTTTTCTCAAGCAGGGCAAAGTTTTTATTTCTTAAGATTATCATAAATTCTTACTAGTTTTATACCAAGTGTGATAAGAGTTATTTAGGTCTGTGAAGTCTTCGGCCCACTTAAGTTTATCAGCAAACATAAATCTTGCTCCTGAATTTATCTTAGTGGTTGGTGTAAAGACAATGTAGTATACCGTTAGTCCTCCATTACCTCTTACATTATCAGACAGCCTATATACCTCTTTTATTCTACCACCCTCAATAATTTTCTTGTCTACCATCCAGTCATTGACCAACTTCATTTCTTCTACTGGGTCTTCACACTTAAGTCCCATGCTTATTAATGATGGGTATGTTTGTGTGTGGTAGAGGTCTTTAAATGTAATCTCTCCTGCCTTTATCTTCTCTTTCTCTGGCCCATCCTGAATACTTACATTATCACCACTTGTATTTGTCTTCTCTTTACCTGACTTAAATATTGATGTGAGTTTATCTAGGAAGGAGAAATTTTTATCTCTCAGTACTATCATAGCTTACGTTCCACTTACGATACTTCCTGAATGTGGTGCGCCGGTGAATGGGCATGTTGGTATGCAATTAAAGGGTCCACTCATATCTGTTCCTGCTGTTCCCTTTGTTTCTAATTTACCGCCAGTTATTTTTACACTCGGCGCTTTAATAGTTGCACTTCCCTTACATTCTATCTCTGCACTGCCTTCTACTGTAAGTCCAAGTTTACCATCAGTTTTTATGTTGATATTTCCGGACTTATCAATTTTTATCCAGCTTGTTGGTTCAGGTGTTGTATCTTTTTCTTGTTTATCATTATATTCACTGGCAGGGTCAAAGATTCCGATAGTTAATTCAGACTCTGTCATCTTAATCATCTTTCCCCTTGACCTTATGCCAATGAAATTATTCTCCTTTAGTTTTTCGTAGAGGTAGTAGGATTTGTATGTAGGATCCAATTCAAGCAATACTACCACATCACCTACTCTTGGCTCATCTACTTCCCCTCTCTTTGGAAATGCTCGTAGTTCTTGATTACGTCCAGGAATATCTACTTCTACTGTATAAAGGTCTGGGTCAAGTATTTTTGTAATTGTTCCTATACTATATTCCATTACTTCTTCTTATTATTTCTTTTCTTGATTCTATCTACTGTATTAATCTCAGCACCTAGGGCAGCACTCTTAACTTTCTTAGATACTCTTGGATAGTGAATTCCTGCTCCTACCATTGCTGCCGCTAGTCCAATCTTACCAGCATGTTTATTAAGTGTTGGTGCATATTCCATTGCATTGGCCACTACTTTTCTACCTGCCTTCGTATCTCTCAGCATTTTTCCTACTTGGCCTAATCTATCGGCGCCAGTAGTTGCACTTAAGTCTATAATTGCTCTAGGTGCTAATTTTGCGCCGAGATAAGCAAGGCCACCATACTTAGCTGCATCAATAAGCGGCTTACCTGAATGATCTTTTAGTGCACTCATACCAGCTGCTCTCTTTGAACTCTTTATGATTTCCTCATCGCTTTTACCTCTCGCCTCTGCTTTATCAGCCGCATCCCTCGCAGCTTTAAAATACTTTTCAGAATCAAGTTTACCATTCTTATCATTTACCCAACCAATACCTTTTCTAGAGTCTGGAAGTGCAAAGAATTTATTTCTTAGTATTATCATTCTTAGTTGGATTTTGTTCACTACCTAATGCGATCTTACCATTCTCTTCAAGTCCTACTAGTTTTGTTGTCCACTTTGTATGGTATCCGTCATCCGCCACATTATCTGAATCATCTATGGCGATAAAAAATTCATTGGACTTGATTAGGTAATACTTGAAAGGCCACATCTTAGAATCTACTGTTGTCTTCGAGTCTCTTGTATATTCAACCACATCACCTATTTTAAACTTAGGTACTTGTCGATGCGTTATGATTATTTCTTGAAACATGTCAGAGTAGATGTAAGCTGTATTATAGTTCAAGTTTTCACTCATCTGGTAGTAATCTTTGTGTACTATGCTCAATGCTCCACCTTTCTGTAAGACTCTGGGATTAACTGGCATTACATCCTTATATTTCTCTTCCCAAATATTTTCAACCTTACTATAGAGTGTAGGTTGATATTTCTTACTGAATGGTGTTTCTTGTGTGAAGTCTGAGTCTGCGTGTATTATGAGTTTAGGTTCTCGGTTTCCATATGAATCAGAGAGTCCCATAGTTTCTTTTATCATGAGCCCTTCTAGTCCAAACACGAAGATACTATTTCTCTTATACCCCAGACATATTCGCCTCAGGAAATCTTGATCTGTCTCATGATTTTGATAGAGCTTTAAGTTTTTTGCTTGTAAGTCAGTATCACATCTCAGGTCAACTTTTCCTGGATATACACCTCTTATAGAATCTTCAATACTATCCCAGACAGAGGTATGTTTTTCGTCGAAGAATTTTTGATCCCCAACACATACAAACTCAATATCTAGGTAGTTCTTCTCGTGCCATCTGTTTGTAATGAACACGGGAATATTATAGATCAGACCCCCTTCTTGTTCTAGTGTGATAGTTCCTGTGTGTTGTTCTGTTATTAGTTTCAATGATTCAGACTTTCCCGCAACCTCAAGTCTCATTTCACCTCTTGCTAGTTCTCCACCAAGTTCTTCATATAAGTGGAGTGATTGAAAACGGTAACCTGAATCAAACCAGGGCTGAAAATCAACACTAGTCTTATATGAATTTTTATATTTCATCCTTTTTACATTCCATTAAGCAGGTTATCGATCACAGACTTAGGATATACATTCAAGACAGTACCTTTTGTAAATGACTCAAGACCCACTGCACAAGTTAAGATAAGAAGTCCTGTATATTTAGTATCTCCATATATATCTTTTGCAATTAGGTCTGGTCTAAATTCGTATGTCTTAATAATGTATGGTTCCTTTTCTGCTTCGAACTCTTTAAGCTTATCGAGGAGTACAGAGTTAAATACATCATACCCCTCGATATAATTTTTCAGATCCTGCTTAGTACTTTCAATTCTACTTGATTTCTTATACATTTGGTAGTCTATTTTGATTTGATGCCTTTACCTTTTCTAGTGATCGTTTCATTTCATTCAGTATACCACCATCTCTACCTTCTGCTGACTGACTCATGTATCCTGCGCTAGCTCTACCACTGATAAATCTTTCTAGTGATACCGCCGAATATTTAGAGGCCGGACGTAGCATGATGTTAACTTCAGCAAATAATGGAGAGATCTTACCACTACCGAAAGGATCTTTTACCATTTCCTTGCTTTCATTGATACTGATATTACTGATTACTAAGTTTTCGATCGCATAGTAAGGTCCGATTCTAAGCTTCAATGTACCTTTCTGAATTAGATCCACATCCTTAATATCGGCCTCAAAACCGGCGGGAGGAGTTTGCCAAGCCATAACAGTACTAACAAAATCCTCTACATCTTGTCCCAGTGCTTTGAATTTAACAGGTACATAATCACCCACCGCATAAGGTAAGAGTCCTATTAATTGATCGGTTACTGTTAGGTATTGTTTATCTTTATTTACTCCATGTCTATTAATAAGTGTGTCATACCTGTTAATAGTTGGAAAGATAGTAAATTTCATACCAAAGTTACTACCGAAATCAGTACCAGTGCCTGTGTAGTACGTAAATCTAGTACCCTTTACATCAAGTGCCCTAGCTAGATATTTTGCCTGTGCTGAATAACCACCTGCCGCAGCCTCAGTAAAGATCTTAGAAATTCTACCCACTGTCGCTGCTACATTATCCCCAGCTGCCTGACCTGCATTTTCAAACTGTGCTGACTTACCTACCATATCTTGTAATGCCTCTGCGAATATCTTAGCGTATGGTGCTTTAGGTCTCATTGAATTCCAGAACGATCCAATTTCATCCCCACCAAAACCAGTCCATTCGTTAGTGACTGTTACTTGAAAATCCTGGTTAATGATAGATCTACATAGTGGAAGTTTACAGTACGGATATTTCACCGCACTGTTCTTCTCATCTAGTATAATAGTCTTAGAATCTTCCTCTTGTAGGTCTGCTGGAAACTCAACCCAATTCTTAACACCTTCATCATCCTTAGGTTTATTAGGATCTTCCCAGGTATTAGGGTATAGACCAACAGATAACATAGGGTTTCTAAGTTGGAGATCATAATAGAATCCACTAAGTTCTCCAGTCTTGTTATTATTATGTTTCATTACTTAGTCCATCCTCGAGTTTTTACTGTTTCTTTCTTAGGTGCTGTATTACCAACAATCTTAGAAAGTAGTTGATTAGTTAGATCCTGCTTTCCTACTAGTTCTGACATATAAGCAGAGGATACCTGATTAGCAGCAGCAGAAATCTTTTCATACTTACTAGCTGCCCTACTAGATACTGCATCTTTATTGATATTTGCCCTACTAGTTCTACCGGCGAGTGTTGATATTCTCTCCTGATCAAGTACACGGAACAGGTCTTTATTAGAATCAACCATTTTCTTTGGAGCGATCCACTCACCTTCATGCACATAACCTACTGCCTGTCCTGTATCACCAACCCTAGTAAATCCACCTGTTGCCTTATGACTCCAATTCCAACTGCCAGCAGTGAAGTTGTATTGGGTTTTTATAGGAGCTAATAAACCTGCACCAGTGTTCTTCCTTGCATCTCTTGCATTCTGTGGAAGTTTACCAGTCTTTATAAATGCCTTTCTCTGTTCTGCCGTCAAGATTGTTGTAGTAGGTCTCATAGGTATTCCTTCAACGTTACCCTTAAGACCCATGTTATACATCATGTCTTCACCTGCCTGTTTTTGCTTGGCCATTATCTGATCTATCATGTTAGTGAAAGGGCTCTGAATATTAGGATTAACTTTCATATTCTTGATCTTATTCCCAGCATTTTCTGCATCATTGAATAATCCTTTCCACCAATTTACTAGATTCTCACCTAATGACATGGACTTGTTAGAAAAAGCCTTGAAGTTCTTATCTGAATCTGCAGAGACTTTATCCATGACTCCCTTGTTTTTCTCATAGTTTGCCACAGCTTTTCTCACATCCTCATTGGCAGTCTTCATATACTTGTTCTTCTTGTCCTCTATTGCCTTAAAGTTCTTATCTAGTTTCTCAAGATTACTTTGAAGCTCTTGTCCAAGCTTTTTAGCAAGTGTATACTGTCCGCTATCCGTCGCCTCTTTAATTAATTTTTTATATTTTGCAGTTGCCTGGTCCTTCTGAGTTTTTATACCCTGCATCTCCATATCAAAATTAACATAGGCCTCTAACGATTTATCCAATCTTGATCTATACGCAAGTCCCCTATGTGCAGAATCACCGGCTTTGGTATTATCTGACATATTACTTACATTAGTCCTTAAAAGAGTTCTAAGCTTTGCAGATTCAATTTCTAACTGTTTTTGTAGCGCCGCTCTCTTATTTGGGTCAGTTTCTCTATTAATCTTATCTCTTAAGTCTTTAACTTTTTGATCGGCTTTATTATAGGTGTTCTTGAAATATACACTATTGAACCAAGTCTTAATATCATCTACTTCACCACCGTCTAGATCTCTTCCCGCTCTTTCAGTGAAGTATGTCTTTATGTCTTTAAAATTACCCTGTCTAGCTGCAGAATATAGGTCTCTTAGATCTTTATTACCACTGTCACTTAGTAGTCCCTTAGTAACAGACCTTATAATTCCATCTCTACTGCTACCTAACATCTTTCCATCTACATAAAGACTACCTCTTAAGTCCTCTAATGTAAGATTATTTAATTCTCTTTTATGTTGGAGTTTGTATGTATTGGCTTCGTTCCACATACCAACTCTTTCGTAAGATGCTTTTCTACCTTTATCATCAAGACCTACCCAGTACTTTTCAAATGCATTATAGTCATTAATACCTCTTCCTTTCAAGTACTGTCTATTCAGTTTCCAGAGTTTACCAGCTTCACCTTTAAGGCTTAGTAGTTTTTTCTCTTTTGCTAGTTCTGCGTCTGACTTAGCATCGAATGGTTGACCAATTGTAGGTAGTGGTCCGCTTGTTGATGCACTATCCCACGCAGCTCCAATAGATCCTGCAATACCGCCAACATCAAACCCACCCCCTGCTACATTTCCTGCTGCATTTGGGTCGAAAGATACTGAATTAGAATCACCAAGATAACTAGCAGCCCCTTTTAAGTATGTATATGGATCAGCTTCATAGTAGATTTGTCCTCCATTATTATTAAGCTGTTGGTTAAGAGGCGTTCTACCAAGACTCATAATGAACGTTCCAAAATCTCTAGCCGCAAGTGAACCTCTAAATTTACTGAGGAACATATTCAGCTTGGCATTCATGTAGTCTTGTACAGATCCATAGGTAATATTCTTACCGCCCCTCTGCATTCCACCAAAGTTATTCTGATTTCTTGCAGCAGAACTAGTACCACCTGCAGATTCATAGCCATCTTGTGCAGTAAAGAAGCTACTAAGTCTCCCTGCATCTTCCTCACTCATGCCTCTTTGCTTCAAGACGCTATACCACTTAGCCTTATGCTCTCTCCAGAAACTAGCTCTATCGGCTTTTAGATTTCCGGCGGATACAGTAACTGGCGAACTAAATCCGTATGATGGAGCACTTGCCATTCCTCCTCCAGCATATCCTCCACCTCCAGAGAAAGAACTACCTCCGCCAGCATATCCACCGCCGCCTCCATAGACTCCGCCGATGTGATCATTATAACCACCACTACCAAAGCCTCCGAAGGTATTAGGTGTATCATTGTAATTACTACCGAGATAAGGTGTTCCACCTGTACCGTAGTTTCCAGAGTCTGTATCTCCCAGTGGTTCTCCGTTTGCACCTACTCTGTTAATATGTCTGAGAATAACTCCTTGCTTTCTTCTATGATAGCCAGTATTGATGCCACCCCACATGTTTTTCTGTAGGTAGTCTGACATCCAAAGTCTACCAGAGAACATACTAACATGACCATACGCATGACCAGGCATTTCCTGTTGTGCTAAAATATCACCTGGTTGTGGACTCCATTTTTGCCAATCAACGGGTGCAAATCCTACCTTACCTAAAGTTCTAGCGAAGTCCCTTGCATTACCAAGTACACCCTGTAGTTTATTAGCTGGTAAGTGTAGTCCTGCCTCTACTGCAAGTCTTACGTACATTGCACAACTAGCTGCGGATCTAGGCCTAACATTTCTTTCGAGTGTTCTACATGCATCAGCTACGAAGAATGGTCTGGCTTTTCCATATCTAGTATCTACTCTACCTGGCATTGTTCCCCATCTAGCACCAGCACTATCATGTTGATTTGTGGATAAGCTACCAACAAACCCACCTATCATATTAAAGCCTCTGTTAGCGTAGCCTATACCAGCATTAATTCCATCAACAATGCTATTACCAAGTCTCTTAGAGTTATTTTCAATAGCACCCATAGATGAATTAGCCCAGAATGCATTTTCTTCCGCTAGGTTCGAATTATGTAAGTTTTCAAATTCCTGGAAGTCTTTACTATATTCGTTGATATTAACGTCGAACATAGTCTTAGGATCTTTACCTGCTCTTGACCACTTTGCACTTGCCGCCTGTACACCACCTGCTCTACGAAGAAGTGAATTTTGTATTTGACCTAGTGCAGCAATACTCTGTTCTTTGAAAGACTTAACTCTATAGATTCTACTAGCTAGGTATCTAATTGCCTCAGGTGAAAGACTATAGAAATCATAAAATCCTTCTCCTGGGTGTGGGTCATCATAAGGAACTAGCTTGTACTTATAACCATTTGCAGAGGCTCTATTTATTGCATTGGTTATTTCTCCGTTTATATAACCTGGGATACCTGTATTTCCAAGTAACTTTCTACCTAACCACAAAGCACTTCCGGCACCTGCAGCATCAAGAAGTCTATTATTTACTCTAGTGTTTCCAGAGTTTGCAATTGATTTAGCACCGTATCCGGTAAGACCTTTGAGTCCTAATGCATCAGATATACCATCAGTAATACCCATCTGAGTTGTAGCACCGCCGAAACTCTTAGCATTTTCACCTGCATAGTCTTCTTCTGTCTTAGGTACTCGGATTGCCTTCATCCTGACAGTAGAGATCATACCGGACCTAATGAGTTTTCCAGCATCACTACCGAACATCTGCTGAATGAAGTCCCTATCTACAGTAACACCGCCATTTTTAGTCGCATAGTCTTCCATTCTAGAAAAACCTGCTGCAACTCTGGCCGTGTCTATCTTACCTGTCGACGCTGCATCTCTATAGGCACCCATGATATCTCTACCCTGTGATATTTGGCCGGATACAGAACTGGTAAGGTTTCCACTGCTATCTAGGGCCCCTTTCATCAAGCTGTATTTCTTCTGTCCATTTCTATTTGCGACAACAGCAGCGAGATCACCAGCATCTGTATTTTTAGCTAGGGTAGTATATTCATTGTACATATCCCTCTGCATCGCTGCATTGGAACTTTTAATACCTTGTGTGCTAATATTTGTCTTTAGTGCGTTCTGTATTCCCTTTTTCGGGTCAACCATTGCAGTTAGAATATTACCAAGATACCCGGCCATACTAGACAGGGTTAGACCAATATTACTTAAGTCAATATCTGGGAACTTAATAGCCTTCATAGCAGCACCTCGTTCCTCAAATCCATGGTCTAATTTCATCTTGAGGTAGTCAATAAGATCTTTACCTACTCTCATAAGTGCCGTTCCTACTGTATCACCTTTTCTTACATCACCACCAAAGAAACTAATAAAGTCAGCTCTAAATCCTTTACCCATTCGTGCCAGTGAGTTACCGTCAACACCAACACCGAAATAATCTAGTCCGCCCTTTATTTTCTCACCGACCCAAGTAATAGCCTTTAGTACCTTGGTCCAGTGTTTTGCTAAGAAGGTAACACCAAATAGCATGAGAAGTGTTTTAAACTGCCCACCTACTGAGTTACCTATTTCTTTTGGATTAAATGTCGTCATCATTTCTTTTCCGACACTCTCCATTTTCCTTAGCATCTTATTTGCACTCTTAGTAAGACTCCACTCACGTCTATCGAAATCTCTACTCCTACGTAAGCTTTGTTCTTTCTGGGCAGCGAATGCATTACTTACCCATGTTTTAAATTTACTTTGTCCGGGATCTGCTTGTCTTGGCGCAGAACCCATAGAACCACCCGCAACATTATTAGTAGTAGTTGTATTATAGTTATTGTTAATTACTATATTATTTGGTACTACCTTTACACTTCTACCTTGGGTCCTCTGTACTTTTGGTTGTCCTAGTCCATATTTTCCCAGTATCTGTTGCGTCTGTGGATTTACTTGCATGTCTTGAGATCCTGCCATACTAGCTATTTCACCCGCTTGCAGCATCATAGAGTTAGATTGTTCATCTTGATCCATTGCAGCTCGTTCAAGGGCAAGGTTCTGTTTTCTTTGATCCTGTATTGCCTGAATCTGATTACCTATTGCTTGATAATCTGCAAGGTCTCCTCCCCGTCTTCCTGCAAGTTCTCTAGTTCTTTTCTCTAAGTCTTTATCACTTGCTGCCATTATTTCTATTATCTAGACAGGTTGAGAATTTCTGTAGTTTCTAGTTGTTCACCTTCATCATCCTCACCCTGTTTATTTTCTGCTTGTACTTTGTTGACACCTTGTATTGTCTGCCCCTTATCACCAAAATCAATAAGTGGAAAGTCAGGGTCAGTTCCTTTTGATGTTTCTATAAATTTATCATACGTATCTCTAAGTTTGAATAAAGCACCAAGTCCATAGTGCTCAATATTATCAACCTTGAGAAACTTATTTAAATAGAATTTTAGTTCCATCAATCGGGCAATTGACATAGATGTCTCGAAAGAAATCGACAATAAGCGAATCAACACTTACTGCCACACTCCTCCTTTCCTCAGGCTTCTTACCTTTATTACAGTCTGGACAAAATACTTGGACGGGCTCTAATCTATCATAGTAAAGCTCTCTCAGTGCCATCAACATTGTAATATCAGAGTGTTTTGCGCCAAGTACATCCTGCTCAACCTGATTACCTTGCAAGTCGAAGTCTTTTATGAGGGCAATAGTTTTTATCATCTTGAGGTCTGTTATCTTTCTGAACTTAAGATAGAGTTTAAACACCTTCATAAAATCATTCCAAGTTGGTACAATAGTTTCGTATTCATGACCACCTAATTCAATCTTAGCGCCATTCATTACTTTTTCATCGATCTGCTTGAAATGGATGTCCTTATTAAAATCAATACTCTTACTAATCGTCTTTCCACAGTCAGGGCACTTAATATCTACATGGTAACTAAGATTCTCACTAACTGTACAAAGTTTCTTATAGAATATCAAAAAATCAATGTCCATGATATAACAATCCCTGATATTTGGATCATCTTTAATTAATTCATGAACATCAAAATAATACTTACCCAGCGGATCATCACTCGGTACTTCCCCAATATAATTACAGATTTCTAAGAAATTGTAAGGTTTAATTCTAACACATGGGAAGCTATAACCATAACCTCCACTTGGTAAGAGGGATACATTTATTTCCATACTTTTTAGGATTTAATTATGAAAAGAAAAACAACTATGAACTGTTTTCATAGCTGTTGTGTTTATTAAAAGTAAAGAGGTGATTATTTAAACCAATCAGGGGTCTACTTTTCACGGACCTAACTTGTCTATATTATATTATATTTTATCCTATTATAATTACATGTTCACCCTCGCCAGTTATAATTTACGTTGAAATTATATTAATATTATGAGTGGAGGGTGTTTTACAATCCAACCGTAATAAGTCAATAATCACACTCTTTCATGTATAAGGAATCTAAGGGCTTACTCATCCAAGTCTTCCACCTTAGGTTTCCCCTCTAGCTCTTCACCTCCTAGTTCACCTTTTTCCTTGTAGTAGCCTAGGTCCAGGAGGGATTCTAGTTTAACACCATACTTAGTAAGATTCTGTTCAATTGCGTTTTTACTTGGAACTAATTTCTTATTGTCAACTGTCCAACTAACAACGAGAATACCAATTTCCTTACCACTCTCGCTACGTAAGAAATAGAGACCAGATAAATAACTATCCTCAACCATCATAGAGTGAGCATATCTTTTATCTATTTTCTCCATTTCATCTACATTTGCGATTACCATCTTATGCCTACTGAGATAAGTAACCATTGGATGAAGACTAGTTCTTACACCTTGATAGTTCTGTGCGATTTCAGGTATACCACGATCATAGCAAACCTTCTCGTAACACTCACTAAAGAATCTAAAGTGTAATCCAGTCGTTGTCTTTAGGTTGTCGTGAAAGATACTAACTACTACTCTATCCGCGTTAAGAGATAGTCTAAGCTTTTCTATTTCATTGTTTACACTATTCTCAACATCATCCGTTAAGTCGTATATGTAGTTATCTTTCTCTTTTAGGTTATTCCTGTCCTCTGTAATAGTTTTTGAGACGATTTTTCTAGTATTCTCGTCATTTATTGTTACAAAGAAACTAACTACTGCCATAAGTAAGATAATGAAGACTATTAACTTTAGAATAGCCAACCAACTTACCTTACTTATTGTACCTAAGAATTTATCCCAAACATCCGCTAACTTACTAAGAACTGTTACTTTATCTTCCGTTAACATATTCTTAATCCTCTTTCTGCTTCGCTGCTAATCGTTCTCTTCTCATAGCAATGCGTCTATTCTTCTCTTCGTTTTGCTTAATTAGGTTCTTCCTACTAAGTCCATAAAGTCCTGCACCAATGACACCACCTATTGCAGCACCTTTGACAGCACTCTTACCTGATGCTTTTACAAGCTTTTTAAATCCCTTGCTTGACATTTTTCTTGTTGCGTTGACATTGTGATTAAATCTGTTTCTTACACTTTCGTTCAAGAATTTTTTTGCCTTTTCTACATCTTCCGGTTTTACTCCCCTTGTATTTATCTTGTCAACAACCTTATTGATCTTATCCAAAGTGATTGCATCCTTAGTTACAGCATCCGTCACCTTCTTGGACAACTTATCACCGCCTGCTCTAAGAGTACTTCTCGCTGCTAAGGCTGCACCAAGTCCACCTGTTGCAAGTACGCCCTTTGCTGCATCTGATTCACGTTTCTTAGCCTGTTCCTTTGTCTCTGCGTAGCTATTATCTGAATAGTTTCTTCTAATTAGTATCATATTTTATTTACAAAGATTAAATAAGTACTTATAGTTTTCTAGCTTCTGCAGCATCGTTTCTACTTCGCTAGTTATACCTTTAAATACTACGTCTTCTGGTATGTCGTGATAAAATTCGACAGCAGTTTTATTAATTATATCTTCTAGTAATTCAATTGGCTCAGACTTATCACAAAATTCTGGATTAATGTCAAGAGGTCCCATGCTACCTAAGACACCCATGAATGTTTCAGCAACCTTATCTTGATAGCTGATAAGATCTTCATATAGGTCATCTAGGTATTCATGTATATCTTTATGTTCTGCTGCCCAATGTAGATTCTTGCATCTAATCTTCCAAGCCTCTACTCTATTTAAGTAAGATATAAAAATGTCTCTGTCACTATCACTAAACTGTTTTACTCTATACTCTATCATCCCTAAGTTATTAATTGTTAGAGTTTAGGGAAGGGAAAGATAATAACACTTACCTCTCCCTCTCCTAGTTAGTAATGTTAGAGATTCTTAAACTCTAATGAATAATGCTCGAACTTAGCTGAGAGTGTAACATCTGAACGATCACTTTCTGCCTCAGCCTGACCATTATTATCAATACCTGCGTCCTGAATAATTACATTGTAGAAAGTAAGCTCACGAACATCAAGTCTCTGTGCGTTTGTAATAAAGAGTTTGCAATCCATTACTACATCATCCTTACGGAATGAGTACTTTGTCTCACGATCAGAAATTTTTTGTCTCCAGTCATCAAGGAAGTATGTAATTGCCTGATCCTCTCTATCAACAAATGACAGTGTTAAGTTACCTGAGGTCGTCTGGTTGGTCTGCTGATAAATTGCATAACCACCACGCATACGCTTCTCAATACCAGTAACACTAGTATCAACACCTACCTGAACACTATTGAGGCGTGCATTAATAATATCATCGCCTGGATAATAAACAATCTTAGGAGCTGAGAGTACTTTAAACTCCCACATGTCACCACGCAAGAACTCCTTATTGTTGTCACGATAGGTTGAGGTATAGTCAATAAACTTTGCTCTAAGTTGACTACCTCTTACAAGATCTGTAACTGTTGCCATGTTATTAAATTTTATATTGGTTTGTTATAGTTTATTATTATATCTAAGTCTACTATGTTTTTCACTAGATCACTTATCTTAGTTTCAATTTTTAGACTTAGAGTTCCTTTTTTCTGGTCTATCTTAAACTCCTTAACTAGTAATGATCTCACTATGGAAAACCTGGTCTGTATTCTCCCCAGTATACCTTCTATTACTCTTTTGGTAGCGCCGGTATTTGGGAGAGATAAGTAAGTCCATTTATTCTTTTCTAGTTCTCTCTGTATTTTACCAAGGCAGAATCTCATTAGTCCAGAAGTTTTATAGTCAGGGCCATCAAAGTAAGTCGGGTAATAGTAGTACTGCCCGTTATCGATCATATAGTTGGCTTTCTTTTCAACTAAGCTAGATTTCAGGTCATCCTTACTATATGATACACTTCTTTCAATTGGACTAGTGTAGATAATATCATTTCCAGTAAAAGAGTATGTACCACTTAGTAGACCTCTCAAGAACGTATAATACGCTGGTCTATACTTACCAGAACTATTCATCATACTCTCATAGAAGTATAGCAAGTAGTTCAGTTTATCGTCTGTATAGTTATTCCTGTAGTTACCTTCATTACACTCTATCAATACTTGACTCCCAGACTCTACTACCTTACCTAGTAACCACTTCCACATAATCTCATAACTACCATCTACTACGTAATTATCTGGATCTGGTAGTAAGATGAAGTCGATATAAGTAGTATCTTGATACTTGAGTAATGATTCTAGGCCCTTCTTATGCGATCTTCCTGTCTCCTTAGTAGATCCACTGAGTTCCCACTTACCTTCTACAAGTCCTGGATCCCTCCATTCTTGCTGTATATAGTAGCTATCCTTATCTTCTACACTGTAAGGCTTATATTCAGTTTCTATGGTTACTCTACGGTTATTTCTAGTATTCTTCCAGATCCCTTGATAAGTTTCTATTAGTCTACAGTAAACTATCTTAGAGTCTCTGTTTATAATACTGTCTATTCTTTTATCTAGTTCCGTTGTCCATGAATACCCAAAGAATGTTTCTACTATATTATACCTCTCAATGGTTACCTTATAATAGTACTCCTCCTCTGTATGTTCGATCTTAACTGTGATATTTCCACTAATACCACTGTTACCAATCGTCCTAGACCAAAATTCGATCCTAGATTCATCCTTACTTAGCTTGTCTAGTATCTTTCTGTTTATATCTACTGCTGGTTCAATGATGAGGCCTTCCATATTATAAAGACCAGTCACATGTACACTAACAGGACAATATAAGATATCCCCTACTAGTTTATACCCTGACCCTGTAAGTTTATCTATTAAGTCCTCAATACTAGAAAACCCCCTAACTGAATGGTAATAATCTCCACTAGGTTCTTCAGGTATACTATCACCGTCATCATAGTAGAACATTACTTTGTCATAGTATTGTGGAAGTATTATGTAGGAACTTTCACTTTTTAGTTTTAGGTTTTCATAGTTGATTCTAAATGCAAGTGTGTGTGTTCCTTTAATGATAGAATCTTCATCTATATTTCCTGCATCGTACTCATCCTGTATTTCTTGTAGAACCTCAACATCTCCATCAGTATCTTCATCAAATAGTGGATGACAGTATGTAGTATGTGATTCTAGATGACATAACCTAAGTGTATCCCTATTACTATGTGACAGTGTTTTTGGAAGTTCTAAGTTTTGTGGTAGGTCTTCTATGTTCACCCAACCACCTAGACTATCTAACCAAATCAGTTTATCAAATGTATAGCCCCTAGGAATATCTTTATACTTACCTTTACCTTCTATGTTTACGTTCTTATAGATCTTACCTGGTACACCCTTGTCTGGTAGATTATTTATAAAAAATTCATCTTTATCGTCAAGGAATATACTGTAATCTATATAATTTTTCCCACTAGCCCGTTCTTCATCTAGGATAGGCCTGAATAAGTATAATGTGTTTCCAGATGACACTAATTCTCTGAGATAATCGAAGTCCTTAAAATCTGTTCCAAACCATAATGTTAATTCACTGACGGTTCTTACAAATACAGGCTTCTCAAATGACATCTCAGAATCAACTACCTCTGCTAAGATAATAGAGTCTTCACGCTTACCTTGTGATGATTGGTAGTTTATTTTAGTTTTTCCTAATTCTAAGTACATTCCTTATCCAATTATTTTTACTTTCTTTGGGCTGATTTTTATAGGCTTGTTAAACTTACTAGATATTGTGCCAAACTTTTCGGCAATACTAGTTACTTTATCAGAATCTACCTGTATTGCTCCACCGTGATCAGGATTTTCTCCAACAATACTAAATGCAACTGTTAAGTCATTACCACCAGATTCTATTTCACCAGATCTCTCCTCTATGAAATCTTTAAGTGTCAGGAGAAGTTCATACTTATTGATGGTACTTTTCTGTGGCGTCATACAGTAGATAGTGCACTTAAAGGTTATATTCTTATAAGGTGCAATACATGTAAACTTCTTATCCACAGAGGTAATTTTATTATATGGTTTTTGATACCCAACGAAGTTATTAAATCCATCTTGTCCATAGTCTAAGAAATCATGAGCCTCACTATTAAATACTGAGACCTCCATACACTTCTCGAAATATGTTCTAAATGATTTATACTGATCATCTGCTATCGTCAACCTAAATTCATTACTAAACTCTATAGATGTTGGGAAGCTAATTTCACCATCATATAGTCCTGCCGTCTTAGTAGTGAGTTTTGATTTCTGCATCTCAAACGCTACAATTGGCAACCATCTATTATAAGCAGTCATTACACCATGATCTAGCTTATTCCACAAGTTAATTTCTTCGATCGGTGGTAAGAATGATTTTCCACCGTTCTCTGATAAACCTACGAATGGCTCAAATATAATCTCCCAGTATGAATTAGTATCTAGGGTCATTACTTTCAGTGGGTTATTTTTTCCACCTACTACCTTTCCTGCTGTTGTTATGTATGGGCTCTTCTCAAATGTATCAAACAAGTCTTGTACTGTTCTGATCTCACCAACATCTGATACATTACACAAGTCTTCCAGTGTTGTATTCATTCCCTGAAAAGCACCATTACCCAAGTAGTTCTGATTGAATTGATAATCAGATGGGCTTGTTGGTACCTTTCCTATTGCTGCATCTACAAGTTTATTTGCAATACTCTTAATAGACATACCCTTAATGGATTCGCCTTTAGAGTTTGCCTTAGTCCATGATTGATACTCGCCCCTTGCATCAGCCTCTTTTTGTTCTTCCTTATCATAAGGTCGGTTAATTGGGTATTTCTTTTCAATGCTTTCTCCGTGTATTAATCCGGTTGCTGCATCTTTGATTCTCTTAAAACCTCCCTCAATTGCCCCTCTTAGTCCACTTCTAGCTGCATCTGTGATAATACTTGGTTTACCTGGGAGTCTATCACGGTTTACTTTGTGTTTCTTCTCTTGCTCAGTTCTTTCGTATACTAAGAGAGAAAGTGTTTCATCAAGTAGTACCGCCCTAGCCTTTTGACCAAGTCCTTTACCCCAACCACGACCTAAGACAGTTTCTGCAATAAATCTAAGATAATTATTTGCATTTATCGAGTCTATTCCGAATCCAGGTAATTTTGTACGTGGTCTGAATCTAGGGCTGCTCATCATAGCTTCCCTGTACAGTGCTGCTTCAAACTTTTTTATACCCTCAGGACTAATCTTATTACCACTAAGATACGTAGACATTAATGACGATATCTTAGCAGCCCAACCTTTATTTATTGACTTATCTTGCAGGAAGTGTAGGAGATTTTGGTAGTAGTTATTGAGATCTTTATAGTCACGTATCTTGTTAACTAGTACATCAATCCCAACATCTTCATTCCCTGGCTTACTAACTTCCTTACTAAGCTCAATCTTTTTATCCCCTACTTCTACCTTACTAACTTCCCTACTAAGTTCTAAGTCCTTGTTTTCGATATTTAGGTCAGATCTTTTATTGCTTAGGTCTGGGTCTTTCTTAGTACGTTCAACTTTCGCAACTTTCGTACTAAGTTCTTCAGCATTTCCACCTTGATTATCATTCACTGCTAGTACTGAATCATATAGTCCATCAGATTCAGGATTAAATTGTGTATGTTGGTCTGTTGCTGCGTCACTAATTACCTTACCAACTATCCTACTAAGCTCTAGATCTTCCCTGGTATCTTCTATCTTGCTAATCTCCGTACTAAGTTGATTATCCCTTGTATCATTAATCTTACTTACTATATCACTAAGTGGATAATCTCGCTTATCATCTATTTTACTGACCTTCTTACTTAGTTGCGGATCCTTTTCAGTATTTTCTATCTTACTTAATTTCTTACTAAGTGGGTATTCGTGATCTCCTTTTTCAATCTTTCTTACCTCTTTGCTCAGTTCGGGTTCTTTATTATTACCACCTACCTTACTTATATCACTACTTAAGTTAGGCGCTTCTTTTTTATCTCCCTCTATCTTACTAACAGTCTTACTCAGATTATTAGTTCGATTATCACTGATCTTACTTACTTCCTTACTAAGTCCAGGGTCGCTTTTATTATCACTAACCTTGCTAACCTCCTTACTTAGTTTAGGCTCTTTACTGTTACCTCCTACCTTACTAACATCACTGCTTAGGTTTGGGGTTGACTTTTCTCCTTCTACCCTACTTACTTTCTTACTTAGTTTTTGATCCTTCTTATTACCTTCGATCCTACTAACATCCCTGCTAAGACTTGGATCGGTCACTGTTTTCTCTATCCTACTTACCTTCTTGCTGAGTTGTTCTTTCTTCTTATCTCCTTCTAGCTTACTCTTCTTTTTTGCTAACTGTGGGTCTCTTGTATCACTAATATCTGCTCTTGTCTTACTTAACTCAGCTTGATCACGAATACCTTCTATCTTACTAATATCATCACTTAGTTTGTATTCATTATCATCTTTAATTCTGCTTACTTCTTTCCCAAGTTGTAAGTCATTTCCTACTCCTTCTATCTTACTAACAACCTCACTTAGCTCTGCGTCTTTATGGTTATTTACTTCTACCTTACTAACATGCTTACTCAGGGTTGCACTTTTACGCTTTCCTCCTAAGATCCTCTCAAGATTCTTACTAAGTGCATTATCTGTTGTTCCCGAGTTTATTACCTTTTCTACATTTTGACTCAGTGTAGGTTCCTTATTACCATCGCCAATCTTCTCGACTAGACTACTTAATGTCTGAACCCTCTCATCACTAATTGTCTCTACTGTCTTACTTAGTTCATTTTCTCTCAGGTCGTTTAGCTTCTCTACTTCCTTACTAAGTGATTGTTCTCTTGTATCTTGAATCTTCTCAACATCCCTGCTAAGTTCATTCTCTCTATTATCTTTTATAGTATCAATCTCAGTACTAAGTGGCGTTTCCCTTGAGTCATCTATTTTCTCAACAGTCCTACTAAGCTCTTTCTCCTCAACACCCTCTATCTTACTTACTTCCTTACTGAGATCAACCTTCTTTTCTCCACCACCAACTTCTATGATTGAATTAGATAGGGCTACATTCTCATTTGACTCTATCTTCTCTACCTTATCTGATAGTGGTACTTCGTTCTTTAATTGTCCATTGAAACCTATGACACCAATTTTATCTTTTTCTAAGCTAGTATTTTCTTCATATTCTGTCCTAAGTTTTCTAAGATACTTACTTAGGGCTGATATTTCTTCTGGCTTAGTAAATTGTTCACAGGATCCAGGAACTTTATTATCTTTTCTTATTTCCTCATCCATAGTTTTTACATGTCTAGTGTTTCAATAATACTCATCAACGTATAGGAGAATAGTGTATCACCTGTTTCACTATAACCTTGTTTTAATGTTATCTTGAATCTATATGTTCTCTTGTCTCTGGTGTATTGTAGTTCATCACCAACTTCTAGAGATCCATCATTAGTAATAGCCTCAACACTATCCCTATTTCTATTCCATACGTCTTTCATGTCGTTCTGATTAATAATGAGTGTTGTTGTAAACTCATCATAATCATTCTCAAGTGTACTATCAGAGGAATATGATCCACCAAATACATTCTTCCACTTACTATTTTCTTTAGGCCTTAGTACTATGAACTTTGTACCTAACATTGCTAGTTGTGCTTTTATTGTCTTTAGTGTAGCTTTATAGAATTTATTACTCCTCTCTACACTCCTTGATGCCATATTCTCTGCCATACTTTTACAATATATTATCTAAGATAGTACAATAACCTTCCTCATCAACAATATACTCAACTAGTTTAATATACTGCTGAATTGTTAAGTTGTCTGATAGCTTCATAACAAAAATATTTCTATCTAGACTTGTACTACACCTATTGAACTTAGACAGTTTCCTTATGAAGTCTTCTATCTTAATCTGACTATATTCCAAGTCCATAGGTATATAGATTTTTATGTTCTTAATATCTCCTGTAATGCTGATTGAATCTTTTGGTATTTTCTGACTTACTTCAAAATCTTCTACTCCATCAGACTCAAGCTTTTTCTTAATTTCTTCTATCATTTTATTGAAGATTGAAAAATTCTTTAGCCTAAAACTAACCATAACTGTTAGAATTTATTATTAAATACATTAGGAGTTAATCCCAATGACATAATCTTCTTTAGGATCGTAGCAAACTCATTTTCATTTCTGATTGCATACGTATAGAGTGATACATTATTTAGCTTAGACTTATTGATCACATTCTTCCAGTGATTATATACGCCACCAATTGCCTTATCCTCTTTACTATTATGTACTGCTGATATCATGAAAATACCAGATGCAATAGACATTTGAACAGGCGCTTTATTATCACCCTCTGAGAAATGATGTCCCTCAATGTAATAATTCTTCTTCAATACATTAAGGAGGAACTTATTATTTAACATTCCTCTAGTTGGTGTAATACCTAGTTTTCCCAATGTATCTGCTCCTAGCCCATTAATTGCTAAATCCATACCAGACATAATCACATCAGGAATAGACTTAAGTGGGCTCTTAATGTATGTAAGTGCCTTAGATAGTCCACCTCCAATCACCTTAACTGCATCATACTTAGAAATACTAGCATTCTCTGAGAAATTCCTATCTTCCTCGTCTCCACACGCTTCAGTAATTCTTCCTGTTACTATTGCATTATTGTCAAGGAGATTAATCTTAGTGCCCAGTGTATTACTCAGTTCCATCATAAAATCACAAACTGACATGTAGTTCGTAAATTTGATATTAACTGAGTATGAGTTTGCGTTTAGGTTAATTACTTTCGCATCGTACTCCATACCAAAGAATTTTCTACAGTATGAATCGAGTACTTTATTAACCTTATCTAAATCTTCCTTACTTAGACCAAAGGTATACATAATTACTTGGTTGTCGTGGATAGTAAATGTAATCTTATAGGCAGTTACGTTTCTATCATTGAAGCTAAATTTCTCCTCAATCTTAGCTCTCTTATCTACGTTCTCACCGACTACAATACCAGCCACTTGATATACACCAAACTGACGTCGTATACCTCTATCTACTTCTTGATACTTGATACTTGACATTGGCTTGTGGAAGTAATTTAGTAGGAGCTTTGTTGCAATACCTCCTAAAGTTCCCCACTTAGCACCAGTCAAAGCACCACCAAGTACTGTATTATCATCCATCAATCCTCCAGTTACTGCACCGATACCAGCTCCAATGCCAGCACCCTTACCTACTGTTTCTAAGACACCTGGTAATCTATCAAGTGTTTTAGGTCCTGTATAGTGCCCCTCTTGGATTGAAAATTTCTTGTTTCTAAATTTAATCATATACTACTTAGAGCGGAATAATATTATGTGCATTTGCTGCTAGATCTCCGAAAGTTAGTTTACTTCTATCAAGCCTCTGTGCAAACTTAGACTTTCCATATTTTTCTGCAGTTCTCTCCAACTTTGGTATTACCTTCTTTGGAATCAATGGGTGATCCTTAACATAGGCAAGGACTGGTGTTTCCCAAGGAGCTGCTATCGCTGCACCTGCTGGTCCTCCCATTGCAATACCCATAGGAGTAGATGCCTCACTCAATGCTGCAATACCTACTACGTCAGGTCTCTTGATGGTAGCCTTAACTGCTTTATTAGCTGTCATACCTACAGGAGTTGTTGCAATCTTATTTGGGGCAGCCTTAATATCCTTTACTGCCTGAACTGCATCCCTCTTTACCTGCATCGCTGTCTTAGGGGCGAATCCTTGCTTTACACCATAGCTAGGAGCCTTGCCAGTGAATACCTGCTTAACTGCATTTCCTGCCTTAAGACCTGCATTGTCTAGCTTTGTCATTCCCGCATTAGCAACCTTCTTAATACCTGCCATAAGTTTAGTTGCTTTTGAATACTGCTTAGTTCTTAGTATAATCATAGTATTATTATAATAAAAGTTCTCCGTACCAACCAGACTGTAGTGAATAGTTATCACATCTACTACGAAGCTCCTGGTATGATGCATCTACGTTACTTAATACATCCACTGACATATTTGGTAATTGTAGAGATGCCTTAAGCTGTCTAATATAATCTAATAAGTGAACCATACACAGGTCCATAAAGAAATTACCTCTTGCACCAGTTTCTACATCAAGGAAAAATATCGCTGAGTTTTCTGATTTCTCATTAAACGATTTCTTTGGTGTGAAGTCTGGAATAATCGGATAACTAGTGAGTCCTTTTAGGCATATAGTTGTCTGTGGTAGGTCATCTAAGAATACATACGGTTTTCTATAGTCCGTTACATATTGATAAGCGCCTGGACCTGGATAACTTGACGTACCTCCAAAGCCTGCATATGTATTACCTGAACTCCCCGCCCCAACTCTCCACATCGGCATTGAGTTAAATACAAGGATAACTCTATTTAGTGGTATAATACACTTGAGCCAGGATGTAAAATTAGATTTCAGCTCATAGTAACCATCTCCGATTGAATCACATGGTACTAGTTGCTCTCTATCGACAGTACTTTCCCATATGAGAGGGGTAGTTAATTCAAACTCCCTTAGTGCTTTTTTAAATATCTCTAGCAATACTTCATCTGCACTAACGTAGTCATTTATTCCAAGTAGTTCATCCAGACTGTGTATTCCTAGAAGTGTAGACCTAATAAATACTTTCTTCTTTAAGTCTGATAGTAATGTTTTATCTGCCATGCTCTTTTATATTATTTGGCCACACGATATTTTATAGTAGAGGGTAAGCAGGAAAACTCTACCTACCCCCACTACCTATGTAATTTTAAATATTTCCTTCAAATGGCATACCCATATCGTAAGCCTCATTATAAACCTCTACAAACTTGAGAGATCTTGGATAACGAACCTCTACTAAGACACGAACTTTATTCTGTCTTGCTAGTTCATCATTGTTAATGCTAGCAATTGTGATCTGGTATGCATCAACGGTATAAGACATTGACAAGATCTCAGTACGGAAGAAGAAATCAAGTGCAGACTCCATATCAGAATACAGTGTCTCACCAATCCGCCTACCAATAAACTGTCTCAAGATCTTAGGGAATGACTTACTGAGGCGGATGAACAGACGGCTATTTGCTTCATCAGACATAATATTATCCTCTGACTGCTTTGTATAGTTGTCGTTCATGTTCCAAGCCTGTGACTGATTATTCCACATTACTGTATTAATCTTCTTGCTCAATAACAACTGACGTGTCTTCTTATTGAACTCTGTCACTGGCTTCTGATACTGTACTACACCATTTGCCTGACCGATGATTGGTGCAAACTCTCTATCAAGGCCTCTATTTCTACCTACTGCCTCCCAATAAAGTGTACTAGGTGCTGCATAATACTTAAAGCCAACAGTACCTGAGTCTACATCCCAAGGTGCACTGACATAGAGCTTATAACTATCCTTGCTCAACTTATTTGCTGAATTAGCGATAGCGAGGTAGTTTGTACTATTTACTGTACTTACTGGATAGAAGTAGTTCTCGTTGATTGCCAAGTTAGCCATGTATGACTGAACAGCTGGTGATGTACAACCAAAATCTGCAAGTCCCTCAGTCTGATAAACCTCATCAAGTGCAAGTCTATCAAATGCCTTCATAATATCTGAATCACTAACATTGAGAATAGAATACTTCTCAGGGTTAATGCCAAGATTTACATGAAGCTCCTCTGGATCTGCCTTATCGAGAGTAATACCCTTCTGATACTTGAAATACTTACCCTCAGACTCAGTACCAACCTTTGCGATATCACCTACCTTTGGCTTAACAATATGCTCGTTAAGAGATGCAAGTGAAGATTCGTCATAGTTAGCAGTGCCTGTTGTATCCATCTTAACCCAACCTGGCTCTGATGTAGTAACTGTGCACTTGTAGTATGTTACCTGACCACTTTCATTGAGCTTTGCATACTGACCATCTGTACCTTCTACTGCCTTGAGTGTAGTAAGATCTGTATACTCCTGTGCACTATCAGCCTCTGTACCACTTGGACTATACAACTGCCAATCCCTTGTAGTAGTTGTCTTGTACTCATAGTAATCAACAGACTTCTTACCAACTACCGCTACATCACCAACACTTGCAGTAGCTGCCTTCATATCAAGCTTACTGTCATATGCCTTAACCTTAGCAAGATCACCAGACTCAAGCTCATCCTTCTTAACTGGCATCCAACCCGTCTGCTTTGATTTAGGAAGATAGCCAAAGTAGTCAAGACCAAGATCGCTCAAGTCGTCAGGAAGTTGTAGTTGAATCATCTTAAGTGACTTATTCAATTCATCTACTGTTACATCACCACGACCAGCAATCTTACCAACATTGAAATATACTGGCTCACTGCTTACGCTAGGGTCAATTACTGCTACCTCATAGAAGTCACGATCAAGTACATCTGCCTTTGGTGAGATAGTACCGTTCTTAGTGAAAGTATCTAAGACTGTTGTGAGTACTGTATAAGGAGAATTACCACCACTATTTACATCTGCCTTACTTAGTTCCTTTGTAATTACTGCATCATGATTAAACCTGCGAATACGAACCTTGAGTGGTGTACTAGAATTATAGTTGTTCACTGCATAATTCTTAGCTGGCTTAAATCCTGAGAACGCTGCACTATTCAGGTCCACAATCTTCTGTCCGGGATTTTCTGGCGTCCAATCCTTCTCGCAAACTACTACATACGCGAGACCATCCACGCCACGCTTATCGGACTTATCTAGGACCTCAACACCAACATAAACCTCATGGAATACAACACTTACTGCATCCTTAGGGTCACTTGCTACTACCTCTGCCTTCTCATCCTCATAAAGTGTGTATGATGGGCTGAAGAAGATTGATGTATCGTTAAGGTATGATACAAGTTCCTTAAGATTCTGTACATAGTAGTCATATTGTGGTCCCTCGTCGGTTGTCCTATTACCAAGTGAGCCTACACCATTGATAGACACTGCCCAACCATCTGAATTATGATCTGCACTATCCTTATCAACATCCACTACCAACTTAAACTCTGGTACCTTCTTGAGTAGTTGACCATCACGTACAATATAAACACTATTGTCATCTTTTACGAGTGGTTTTGCAAAGAAGATATCACTAGCCTTACTTGCACGAACTAAGAGCAAGTTATTTGAACCAGCGAGACGATAAGCATTCAACCACATTGTCTCAGCCATTGTATGATCGTCTCCCTTATATAATTTATTAAGTGACTCTACATATCCCTTTGTTAGGTCCTGTGATGAATATGTAGCAATGAACTCTGCCTGGCTAGTAATCAACGTTGGTACTGATGGTCCTGCGTCTGATACAATAACACCACCAATAATCAAGTTTTCACCTGCCGTTGGATTTACTGAGGCAGTTCTAATTTTCTCATGAACTTTTACGTATGGTTCCTGAGTTTCTTTCCACTGTGCCATTAAATTTATTCTTATTTAATTAATTAACCAACCTCTACTAGATATACCGGATAACCTGCCTGTATAAAGCCCGTTACTACTGATAAGACAGCATTTAGGTTACTTCTAATATCTCGTACAGTTGATATCTGTATTTCGTTATATTTGTTAGATGCGAAATTTGTTGACACCTGAGCTGATGGAATCTTCTTACTTAATTTCTTACTTAAGTTTCTCAATTCAGTGTCGTCTACTGTATTAACTAACATCTTAAAATCAGAACCATCAGAACTTAGTACTAAACAAACCTTAGTGCCAAGAATGTTAGCCCTTTTTGGATCTCTGGTATAATCCTGATCCTCTCGATAATATTTTTTGTTTAGTTCCCTCAGTATTGGTGCCATAAGTCTATCATCAGCACCTTTCCTGTTGAAGTGCTCATTCAACTGTCTAGCTGTTCCGACTAAGGCTCCAAGTGCTGCACCGATAATTGCACCAGCCCCAGCAAGCATCTTACCTTCTTTAAAGAAAGGGACTTTCTTGACACGTCCACTAGCTAATGCACCAGCCGTTGCGCCAATACTTGCCCCCTTAATCGCATCATTAACAATATAATTACTAAAGTCTTTCTCTCTAAACTTAATCATATTGTTTAATTACTTTTTTAACCGCCGATACCTGGTACTGCACCTGGGCCTGCTGGTGATACTGCTGGACTAGAACCTGCTGCCTTCTTTGCCTTAGCTGCCTGACCCTTAACAGTAGTCTCATCTGGAAGACCTACTAAGTCCTCTGCATTATATTCAGCTGAACGCTCACCTGCTGCATTGATAGCAACTGGCATCATACCATCATCCAAAACTGCTGATGTCAACTCATCATTAATTACTTTCTCTGCCATAATAATTTATTTTTAATATGTTAGTTATTTATCCTAAGATACTTTTTATTCTACTATATCTACCCTTCTGAGCAGGCTGTTGTACTGGTTGGGCTTGTATTGGTTGTACTTGCTTTATACCAGTATTTAACGTCCTCACTGAATTACTTGTTCTATTGAGCTGGGTAGTTAGTTTATTAAGTGCATCTAATTCTCTCTCTCGAATCTCTCTGTCACTCTTACTCTTCTTCTTATTGTTGTACGTATTGGCCACATTTAATGCAAGACCTGACGCACTAAGTACTAAGAATGGACTTTTTAGATTCTTTACTGTATTTGGATTCTTCTCAGCCCATGCGGAAGCTTTCTTCTTAACATTGTCAGATAGCTCACTTACACTGCTGTAGAGTCCTTGTCTAAATCTGATCATATACTATTAATAAGAATAACCCTCCCTCTGGGTCATGTTAGTTTTCCAATCTGCTCTTTCTCTCCTAAGTGCCTGTCTCTTTGCATATTCAAGTCGCTGGTTATAGAATTCATTATCCTTCGCCTGCTTACTTCCCTTGTTATATGCCATTACACCTGCCGTTATACCACCAATCATTGCGCCAGCCTTACCAAACTTAGCTGCACCTCGACCCATTGCTGATAATCTAGATACTTGTCGTCCAGCTGCATTAACACCAGGCTTGAATAGTCCCTTTGTTGCACCTATGACAGCACCAGCACCAAGACCAGCCGCAGCACCTGTCGCAGCTTGTTTTACAATTGGTGCATAACTATTGGTCTTTTTCTTTTCAGCGAGAATATCAGCATCTTTCATACGTTTGAGATTATCAGTATCATCCCAGACCGTATAATTTTTTCTTTTTAACTTATATACTGCCATCTTACTGTTGTTCTTGTTGACCTGCCTGTTGTTGTGCGAGTTGTGCTTTTCTATCTTGTGCATCTTGATATTTATATGCACCTGGGTCAAGTGTCTTACCAATCTTCTTAGTAAGTGCCTGACTACCATCCCAAGTTGCCTTAGTGAGACCTACACCAACACCAATTGCACCAAGATTAGCAGCTGTCTTATGATTTTGTATGAACTGGCCTACCTTGACTGCTGCATTATTCTGAGTACCTGTAATACCCTTGCCTAATGTACCACCCTTACCAAGTTCCTCAAGTCTCTTACCAAACTTCTGAACCTGCTTAGTACCCATCATACCAAAACTACCAACATTAGCTGCAAAACCTGACATTGTTTGTGCCGGATGTGCTTTGAACTTACTGAAATCCCACCATCCTGGCTTTAAGCTACTAGGTTTGAAATTCTTAACAGCACTAGTCACTTTACCAATGAAACCTGGATTAACTGCTGCATACGCTTTCTGTTGTGGAGCTTGCTGTTGTTCCTGTTGTGTTGCCGCTATCTGGTCATTCATCTGTTTCTTATCAGACATATAACCCATTACTGCTGGAACTGCTGTAAAACCGCCAGCCATAACCCAAGTTGATTTCTTCTTCAAGTTATTACCGACCATCTTACCAAAGGATTTTCCCATTGTTGATATACCACTCAATGCTGAATATGCTTTCTGTTGTTGTCCTGTCTGTACCAAGTTTCCGTTCTCGTCTGTATCAAGGCCATTTTTCTTCATATTATGCTGAATGAATTTACCCCCTGCATAACCAGCAACTCCCATAGTAAGACCAGTTGCAACATTACCTGCCATGCTCTTACCAAACGTTACTCCACCAGCCTTACCTACATTACTTGCAAGTCCAGCTGCCTCTTTACCGAAACTAGTAATAGCACCTTTAGCTTTCGCAATATTTCTAAGAGTACCGACAGAAAATCCAAATTCTTTCTGCTTTTGGTCTAAACTACTCGCTGCTGCCATTGCTTGTTCTGGATTACTCTTCGCACGTTCTGCAATACGATCAAGCTTTCTATTTTGCTCTTTCAATAATTCGTCGTGCTTTTCCATTTGTTCTGCTTGTGCCTCTGCTTGTTCTTTCATCTGTTCACTCTGATCACTACTTTGTTTCAAACCAAGTAATGTAGAACCAACAGTAAGAGCAGGCCCGACCCAAAACTCTTTCTGCTTATATCTAATCATCTTACAGTCCTCCTAATATTATTAAGACTGCATTGAATCACTAGCAGATTTAAGACCTTTACCCAAACCTCTTGTAGCAGCGGCACCAATACCTGCTCCTACTAACCAACCAAGAGGACCACTTGCTGCACCTGCCAATCCACCTAAGCTAGATAGACCTTGACCAATTGCTGAGCCTAATGTTGCACCACCAGCTAATCCACCGGCAATAGCAGCAGGTTTTGAATCAAGTGCCTTACCAACACCACCTGCAATACCACCTACTGTATTCTGTGCGCCTTCTGCCCATCCAAATGTTTTTCTTTTTATCTTATATGTTGCCATAATTAGTCGTCCTTTAAATTATTCCATCCTAACCCTCTATTTAGTTCGCTCTGCATTTCTCTTAGCTCTGCCCTAATATCATCAGTCCTATGAAGTTCCCTCTGACTAGTTTTCATCCTTCCTAGTCTGTTGAGGTCCATATCATATTTTCTGTTTCGTTTAAATCCGATAGAGGGCGCATTTGTATTAATGATATTAGAGAAACGTTTTATTATCATCATGCGTCTAATAGATAAATCTTATAGTTTAATCCGAAAGGTAGTATATTAAGGGCATCAATAGCGGAATCAATACTTGGGAACTCTAGGACAAGACTTCTACTAGGTTTATCGTACTTGATTGCATCACCTAATAATTCCTGTACTTGATATTTTAGGTTGAAGTCTGGACTAAATGAGCTATTGATAAACTCACCGCCCTTGTTTCCACCATTATTATTGTTATTGTTCTGCTGTCCGTTATTGTTATTTGGTTGCCCGTAATTATTGAAACCACCTCCCTGTTGCTGTTGTGGCTTATTACCTCCGTTACGATTCTTATTCTTACTAAATAGCTTCACCCTATCGTTGTTGTCGGAAAAAATCTTCTTACTTAGGGAGAGACTAATATTACCAAGTCGTCTGTCGTATACCTTTGGAGATAATCTAACGTCATCTGGTAATTTAGCTTTTGCACCAATCTTAAGGTACATACGATACTTATCCTTGTTGAAGAATGAAGTACTAATTACAAAACGTTCGATTACTATATTATTACCTCTCAGGATTGGAATTAATGCGCTCGAATTAATTGTTGGAAACTTATTACGATCTCCATTTGTTCTCTTCATTAATTCAACATAAAGAGTTCGCATTGCATCATACTCTGAGAAGTTCTTCTGTCTGAAATTTATCATCCTACTTAACTATTGATAAATTATACTTAACACCCAATATTTCTATAATGTCTAATGCAATACCTAAGTGACTTGTCTCTCCAGTTACTGTCCTCTCTTTTGGATCTGTATCTGTGATTTTCATGTTGAAGTAATTCGGGTCGCCAATTAGTTTTCGAGTATATGGGTAAAACTCCTTGTCTTTTACTGTAATCTGATAAGAACCTTTATCTGTTTTTATAAAAGACATCAATACCATAGACTTAGAATTAACCTTACTTACCTTGTCGGCATCCTTCTTAGAGATTAGGTTGAAGTCTACATTCTTTTCCTCTAGATGATTGATTGCTTCATCAACTGCATCTGATTCGAGGAACTTACTTCTGAACTTTATCATCTTGTTTTATTGTTTTTTCTTCTTCTACAGACGTCTTCTTATTTCTGTCCTTATCTTCTGTTCTTAGTATTGTATTGATCTCCTCTAAGAAACCAAATCTAGTATCTAAGACTTCATAGTAAGACAGGTCACATCTAAACTGACACTGAAACGCAAAATTAGAGTTGTCGTCTGGTTGATAGATATGGTTAAAATCCTCTGTTATCGAGCTCCACTTAACGGCAGCTGTAAAAGGATCCCCATATTTATCTAAGGTAGTGAACTCAACGAAATTAGTAAGCAATAATACATCGCTATACTTATTTTTAAAATCATGATACAGTACCATATCTGTTGTGTGAAATACAAATTCGACTGGCTGTTTATGACTCATGATATTTCTTTCTAGGTCTCCACGTTTAGGATGAGAATAGTTAGTAGGGGTCTGATTAAATTGATAAGTTATGTAAGAAGATTTAGTAAGTGTCTTCTCCTTATTCAACCTTACTAGCTCTACTCCATAATCATCAAGTATTCTCCTAACCTCTAGCAGAAATTTATCTTGATAGTCAATCTCACGTATCAAGTAATCATTATACCTCTTTCTCAGCGTGTAGATAGTATTATTTGTTGATTCTACCTCAGTGTTTCCATCACCTATTAATAGTTTTGGGAAGTTATAGATCTTATAGTTCTTAACCTTAGGTCCCACAGGTCTTAGATAAAGAAGTTGACCTGAATAGAATAGGTAATTTATAAACTCTTCGTTCTTGTAATCAGCCTTAGATACTACAAAAACTGTATTCTTATAATTTTGTACAACCCTAGACTCTGTATCGTCTGCAATCACAATATTAATAATGTGAGGGTCATACGTAAGTCTCTCCAATCGTAGCCCATTTAGTGTAATAGTAGGGTGAGAAAATCTACTAGGCTTACTCATTGGTGTCATTACTAAGTTTCCATTACCAACTAAGGGCAAGCCGAGTGAGTTAGATAAGGATTTCGCAGAGCTACCTGGAGAGTATGTTAATGTAAGCGTTGAGGTATTTTCATTTTCTAAGACTGTATCATACTTGCCTTGTACTACCTGAAAATACCTACACTTATCTGTTGTAATGCGAAGACCGTTGTAGATTATTTCATTTCTCATAGTCTACCTACTAAAATTTAGTTGGCTGCCTGCTGTTGTCTATTACCACCAAACAAACCCTTTGCAAGAAGCGCAGTACCAGCAACACCAGCACCTACCATACCAGCCTTTCTCATCTTACCGGCATTATTCCAAGTATTCATCATACCCTGCTTGAGACCTACCGACTTGATACCTTCCTGTACACCTTTCTGATAACCCTTCTGTGATGCTCCCTGTGCAATCTGACCTACCTCTTTCTGGAATACATTACCTACATCCTTACGAGCTGCTCGAGCTGCTACCTTCTGTGCTTCAGCGGCTGCATTTTTTGCTTTTTCCTTAGCTACGTTTTCAGCAAGTGATCCCTGTAGTTTGCCAGCCTTTTTGAGCTCATACATTTTCTTCAGCTCTTCTGAGAAAGTCTTTCTAGTTAACTTATAAATTGCCATGATATTATTCCTCCTAATAACCAGCTCCGTTTTCACTTCCCATATCTCCGGTCAGTGCGTCTTTTGAAGCTCCTAAGTATTTAGCACCACCATAAGCTGCGCCTGCTGCTGCAATACCGCCACCAATGATAGCTGTCTTACCTATTCCTGTACCCCAGGTCTTCTTAGCAAGTGTTCCTATTGCATTACCAAGGCCAAAACTTTTACGTCTTAATCTGTACTTTGCCATATAACCTGTACTGTGTTTAAAAATAATACAGCCCCAGCTAAGAGATTAATCCTAGCGGCACTGTAAGTTGTAAAAAGTAGAAGGAGAAAACCATGTCCTTTATTGTAACATGAGAATTCCCCTTCACTTAATATCTAATTAAATCCTATTATACTTAAGGGAAAATTATATTCCTAGGATTAGAAACCAAACTTGAAGCTTACCTTCTGAACGAGCTCAGGTGCCAAGTAACGTACACCCTCCTGATAGTAAATACCACTAGCCATCTGAGTTGGGTTGTTGTAGTTACCAATAGTTGGAGTATCAGTCAATGGCATGTAGATACCACGTGCAAGAGGAGCCATCTGACCGTCCTGTGTCTTGTGGATAGCATAGAATGTACCCTCACCAGCCTTCTCCTGAATATCAGTAGAACGAAGTACAGGCACACCATCATACCAACCGAGGAGGTCACTGATGTATGTCATCTTAGTGTTGCGCTCGAACTTACCGATAACGCCACCCTTCTGGAACTGGTTAGCTGCCTGGTTACCTGCGATATAAGCAGTAGTAGTAACACCCTTAACAGCCTTTGTAGCGAGTGCAGACTCAACATTGATCAAGTATGCATCGAACAAGTCAACACGTGAACGATAGTCCATGAACTTAGATGCAAGTGATGCAGGTGCGTTAGAGAGATCAAGATCATCCATTACGTTACCAGCATAACCCTTCTCGAGTGTGCTAACCAACTTGAAGTTGATAGTCTTTGTATAAAGCTCACGAAGCTTTGTGAACAAGAAAGTAGCCATATCTGAACCAGTTGCCTTCTTCATTGCACCAAGAGCTGCGATGTTATACTCAGCAACCAACATATCAGGTACAGTGTTCAAAGCAATCTGCTGCATCTTAGCGATGAAACGCTTGTCATTTGCATGTGCATTAGATGCGCCGTTTGTGCAGCTAGGAGTACCAGTTGTATCCTCCTTACCTACGATGGTAATAGTACCATTTGCAGGAACAGCAGTAGTCAACTCGAAGTCAATCTTACCATTGAGGTAGTTAACAGTACCAGTCTTAAGTACACCAGCAACTGCCATGAAGCTACCCTGACCATTATCGATCAACTCGTACTTCTTACCTGTGCCATCCTCAACCTTAACACGTACAGTACCTGGAATCAACTTACGACCTACGAGTGGAGAGTAAGCAGCGGTACCTGCGTTAACAGTAACTGGAAGCTCGAAGCCACCCATTACCTGTACGTCCTGATACTGATCTGGACCGAGGTTAGGAAGAACTGAACGAAGGTCTGTAACTCCCAGAACATCAAACCAATAGAACAAGCCGTTTGGCTGATCGAAGTCACGCTCGATTGACATATAACCTGCAAAAGAGCTTACGTAAGAAGCTACTGATGCGTTGAAATACTGTGTTGACAAGAGTGGAGTCTCAGAATAACCAGAGAAGGTCTTCTGAAGGAGGTTTGCGTTGTTACCACCCAAACCAAATACGTCCATCATTTCCTCGTTACGAGAAAACATCTTTGCATACTCATTACCACGAAGACGAGCGTCCTCTGCTGAAACTGAACTTGCGCGAAGGGCATCCATCATTGCAGAATTGCCCAAAATCTGTGAATAGTTATTCATATGTTATAAATTAATTTATATTACTTGTTTGTATATTATTTATTGCTGAGCCAAGATACAAGTGTATCATTCTCGCTAAATGTCTTCTCTGAGAACTGTGCCTCTACGATCTCAGGTTCTGCGTCTGGTGCAGGTGCTGCCTTAGCCTCCATAATCTGAGCTGATGCCTCTGCTGCTGCTGCCTTAATAGACTCAACTGCTGCAAGTGCCTTATCCTCAATGTTCTCTACTGTTGGAACTGCATTTGGATCTGCTACCTGTGCATTAGGATCAACTACTTGTGCGTTTGGATCTGCTGCAACCGCATTTGGATCTACCGCTACTGGAGCCTGTACTGGTGCTGCTACTGGAGCTGTTGCTGGAACTACTGCCTCTGCAAAGAACTTATCAAGAGTAGAGAACTTCTTCTCATGCTCATCTGCCTTCTCTGCTTCCTCAATCAATGTCTCAGCCTCATCCTCTGTAAGTGGTGTAACATCCATTGTCTCACCATCCTCATTGATGATAGCCTTGGTGAACTCACCATCCTCATTCTTATCCTCAACAACTGCAACTGTATCACTGATTGGAGTAATAACCTCATTGTCAGTTTCTACTGTATCACCAGACTCAAGTGCTTTCTCTACGTCATCCTGATCAGCCTCCTCTGAGAACAATCTCTCCATATAAGAAGTCATAGGCTCATGCTCTGAGAAGAACTTTGTCTCTGCCTCATTAGTGTAAACATCTGAGAACTGCTTTTCATCCTCATCACCGATAAGATTCTCTGCCTCATCGTCTGACAATGGGTGAACATTCATAGTCTCATCGTCTACTGCAACTACCTTAGTAAACTCGCCATTACCCTTATCCTCAACTACTGCTGTGTCATCGCTGATTGGAGTGATAATCTCACCCTCAGTCTCGATCTGCTCACCTGATTCGATAGCTGCCTCAATTGGACACTGGCTCTCACCATCTTCCTCTGAGAATAAACGTACCATGAACTCAGTCATTGGCTCATCCTCTGAGAAGAACTTTGTCTCTGCTTCGTCAGAATAGATGTCAGAATACTCCTTCTGCTCCTCATCATCATCGTCATCATCAGCCTCATCCATAAGGGCCTCTGCTTCATCCTCTGTGAGTGGAGTTACATCCATAGTATCCTCTTCATCATCGATAATAGCCTTAGAGAACTCGCCATTTGTCTTATCCTCAATTACTGCAACATCGTCACTAATTGGAGTAATAATCTCATTCTCTGTCTCAACTACATCGTCTGACTCAAGTGCCTTCTCAACATCATCCTGGTCTGCTTCCTCTGAGAATAGTCTCTCCATGTAAGCTGTCATTGGTTCAGACTCAGAGAAGAACCTAGTTTCTGCCTCATTTGAATAGATGTCAGAATACTCTCTTTCCTCTTCACCTTCAAAGTCGTCATCATTATCAGACTCTACCTCGATAAGATCCTCACCACCAAGAACTGCCTGTGCATCCTCTGCATCCATCTTCTCAAGCTGCATGTCTACACCCTGTACTGATGCAAGAGTATGACCACCTGCTACATCTGAGATAATTGCGTTCTGTGCATCAATAGGAGTAATAACGCCATCTTCAAACTCTACTGGATCACCTGAATGAATTGCTTCCTCTACAAGATCCTGAGTGTGTGCGATACCTGCTGATGCCTCTGAGAACATACGGCACATCATTTCATTGTCATCTGAGTAGTACCTAGTTGTAAATACTGGTGCACCTACATACTCGCTGTACTCTCTTTCCTCTACTGGCTCTTCAACCTCACCTTGACCACATGCTGGATTTGCACCAAGACTATTAAGGAGCTGAATTGCATAGGTACGTGCGTCTTCCTGATTATCGAAAATCTCTACTGACTGTACACCATCCTCCTCGAGCTGTGCCTTCAATTCCTCAGCACTCTCCTCTGAATACTCCTGTGCATCTACAATGATATGATCAAATGGCTGAACACCTACTACAAAGAGTGGCATGAAATCGCTGTAGTTACGAGTCTCAACGTTTCTATCAAGCTCCTCTACTTCCATCTCATCGTCGTCCATAGTTACCTTTGCCTGGTCACCAGTTGTCTCATTAGTAACAACAACTGTATTATCCTCATCTGGCAACTTCTCAATCTTAAGATCACCTACCTTAGCTGTCTCCTCACTCTCGATTACCTCTGAGAAAAGACGCTCACAGTACTCTTGATCGCTGAAAATACGAAGAACTGCCTGATTGTCTGTGAATACTGAAAATTCCTTCTCATCACAGTCACCATCCGTACAAGGGCCCTGCTTTGCAAGATCCTCAACAAGACGCTCATTACCAGCCTCAGGATTTAAACCGCCATCCTCTGCTTCTGGGTTAATGACACCCCCATTTACGTGATTCTCTACTTTCTCATCTGGTGCGCCAACCTGATTACCTGGGTGAACTCCATCTGCAGACGGGTGGACAAATTTTTCCAACTGACCATCCGGAACAGCGACGAGATCATAAGTATCAGCTTCGTCAGCAGCCTCCTGTGCTAAAGTAACCTCACCATTCTCTTTGTCAGTGATAGCAACATTACCATCACCTACGTTTCTATACTCTACTTCCTCGGTATCAACAACACCATTCTCCTTAGCGGACTTGATATCGTTGTCTACCTGCTTAGCCAATTCCTCATCTGTATTTGAGAACATGACTTCCATAAATCTAGTCTTCTTCATTTATGTATTTTTTAATTATTTCTTAATCGTAACCTGACTGCCATCTAAGAAAATAACATCCCTAGAAATAAGCTGATCAATAATGTCCTCTGGTGCATCTGGGTATCTATTTCTTAAGATATCCATGAACTGCTTAATACCCATACTCTGATTAGCATACTCTAACTTCAAGTCTGGGATAATACTAGAATCACTTATCCAATCTGAACAGCAATCCTCACTGAAATGTAATTCCCTTGGTGTAATGTCATGTGCCTTCTTAAGAATCATAATACCTTTTTCTGGCAACATTCTACGATCATCAAGTCTATCAATTAGGTCAGACTTAAACTCTCTATCGCCACCAACTACATCCTCATCAAGATCAAGAACCTTAGTAACCTGAATAATCAACTTACTAAACAACCTCTCCTGTTCAAATGCAGTGGGACTAATTACTACATCATTATCAACAATACTAGCAAAGCCCTTCTCAAGCATATCATCTGCCTTATTGCTGAAGGTCTTTTCGAATATATCCTTAGTAACCGTCTTTCCACTAAACTCTTTCAGCTTAGTTTCAAACTCATTAAGACTGTCCTCATGCTTTTCTGTTTCTGGATTCAACCTCTCCTTGAACAGCTTTAAGTTAAATCTACGTCCGCCACAATTAGGACAAAAGGTCTGACTTACGTTCTCAGCAGTCTCCATTACATGACCACAATCTCTACATACTACCTGGCGGAGAGTCATACCACCTTCATTATATTCCTCACTGAACAACTTACGTCTCTGAGAAAATAACTTCATCCTAGCCATTACTCTTCTCCTCCTTCTTCTTCATTTTCTAGCTCTGCAGGTACTGGATTAGAACCGAATACCTCATCAATCATAGACTTAGCAAACTCTGTGTAAGCCTCTTGTATCTTCTTCAGACGCATTGGACTAACTTTACCTGTCTTGCTCATTTCCTGCATTGCTAACCTATATGGCATCTGTAATTTCTGTGCTGCTACTCTTACTGACTTTCCGAGAGAGCTTGCACCAATTAATGTAGATACTTGTTTTCCTGATACTACCTCTGGTGTAATGTTCTTAAAAATATCAAGCACGTCAGACATAAATAGAGACTTCATAATCTTAAGTGTCTCTGGGTCAATCTTCTCTAGACCACCTGACTGCCTTACTAGTTGTTTGTACTCTAAGAATAATCTCCTAAATCTCATACGGGGACTAAACTTCGCATATCTAACACGTTCCTTGAGAGTACTAATTGAAAATTCCTTCTGCTCTGCCTTAAAAACACCAGAATAAGGAGAATCATTGCTAATCTCTACAGCTACATTACCAGAGCTGAACTGTTTTGCCTTGAGCGTAGTGAAGTGATTTCTAATTTTTGAACTCTTAGGTAGCTTAGTGTCTCCAAATACTGAAAGATCTGAAAACTCCTTTACAAATAACTTAGTACTACCCTCACTAGTATCTGAAAATGTCTTTGTACTAGTGTCTGAATGATCTACTACTTCTACTACTGATGCATCTGCCCAACTTGGATTCATAGTTACATCAAAACCCTTCAGAGATACTAATTTCTTAAGTGTATCATGGGAGTTCTGATTATCCCAATAACCAAGAATTACCGCTGACACACCTGGTAATATTGAATTAGAGATCATACCCTTCAGACGCCTAATGTTCTGAATTGCTTGATCATCCATTCCCTCCTCTGATAGGATAGTAGCTGTACAATATACCCACTGATCACTATCTTCTATCCAGATACGATCAATATAGTGAGTAGGAGATGCAACACCAACTAACATAAGCTGGTCATCCTTACCTGCCGTCTTACTTGCAACACTAGGATTATACTTGTTCTGTGCTGCCCAATTACGTACTAGGTGAGTGAGAGAACCTAACATCCTCTTCTTTGCAATGTCCTCCTTGTACTTATCACTAGCTAAATACTCTTCAACCACACGGCGCGGAATTATACTAGAATCACTTGCTGGTATACCGCCCACTGAAAATAATTTAACTTTAATCTGCATTATATTTATATTATTTAATTTATCTCATAACCTGCTGGGGTGTTACCTGGAGTAGGCTCTGCAATTAACATAAGAGACTTAACAATACCTGCACTATCTGAGTCTATTACTTTTAGTTCTACTGTAATACCATTCATATAACAGGTTAGATACTTATCTTGTCCCTTTGCTTTTATTAGAACGTATGAACTATCCAATGAGTTATGTAATATCTCCCACTCAAATACTTCATCTACCATCCCAACAGTACCATTTCCTAAGATAGCTAAGTTTTGATCACCTACCATAAATCTAGCACCATACGAACTACCTAGGAGCCTATTAAATATAGTAAAGATATCCGCATTATCAACTCCAAAATGTTCTGAAAAGTAATATTCACCTTTTGGAAGATACTCACTATTCTTAATATTAACTACTACCTTCTTAGTTGTCTCTTTTATGGTGTCTGTGTTGTATGTGTAATCTGTAAAGGGTCGTTCCTGTGTTAATTTAGCAGGCTCTCCAACCAACTGTAATCTTTCCTCGCTAAATACTAAGACGCCTTCCTCGTTGCAGATATTATACACAACAGCAACTTTCTTTTCGTCTTCTTCTTTGCGAGGTGTATCAGGAGTTGGATTTTTCTTCCTGCTACACTTACACAGGTCTAGTCTGAGTAATTCTAAGTCCTTCCAAACGTACTCACCATCAAGACCATCAAGACCTATAATAGTCACTAGCTTACCTGTATCAATGTCAAGCCTAAAACGAACAGACTTAATCCGATACTCACTAGAACTATCAACGCTAAATAATCCACTACTAACACTACTAGACTTAACCCTGACAATAGCACCAATTAAGTCATCATAACCCCACACCCCTGCAGGACTAGTAATGTGAATTCCGTCTGTTCTAAATCTACTCATACTATATATTTCCCTTTATTGTTTTCCGAAGAATTAAATATAGTCAAAAGTAGTCAAATTACTTTCCATACATTCACTCCTTGCAGTTTTCAGCAAGTTTCTTCGAAACGATAACAATACTTCCTTAACCTTTTCACGTTTAAGCTTCTTTGGCTCAAAAGCACCATTATCGAGTTGTTTTAAGAGTGCATCTCGTAACACGGTTACGATTACTCTATTTCTTATATTCTTTGCGGCATTAAAGTCGGCATTGTCTTTATACCCACAATCAACACACTTAAATGTCTCTTGACTCTGTCTATTCTCGTCTTCAATACAACCACAATTAGGGCACATCTTGGAAGTATAACTAGCTTGAACTGTTGATACAGCAATATCATACTTCCTTGCAATATGTTGAACATGTTTCTTTAAACTGCCTAGTCCAAGAAACTTTACTTTTCTGTTATAATTAATGCCTCCTTTTTCTTTATCTTTGATGTAGCATCTTCCAAAACTATTGTCTAAATCTTCCATAACTATATGTCCGACACCTTGCGTTTGTAATGTTTTACACATGTTAGCAATAAGTTGCTGTTCAGACTTTACCATTTTGGATTTCATCACATTGAGTTTACGTTGCTTACGTTTACCGACTGTGTATAATTTATCTGCCTTTCGTTTATCTATTTCAATTGATAATCTGCAGAAGTCATTAACTAACTTCCTATTATAATCATAGGTTGTTTCATCTGACAGACTGAATAAGTTATGTTTGCAATTTACATCAATACCGACCGTCTTTCCTTTAGGATTGGGAATATATTTTTCTCCATCCTTACATAGGTTTACTTTTACTTGATGCTTCTTTTCGTCAAATGTAAGCGTATATTCGTAATCAGGATTCTTTTTTCTATAATCCCTCATGTTTCCATGCCATCCTTTATTAAATGTTACAGGCACGTCAAATGATTTTCTACCAATACCGCTAAGACTTATAAATGATTTAATTTTAGAACCAAACCTACTGTTATAGTCAATAATCTTTTTCTTTCTGCATCTTCCACTGAAAGATAATGACTTGAACTCAATAGGTTTTTCTGAGTAACGTTTGACAGCACGTTCTCTTTTTGATAGGGCTAACTTATACACTCTATCAAATCCGAATTTATTGCAACATCTTAGTATGTTTGTATAGAACTCACGTTTCTTATTATCACACTTATCAATATTTGCTTTGATATAGCATATTGTCTGTTCGTTACCGTATCTTGCAAGATAAGTAAGACAATTAGTTAATGAGGTTTGTTTCCTATCAATGATTACTATCTTTAAATCACCTTTCTTATGTTTTTGCGTATTACGCTTATAAAATTCAAAACCCTTGAACGTTTTTGTTTCAAACCTAAGTCTCTTTTGTATTGTTTCAAACTTGCTTTTATAACAAGTAAACACTTGCGTATATAGTTGCGCATCGAATGAACTAGGAATCACATTCTTGAAACACCCTCTCATTTCCCTCATGAACTGAAAGTTGTTGTATTCCAAGAAGTGTAAGATATTATCGTTTACATATTGAGATACTATGTTTTTGTGGTTACGAATAAGCACAGCAAGTCCATATAACTCATCATATTTCAAACGAGTCATATCTTTTGAATTAAATACCTTTGTGCACTTACTTTGTATAATCATTATTTATCGTTTGTTCTTTTTCTTTTTAGTATTTTCCTTTAACTAACTCTTGTTGTTTTGTATATTCTTTCTTATCAGTCAATTTAATTCCCACTTTGTTTTCCCAGCCTAATCGAATAGTAGAGTTCATATTACAAACTCACTGGGAAATAGCCATTATTTACTAAGGCGCTCTTCTAACTCCCTACGCTTCTTAAGTCGAGTGCGTGTATTCTTGTCTGATCCTAAGTAACCACCAAGTGCACCAGTAGCAACTCCAAATAGGCCCCTACCTACACTCCTACCGATGTCAAGACCCAAACCAGCGCCTGTAACAGCTCCTGCAATGGCACCAGTTTTTCTAGAGCCACGTAAGATCTCTGCATCAGACTTTCCTTCGTCGTCTAAGTCCTCGGCCTTTTTCTTACCAATGTATCCACCAACCATACCTGGAACGATAGCGCCTAACACTGCAGCTCTACCACGACCACGATGTGATTGAATATCCCCAAGACGAACAGCTCTTTTTTTTTTCACCGTCTGAGAAATATGAGATTCTTTTAATAATCATAACTTATTACTTGTTAGAGTCCATTTCCTTACGCTTCTTCAAGCGAGACTTAGTATTCATACTGCTAGCTAGTCTATTTAGGCCTACCATAGTGCCAGCTGTTGCCAAACCTGTGGCAACTCCAGCCGCAGTTCCTACGTTCTTATTCCTGATTACCTTCTTTGCAAGCTTATTCAGTCCTTCTTTCTTAAGTTTCTCATCTGCAAGTTTCTGAAGTTTTGCTAAGTTTCTCTTATTGCTTAGTGATTTTCTTACCTCATTACCAAGCACTGTACCAACTACAGAGCCCTCGACTGCACCAGATATTGTGCTCGCTTTCTTAGCTCTTCTTAGAATTTCCTCATCACTTGCACCCTCTTCATCTGCTTTATGTGCCGCACGTCTACCAAAGTAAGTACCTTGTGCTCCAAAAGTAGGATTTTTTACTTTAGATAGAGGTGTTCTCTCTACATCTCCATCAGAGTAGAATCTAATTCTCTTTACAATCATATTATTTTATTTATTATCTTGTTTCGTTAGGCCTGCTACTATTCTTAATTATATCTAGTAGTTCCTGCCTTTGTCTTTCTTTTCTTACCTAGTAGAATTCTTAGTGGACCTGTAATGCTTGTAATTCTAGATCTAGCTTTTCTACTAGCTTCGTTGACTATAGGTATCTCCTCAATCTTTTCATCCACCTGCTCGATTGGATCTACTGCACCAACTATAACACTACTATAATCAATACCGCTAGTTGGTACGTAGCCTGAAAAATTCTTCCTCCTTCGTATGATCATAGTATAGTTAAGTTTTATTCAGTTTCTTTGAGAGGATTATACCTATCTTGATTTTCTAGCATGTCTTCTTGATTCTCGACCTTACTAGTAAACCTTTTCTCTTTTAATTCGTCCATGTGTCTTACTTTTTAGGCATTGATACAGGAGGTGCAGTTTTCGCTTTATTCTTATAGAGACTTGTATTATCTGGCTTCTGGTTTGTATTTTCCTGCTGCCTAATCCTAATACGATCTTTATTATCCGAGATTTCTTTTTCATTCTCAGACCTTTGTAATTGCGTAAGCTGCCTATTCTTCTGCATCTGTTCTTTAATACGCATCTGTTGTCTCTGATGATTCATTTGGAGCTGTTGTCTCTGTAGTCTCATCCTTTCAATCTGCATATCTCTGGCTGACACTTCTTGACTCTTTGCCTCTGCCCCTTGTTCTGGTAATTCTTGACCTGTCTTATTTTTCTCTGGGTCAACTATATCACCTGGTTCCGGAGCTGCATAGTATTTACTCCTTAGTAGAATCATCTTTCCCTGACTTTTTCTGATTATATAGTGCAGCGCCAAGTGTAAGTGCTCCTGCTACCGCCGCCAAGCTACCCGTCTTTTTTGCACTACCTACTTGCTTATCAGTCGGCAATCTTTCTAGGTATCTCTTAATGGACTTATCGCTAAGTTTTGGGTGAAGCTTCTTTATTTCTTCTACTGTCATCTTACCGTACTTCTTCTTAGCACCTCCGATTAATGTAGCGAGTCCAGCAGTAGTACCACCCATACTCATTAAACTAATACCTGCCGCCTTAGCAAGTTTCGTTTTCTTCTTATCAATCTCTTCCTTCTTAGCTACATCACTTTCGTCTGTAGTAGTAGAATATTGTTTTCTTAGTATTATCATGTTCCTTCTTCCGTTGGTGTTTCTAAGATACTTGGATCCATACCTTGCTGTTCCAACATATTAGATAGTTTTGCCTGTGAATATGCTGTGTACTTATTGATTGTATCTTCTGTTATGAGAGGCTCTGTATTTGGGTCGATGTCCTTAATGAGTCCCTGTATATAACTGAGATAAGCCTTTGTATCAATAAGAGGTGCTGATCCTTCTAGTGTTTGGAGTGCGTTAGTGACAATACCTGTAATACCATTCACAAGTCCGCCAATACTCTCACTCTGATTTATTTGATTATTATACTCAACACTAGTCTTTTCGCTAATATGGAGCTGAATTCTACTTGGGTCAATCTCCTCATGATATACAGTTTCATATATCTTAGCAGCTAGTCTTGTAACAGATTCTTTAATACCCGTCATAAAACCTGTCACCCTACTATTAGCTCTCTCACTCTGTTGTAGGATCTGCCACTTACTACCACTCGTACTATCCAAGATTGTTGCTGGGATACCGAGAGGACTAAGTACATTACTCCTACAGTTATCGAGATTCTGCATAAGATCTAGTAGTTTATCACTGAGTTTATCTAGTGGCAACATACTATTCTTATTACCAATTGTTGAGTTATAGTCTGGTACAAACTTAGCTGATTGACTGAGTGTATTTTCCAAGAAAGACACCGCATCAAATTGACTTGTTAAGAATGATGCTAGCTCATTTGTATTATTAGCCAGCTTAGTAGTTCTTGCACAAATCTCATTAGCTGTCTCAAGTGGAGTCTGCTTATCAAATTGCAGTAAGAAAATCTGAATACTTGATATATCCCTCAACGATATAAGAGATACTAGGAGCTCTTTAATAACAAGTTCTTTCACCTTTAAGATGGATGAATAGAATAATGGCTCCCCTGCTAAGTATGAACAAGTCTTAAGTACCTTTTCTATATTATCTTTTCCGCTTGTCTTTCCAAAACTAGGCTTTATTGTGTGATTTTTGTTTTCCCAAGATTCATCAAGGTCATTTTCAAGGCGTAAGTTAATAGATCCTAACATAAATGCACTCTCTGATGAAATCTCATAGAGCTTATTATCAGAACCCCTAGTAATATAAGAGTCCACTGTATCTCCTGTCTTGTCTTTCTTCTTCTTGAGTACTACACTAACTGGATCATTAATCTCCTCAAATCTAAACTTAAGGTGACCAAGTTCATCCTTAGTATTCATCAACATACTAGTATAGGACCCATGAAATACAACATCCTTAACATGACTTCTGATGTAATCGTAGATCTTTAAGTCATTGATTAGTATTTCATTTATCTTCTCAGTCTTAAACTCATCTGCTGCCTCATTATTTTCATCCATAATAGTAACGGCATTTCTACCCTCACCTAAGAAGTTAATTATGTAGTCAGCAAAAAAGTTAGTAGCTAATTTTACAACATCTAATAACTGATAACTCTTGAGCTCGTCTGATCTTTCGTAGTAACCAGACATTAAATTACTAGGTGATGCATTTCCAAGGAGAGGTGATTTTCTCTGACTACCACCAAACCTTCCACCACCAGTTGATCCAATTTTACTATAACCAGAACCACTATTGAAAATGTTAGACCTCAATGGAACTCTTGATGAACCTACTGAGAAACTACCAAACATCTTCTCAAAAAAATTCTCGTGTTTCTTCATAATCTCTATAATTTGTTTGTTCCCAGGGCCTAATCGAATAGTAGGTAACTTAAATCACCACCCTGGAATATATAAACCAAACCCTAAAAATTACTTCTTAGAGTCTTTGTTTTTACCTAATAACTTACTAGCACCGCCAGCAACAATAGAAGCTGCTGCCAAACCTGCTGCAGCGTTTAATGCCTTCTTACCATTACCTTTGAAGCGAACATCACCATTCTTGAAACTTCTCTTGATTAGATCAGCCGCCTCTTTAACTTCTTTATTCTTCAGCAGACCTTTAACAGTCTTACCTTCATAAGCGCTAATACCATCAAGGCCCTTCTTAGTTGCCTTAAGTCCATAATAACCCGCAGTTCCTAAACCAAGCCCTGTACCAAGACCTAAACCTGTACTGGTATAATCAAGACCCTTACGAACCTTCTCTTTTGTCTCAGAGAATTCCTTAGTAGCTTTAGAATCTTTATCTGTAGTTTCTTTACCCTTCTTGTACTTATCATAGAGCTTCTTACCGCCGTATGCTAAAGCTGCTGTACCTGCTACACCAACAGCTACTTTTCCTGCATTTTTAAGACCCTTTCTGAGTGCCTTATTCTCTCGAATCATTTTATAATACTCAGGTCTGGTTGGTGCACCCTTTGTATACTTGCTTTCATCCATTACAGCTTCTTTCATTCGATTGCCAGCATCCTTTGCCGAATCTAGTGCAGATTCCCAAATATCGTTTTTAACATTACGATAATTAGTAATAGGGTCATAAGAATGCCTTCTATAGGTTCGTATTCTTTCTATGACATCACCACCTTCTATTCTTCCTTCAAACTCTCCACCACCACCTGGGGAGAAATCACCTTTTTTTAATTCATCGTTGGCTTTTTTTCTAAACTTCTTTAAAGCTTTAGCAAAGTTCGATCTTCTTTCCCTAAGCTCCTTTCGGCCCTTTGAATTTAAGTCTGTATAATCTCGGTAAGCGAAATATTTAATTCTTGGTATTATCATTTTCACCTGGTATATTATATAGGTTACTTGCATCGATCATTACTGGATCTTCTTGCTTCCTCCTAGACTTTATCAATTTTCTAGCAGCTAGTGCCATTCCAGTACCAACCGCTCCTATTGCAAGTGCCCTATTACTATTCTTTCTTTTCATCACAGCCTTTGACCTTTCTACTGCACCACTAACTCTTCTGCTTAAGTCTGCTCTTCTCGCATTCATGAAGTTAGAAATGCTTTTTTCTGTCTCAGCTAGTTTCTGATTCTCTGCTCTTAGGTCCTTTACGAACTCTCTTCTAATCTTCCCAGCACCAAATGGACCTTTACCTGATATATCTCTTCTTGCCTTATCTTTCAATGCAGTTCCAGCAATATTTCTACGTAGTCTTGCATCCCTTACTAGTTTTTCAGATTCGGCATTTATTAAGTTGGTTCCTTTTTCTAGGTGCTTCTGTGCTTGGTTGTAAATTTTCTTAGTACCAAGTTTATTTGCTACCCTATTATAACCAACCGCTGCACCAATAGAACCAACTACTCCACCTGCACCTACTAAGTTTGCAGTTCTATTCTTCTTAGTCTGCTCTTCATAGGATTCAGCGAAGTATTTAATTCTTGGTATTATCATCTTTCTTGTTATTATTTCTTACTGTATTCCTACCTACTGCCTTACCAACCTGCCTTGCTCCATAAGCTGCTAATAAAGGTGCGGCTAAGGTGGATGCGTAAGTACCAAAAGCAGCACCTAATGTTTTCCCTGCTGCCTTCCTATATCCCTTACTTGCACCAGCCTGTTTGAGTAGTTTCATACCTTGACGACTAGCTTCAAATTCAGATACTAATGTTGGGGATTTATAGGCGAGGGGTACAGCATAAGGGGCAAGTTTATTCAGGACACTCTCCTTCTTACCTTTCTTTTCATCACGCCCTGCTTTAATACCGCTAAGTAGTCCACTAGTTATACCAAGACCATTAGATATATGAGTATCATACAACTTAATCCCTGTCTTTTTGTAAACACCCTTGCCTAATTTAGACTCAAATTCACCTACTTCATCTCTTAGATTATGTGCAATCTTACCTATCTTACTACCACCTCTACCATTTTTATGCATAGAGTGTCCAAGTTCATGTGCAAGGAATGCCCCTGATTCATTTCGATTTTTATCACCAATGTTTATAAGGTCCTTTGAGTTAAGTATTGACTTAGCATCCTTGATCCAATTCCTAGTTGACTTATTCTCTAGTTTGTGGCTCGTACCTTTTAGGCTCGGGTTTCCAGAACTCGCCTTTTGCAAGGTTCTTTCAAATCTATAATTTGCAAAATTTCTCTTAGCTAACTTAATTTCTCTTTTTGCTTGTTCTATTCGCTCTTTTGGTATAGAGCTCGTATAATAATCTTCCTGATTGTGCCCATTTGTTAAATATGTTTTCTGATTCTTAGCTAGTCTTCCTAGCTTACTGTATAATTTCTTATTCTCTTCACTTAGGTTATTATCGCTAATAGGTATCCGATTATGAGCAAACTTCCTAATATTTTCCCCTAATGGGGCCGCTAATGCAGTACCAATTGCTATACCACCTACTGCTAATTTAGCCCTATCTTTAGTTTCTTTCTTCATATTTTTACAAGTCTAGTGCCTAAGAAGTGTTCCTCTTAAAATATATCTTCTAGCATATTCTGTAGCTGTATGCTACTATCTTCCCTAGCATTTCTTGTCATCTGCTCAACTATTCTAAGTTGTTTATTTGCAGAGCTACCACCATCTTCTAGGTATTGTGAGTATTTCTTATAGCATGCCCAAATAGAACCAACACAAGCGTCAGCAATATCCTTAGAGCCGTCTAATTTACCAGTCTTTCCTTTATGGTCATATTCAAAACAGTTAGATTCCTCTGGATGATCTATTTTAACGTGACCACCATTCTTACCGCCTGTTACGACCCTAAGCTCTAGGCACTCACGTAACATTCTCTCATTATATACCATCTTAACCCTTCCAGATAAGACGATATTTTTGAACATAAAGTAAGGTTCTGTTGTTCTATCTACTGACAACTCTTCATAAGGAATACCAACACGCTCACAAGATTGAAATAAACCAGCACTAGCAAAAGAGTCAGCACTAACATTTACATTATAGTCGACATTTAATCTCTGTATAAACTGGAATATATGATCAAGTGAAGTGGATTGTCCTTTCTTCCTACTAAGTCCAAATAATAGTGGCACTTTGAATGTAGGGTAAGGAGTAGTATCAAATCCATCTGTATCAGTTATCTCACCGTCAAAATAAGAAACCGCTATACCACACACGTCATTCCTAAGTCCAATATCTAAGTGTATAAATAATGTCGTATGTCTAGGTATCTTAGTAAGCATAGGTGAGACTCTATCATAGATTGTATCATCTAAGTTAAAGAAATCTATGTCATCAATTACATCATCACCTAGGTTAGTAATACTTGAACACTCAATAAGCTTAGATATGTTACCTTGGAAAAATAACTCCTTACTAGTATAACCAAATCCTGCTAGGTCTTGTAATGACTTAATTGGATCTAAGATAAAATTTCGCTTAACCTGTATTGGACATTCTATGATTCTATCCGCATCTAGTTTACTTCTATCTGTTGTTTCTTCTAGTATAAAAGGTGTATGTACAGAATCTCCTCTATAAAATTCAAACGTCTTACCTTCACTCTCCTTATATAGTTCAGGTCTTGCTACCCAATGTGAATATTTAGCAAGGTAGAGTTCATCCTCTGGTACAGTCTCTTCGAATTTATCTGCCACTGAGTGATCCGCATCCTTAGCACTACTATCAATAATGAGATGTCCAAAATTATGTCTCTTACTAACGAAACGGGACTGAAAACGGATTAGGACTTCACCTAGTTTACTCATTGCATCTTGTGGTCTCCAGAATCCAATCTCAGAAAGCACAGTAAATACAAGCTGAGTACCTAAGACTGCATTCGATTTAGGACCAGATGAAATAAGTCGAATCTGCGGCTTATTGTACTGATTCTTAAAATATGGACTCACCGAAAAGACATTCCTAAAATAAGTAACAAAATCTTTATACGCAGTTTCCTCACTAGCATGGAAGAAACCAAATGCAATCTTAACACCACCAGCTAGACCAAGACTAAGATTCATATTTGTACAACAGTCTAGGCGATGATACATATAAAGTCCCATCAGTTTAGACATAGTTGACTTACCAGAACCAATACAACCACCAAATGATACATAAGGCGTTTTAGTGTTGATAGGTGTTGGATAAATCTCAGAACCAGCCTTTTTCCAGATATTAAAAATAGACCTACCGTGATTTGTTACTTCTGGGTTGCCTAAGAAATAATCATCATGTACAAATTGATCAAAAGATACCGGTACATGATTCATACCTAATAACTTGGAACCTACTATTATCTTCTCATCCCTGCTAAGCTTTGAATACTGTAGCTCAATGTCAGAAGGTAACGCTAAGTCCCCAATTGAAGATGTTGGGTCGGATTGTACTATGAATTTGTCTCCACTCATAACATCTCATTTTAAATTATTGCTCCCTTAACCTCATCGAAGAGTAAGATTCTTGTTTCAAATCTATTAAGGGAAATAATATGGTAATTAAAAAAGCTTATCTACTAAATCTATGATATCAGATATATACCTAACATCTTCAGAATCATGAGACTTAATATAGTAGTTCTTATAACTATCTAATTCAAATAATAAATCTTCCTTGAAATCAGAAATGCCTGTCTTCCTACCTGCTAATTTATGCCAAGTTCCACCTTTAAATACATACCTTGCATTATAACTACAACTGAGCCATGTATCAAAAGTTAGGACTCCATTTTTAACTTCACAATGTAAGAAAGGACCTTCATCATCTGCATCAGGGTAATCTTCATACAATTTCTGTGACTTACTGCACAAGTCCTCTACTAACTTTTCAGAAACCATACCTTGAAGTTTTTGATCTCCCCTAAAAGCTGGTAAAGTTGCTACATCTTTTACAGAATAATACGCAGTTCTTAAAACTATCATAGTTTAATTCTTCTCTGAGTCTTGGTCTTTCTTATACTTATCATAGAGCTTCTTACCACCATATGCAAGAGCTGCAGTACCTGCTAAACCGAGACCAGTATAGCCTATCTTCTTAAGACTCTTACCTAATGCCTTCTTAGCGCGAAGCTCATCTGCAATTGCTTTATGGCGGTTTATAGAAATCTCAGACTGAATCCTTCTACTATTAGTATCTGCAAGTAATTCAGTCTTCCTGAATCTCGCCTTACCACCCACTTCTGAAGCTGCTCGATTTCTCCCAAAATGTGCCTTAGATTTGGCCGCACTTATTTTGAATTCTGACCCAAAATTAGCATTCTTGGCAGTAGTTAGTTCATCTGCAAGTTCCTTATTAATCTTATTTCTCTTTGAATTTAATTCCTTAGCTAACTTATTTCTATACCCTCTAAGTTCTTTCTTAGCCCTACTATCAAGGTCCTTATAGTCAGCCTCGGCGAACTCCTTCTGCTGTTCTTTTTTTTTTGTCAGCTAGTTTCTTAGCACCTACCGCAAGACCTGCTGCGAGTGCGGTACCAGCAGCAACGCCACCACCGATCTTAACACCTTTCTCATGCTTTGCGTAGAAGTCAGCTGCATTCTTACCAGCCTTAGAGTTCTTAATACTCTCCTTGGCACGGTTAAACATATCACGCAACTTACTTGCCTTCTCCTTAGTTACCTTTGGTGTCTCCATTGGCAAGTTTTCTGCGAATTCTTTCTGCTCCTTCATATCTTTATTCTTACTCTTATCGTATAACTTTTTAGCGCCATATGCAAGAGCGGCAGTACCAGCAACTCCAGCGCCGATCATACCTGCCTTCTTAAGATCGCCTTTGAGTACTTTTGCAGTTGAACTAGATTTATCGAGCATAGCATGATTTAAAGCACTTCTTCTCTTAAAATTTGCTAAATTCTCTGCACCTTTATCTCCAAGGTGAATAAAGTCTATATCTCGTTCATAATTGATCTGATTTCTACGCTTATTTAATTCCTTTGCTATTTTATTTCTCTTAAGTTTTTTCCCAAACTTTTCGATGAAATTAAGGCCTTTGTAATCATCCCTAGTAAATTCTTTCTGCTTCATGGTTACTTTATTGTTTCTTTGTTCAAGAGCTTCATGAAATTATCTATTGCCTCTTTTGACTGATCTGATTGTAAGTCTAGTCCATTACCTTCTTGCGCAATTTTCTGAAGCTCTAAGTTAGCTCCCTCTATCTTGATGTCTGACTTAAGTTCCTCTAGCTGATTTATATATCCCATTAAGTGATCTACTATTAGGAAAATATCAGCAGTTGTTAAGTCTTGTCCAAACATTCTAGCTGGGTCTGTGATATACTCAATTGCAATAGCCAGTTTCTGAATTAAATGCATTATCAAGATTGGCTTAATGCTTGAGTAGATTTCTGACAGATATAATTCAAGTACTCTCCTACTCTTTGGATCACTAACATTTACTAGTGTCTGTGTTAGGGAGTCAAAATTTATCTGTAAGTCTGTTCCATATTCTTTGTTATACTGCGTGAATACATTATTAAGTGCTAGTGACATTTCTTTTGCCTTCGCCTCTTTTTCATTCTTTGCGAGGGCACTAGCATCAAGTATTAAGTTTTTCGCAGTCTTAGGAAGGCTTGGGGCACCTGATATAATACTTTTGAGATCCTGACTTACATCACCACCTTCAGAATCCTCATCAAGTAGTTCATAATCATCACTCCCTGTACTACTTCCTCTTTCCTTATCAATAATCGCCTTCTTAAATTCTGGATCACTAAAAGGATTAATTGGATTTATTCCCATAACCTTTATTTTTTACCTACTTATTAATTGCTGAGGTTGGATCGTAAGACCTTAATTCACTAGCATCATTTTCTGCTGTTGAATCTGCTAAGGCCTTAAATTCTTCATCGCTCACAGCGTAGGTTTTATTTCTTATTATTATCATCAGTCTTTACAGTTCTTCTACCTATTATCTTACCTACCTGTCTAGCACCGTAACCAGCTAATAGAGGTGCGGCTAGTGCAGAGGCGTAAGTACCGAAAGCAGCTCCCATTGTCTTCCTTGCTGCCTTCCTATATTCCTTACTTGCTCCTACCTTCTTTAATAGTTTCAGACCCTGACGAGATGCTTCAAATTCTGATACTAATTCTGGTGTCTTGTAAGCAAGGGGTGCTGCATAAGGAGCGAGTTTATTTAAGACACTCTCTTTTTTACCTTTCTTTTCGTCACGCCCTGCTTTAATACCGCTAAGTAGACCGCCAGTTACGCCAAGACCTGTTCCAATACCAGCACCAACCTTAAAACTATTGTTAGTACCTAAGGATTTCATCGTCTTTCTATCAAGTTCGTCTATCCTATGCTTTAACTTATGTGCAATCTTACCTACCTTACTACCATTCCTGCCACTTACGTGCATAGAGTGTCCTAACTCATGAGCAAGGTCTGCAGTCGGGTCAGACAGAGAGTGATCGATGGCAATTAGGTCTCTAGAGTTAAGTACTTTCTTGAATTCCTTAAGATTTGTTTTTATCTTTCTCTTAGAACCTTCATGTGGAGTCCCCCTAAGTCCCTTCTTGCCAGTTTGCAACTCTACTTCTTTTCTATACTCCCTGAGCTTCTTAATCGCATCTTTTGCCGGTTTAAACTGTTTCCTAATACTTTCTTTTGTAGTATCACTTATTTCAGACATATGGAAAGACCCTTCACCTCCCTTTCCCCTAATAACAGCCGTTTTCTGTTTATTAGCAAGGTCTTTCAGTTTACCAGAAATGGATTTACTCTCTTCCGCAAACTTCTTAGAATTACTTTTTCCTTTTTGGAGGTAGTACTTAGCCGCATCTTCATTAAGTTTAGAACCAGAACCAACTACTGCCAGTAAACCTCCAGCACCTGCAAGCTTAACTAGATCTTTATCTTCTTTTTTCATAATACCGTATTCCTTTTAAACTACAACAGCACATCCAATACTTAGGTGGAGTGTGTTATCCAGGTTTCATCTTACATCCTGGCACTCCATCATAAGCTCGGAAAACATCTACTGTGAACTAGTTACTGTTATTCACTAGAGGTAATAAGGCATGTTAGTTGCCCCATTAAATAATTTTTCACAGTTCCTAGCATGTACGTTAATATACCAGATGATTGGTTTTGCTAAGTAACGCACTACTAGTTTTACTTTCTTTACTGTTGCATTCATAAGTTCCTATAGCCTCATCGAAGAGTAGAACCTGCCGCTGCTATTCACTATAGGAATTAAAAATTATGGAAAACAAATTAACTTTTCTTACTTACTGTATACACCATCAAAACGATACTTCCAGAAATTCTTCTTAATCTTGATAACTGTTACACCATGCAAGGTAGTTGAATCATCCTTGACAACATTATATCTAGCCACCTGACAATCGAAATACTTACCAGTTGAATCCTGACGTACCTCAACATCACTCAGTGTAAGGCCATTAATGCTATCCTTACAGTTCTCCTTAATTGCGCTGATCACTGCATTGTAGTCAGTCTTATTGCTTAACTTCATAGGAGCTGCCCAGAAGAAAATAGCACTAACCAACAAACATACACCAATAAAAGTGCCCATTGCAATAATAGGGTTCTTGAATGTCAAACCCTGCTTTAAACTTTGTACAAATTCTTTCATGATTTTTTATTTTTACATTGTTTATTATTCTACGTGTCCTCTATACAAAATAATATAAAAAAGAGGCCAATATAGCTTGTTGAGAAACCATATTATGTACCCACCTGAATATTTTATTCACCAACAAATTTAAACTATACTGGACGCTCCCTCTGAAAATCTATGTGAACTACTCATGACCTAAAAAGACCCATGAGTTTCGGACTTCATAGAGGAATGACCTTTCGAAAGATTGGTTCTTACTTCCTCTCCATCCGTGTAATCGACAGTCCCTGCCGATATATTATTAAAACCTATATTAAGAATGTTGATCGCTGCATTAATATCACGATTGTGATTAGTATGACATACAGGGCATTCCCAATCACGAACAGACAAATCTTTTACCTGTTTATTGATATGTCCACAGGCACTACAAGTCTGTGAGGATGGAAAATATCTATCCACCTTCACAACCCTCTTGCCATTCCATTCAGCTTTATATGTTAACATAGTAACAAAGCTACCCCAACTTGCGTCAGATATAGATTTAGCAAGGCGATGATTTTTGACCATACCCTTAATGTTTAGGTCTTCGATACATATTGTATCATACCTACGTACAAGAGAATTGGAGCACTTATGCAGATAATCAGCACGGCTATTAGAAATCTTTTCGTAGAGTCTAGCAACTTTGAGTCTTTGGTTTTCAAACCCAATACTGCCTTTCTTCTTACGAGAAAGATGACGCTGTGCTATTGCAAGTTTGCTCTCGTATTTTCTTGTGTATTTATTATTATTGAAAGTTTCTCCTTCAGAAGTGACAACTAAGTCCTTCAACCCCATATCCAAGCCAACCGACTTATTAGTCTTTCTATGTGGTGTTATATAATCTTCTTCTGTGAACACAGAAACAAAATACTTTCCACTCGGAGTTTTACTAACAGTGACCTTTCCGACCTTTCCTTTTATTTTCCTATGCACTTGACACTTGATACCTTCTCTAAATTTAGGTATAAAGAGTCTGTTATTAGCAATAGAAGCGGAACCTGGAATTGTAAAACTATTCTTAGAACGCTTGGATTTAAACTTAGGAAAATTTGAACGCTTGCGAAAGAAGTTTATATAGGCTACTTCAAGACATCGAATAGAAAACTGCAAAGCATGAGAACTTACCTCATTAAGCCATGCGGTTGATTCTTGTTTCTTTAATTCAGTAAGACACTTAGCTTGTGCGTAATAATTATCACTTTTACCTGTAACCTTATACTGTTCTATACGTTGATCGAGGAAGTAATTATATACAAATCTAGCACAGCCGAAATGCTTCGCTAGCAAATCGGTTTGCACCTTGTTTGGATACAATCTAAACCTATATGTTCTATGTATTTTACTCATATTATTTTAAAAACCTACTAAAAATATGTACTATTTTCGCTTTTAACCTTATACCTATAACAAACTAAATACAGTTATTGAAAAGTTATGTCCTGACTCGTGGTTTTAGTAATAGTATAAAGTCAATTACAAAAAGAAAGACGGAAAAAATACTCAGCTCTTTCTACATATAAGGAAACTACTAATAATCGGGGTAAAAATCGGGGGGAAATTATTGGCAGGTACTATAATATTGGCTCATTTCTAATATTAAATCCCCCTGCCATCACCCAACCCCGCTAAAATCACCCCGGAAATGCCTTAACTATGTAAGATAAATGTGATATTATGTATTGTATTGAAAAACTTATTATGGAGGCGAGAAAGAATAATAGTAAGCTCGATCTCAGTGTGTATCAAAGAATCAAGGCAGAACAGGATAAGTATGTACATTCTGTTGGGCAAGTTGATGAAGTAGGACAGGCGAAGATCTTACAGAAACTCTACAAGGATTACACAGTGTCAATCAGCGAGTATAAGAAAGCTGGGAGACAAGACCTGGTAGAGAGTGAAGAGGCAGAGCTTGAGGTACTTGAAAAATTAATGCCACCTAAGATGAATGAGGAGGAAATTAGGAGGATAATAGAAACCGCCTGTGATAAGCTTGGGAGAAAAGTTACCCTTGCTGATACTAAGACATTACTAGCGGAATTACAGAAAGACTACCCAGGAATTACAGGAAAACAGGTAGTAGATGTAATTAAAGCGAGGTAAGCAAAAAAAAGATTAGGATAGACTTTTACGTTCTATCCTTTTCTTTTCTTTTCTTTTCATTATTCTTTAACTAGTTTCTTTAGTTCTTTCTTCAACTTCTCACTGACCTTAACTTCTTTACCATTGACCATAACAGTAATAGGCCTCTCAACAACCTTCTTACGACTGCTCTTCTCTAGCTGTTCAAAGATCTCATCTAGCATTGGTACTTCTCTCTCACTTACAGGTCTCCAAGAACTTTTGCAATTACATAGTACTTCGTTTCCAAAGTTACTAGACTTCAACGTAAACTCTATAAAGTCTTTATCCTTATACACTATTCGTTCTACAACTGGATTGTCGTGAGAATTAGTCTGTAGATAATTGCTAACAGCTTTCTCACATTCAAATCTTATGATATCACCTAATAATATATTTACTAAGTATCCATGGGACTCTTTCCTATTAAATGCCGCAAAATAGTCCTCTAGTTTGAAATTTCTTATAAACTTCATATATTTCGGATCGAAGTACCCCTCTCTTCCATCTAGAACTTGTAAGAGTGATGCCGCATTATTATCAATCTCAACTGAACATATTGGATACATACTCGTTGTAACTTCTTCGAATTTAATCTTAGTGCCAGATAGTAATGTTGGTATATGTTCTCCACTAAATAGATACATACCAGGACCAATAAAAGTTTTATACCCAACCTTAAACGTGCAACCAGCTTCAAGCCTCTGCATTACTCTATTGTTCAGCTTATTATCTAGAACTGTTCGTAGGTAGTCTAGGTACATACTATCTTCTTCAGTACTTCCCTCTACGACTGGGAGGTTATTACTAAGCAAAGAAATCTCATGTTTAATTGCTTGTCTGAACCTAGAACCTGCCTTACTGAGTATTACATATTTTTCATGACTACCCAGTGAATTCTCTTTGTCGTAATAAAGTCTCGATATTACATAGTTACCGATTACTTTGTCGATTGATAGTATAATACCTGTTCTAACCTCGACTACAATATCGCCGAACATCATATTATGTGCACACATCTTATACTCAGGGAAAGCTCTCCTAAGTTTACGATCCAATACACACCCTGCCTCAGAAAACCATAAGTCTATATTGGTTGAGTTATTCCAACAGTACCAAACAGGCTTATCTAAATCACGCTCACCCTTTTCCAATGAGATGTACTTACTTTCTATTGTTTTCTTAGCACACTCATCAGAAAGGGAGTACTTATGGTCCAAACTTATTACCTCTAAGCTTTTTTGTCCCTTTCCATGAACTACCTCTCTCACCACATAGATCATATTAACAGGTCCACTAGTAGAGTTAGTGAAGTGGTTAACTCTTGATAGGTTCTTCTCTTTCTCATCATCACCTTTGTAGGTATAAAATTCTCCTACTTTTAATTCTCTAGTTGTTAATAATTTCTCTTCCATAATTCTATTTTTAAATTGTTAATATATTTCTACCTATAAGGAATCTAAGGCAAAAAAACAAGTAGGAAAGTAATGTTCTTAACTCTCCTACCCATTCTCCTTACTCTACTACTAGCTCCTTGATGAAAGAACTAATATAGTAGTTCTCGACACACCTACTATTTCTTCTAAGGTATATTCTAATCAAGTCTGGTATATAGTCGTCGAAATTTTCCTCTGTTATGTCGGAGAAGATTTCATCCTCACTTATTCTCTCTGCATATCTATTCTTTGCATCCTTACTACCATACTTGCCTAGATACAGTTCATACAGCTTATCTAGTGGCATCCTAGTTAAGTCTGGTTTCTGTATTACACCTTCTGCACTTCTTACTTGAGATACGCAGAGTGATCTAATCTTATCAAACTCACTAGAAAATAACTTATCTACCCTGTCTGATAACCTTACATACTTGACTGCATCCTCCTCCTTCTGAAATAACTTAACAAGGTCGGTTGATTTTGACCTCTCTGTGTAGACTGCAAATATCTTCATACCTCTTTAGAATAATTTAATCTGCTCAATCCTAGCACCCCTATATCTTGACCTACTAACATTAATATACTGTCTCATCTTCTCTGGGTCACTTGCATTCTTAACCGCATACTCAAAGGGTCCTGTTTTTTCTAGACTGCTTAATCTTTCTTGGTCTTCCCTTACTTCTTCATCGTACTTATTACTTAGGTCTTCTCGCCATGAAAAATTCTTGTCAATACTAGAATACTTCTGATATACTTCATTGATTCTATCCTCAACCTCACAATACTCTGGATCTTCTTCGTAGTACTTATTAGTCAATTCATAGTATTCATAAGTCAGTTCAGTATCATCAAGTAGGGAAGTATTATACCTACTCTCTAACCTCCTCACTAACTCCTCAGCATCTTCTTTTCTTTCATACACTCTTCTAATATCATCATCCACACCATCATCAAAATCTGGCGTGTAAATATAGAGCGCGAATAATATCCTTTTCATACTCTACTAATATTTTTAATTACACCCATGCGCTTGATTCTAACACGCAATAACATATTTTTCTTTCTCATACTATTAAGGGATATAAGGGGAAATAAAAAAGAGAGCAAGGCAGTTTCACAACTACCCTACTCCGGAAAAATGTTAATAAATCTTTAAAAACTTATCTATGCAAAAATTGAAATACTTCCTTGTTCTAATGTTTTCTTCATATCTATTACTCTCTGATTCTCACTTCCCACCCAAGGCTTAAGAGGTGATTTCTTTGACTCAATAAATCTACCATCACAAAGAACGTCAATGTAACCTAAGATTTCAAGTTTTTCATCACCCTCTGCTTGTATTTGTTCAAGTGTATAACCAGTATAGAGCCAGATTGTTTTGTCAGGGAGATCTTTTTTTAATCTCACTACCAAATCAAGTACTCCCTTCTTATTCCAGACTGACATAGGATCACCACCACTCAACGTAACACCACTAACATAAGGCTTTCTCAGATTACCAAGTAGTTCCTGATAATCCTCTTCCTCAAATTCATGTGCTTGGTCTACGTCTGGGTCCCATGTAAATTGATTAAAACAGCCTGGACAATGATGAGTACAACCTGAGAAGAATAATACCTCTCGTAATCCAGTTCCATTTAGTAAGTCGTTATGATATGTCTCTATTATTTTCATCCTTTCTTACATATTTACTCTATCTCCAATTTCCTTCATCTTACCCTCATTAAATCTGACATCACCTGTTCTAGTTCTAGTAAAAGATAAGTAACCATTCCAAGGGTTTTATATTTTTCAATATAATTTAGACTATATAATTTTCCACTTACTATAGTCGTTGAATCAGTTTTTTATATTAACTGACTGCTGGTTTAGTATGATACTAGTTCCAGCAATTAAAAGTGTTTTCTATGATCAACCTAAGTCAATCAAAGGCACAAATGATCTTATGCGTCTTACTTTCACTATATCAGAACTTCCACAAACAGGACACTTACATTCATCAGTACTGTCATTACCGATAAAATGATGACCACAACTTACACAATAATCTGCTTGATGATTTACACCTAAGTACAGACCCTTAGACATACCATAAAGAATCAAAGACTTAATTCCCTCTGTATTATCTAAGGAGTTGATCTTAATGTGTGAAATCTTGCCGCCGTTTGAGAAATTCCAGAACTTAGACTCAGCATCCATCTTGTCAATAGGGCCGATGTCTTCTCTAACATTTAAGTGGAAACTATTTGTCAAGTATCCACCCTTCGTAATTATACCATTCTTCTCACCAAACTTGTTAATGAATTTCTCGTTAAACAATGGGAGAAGAGATTCACCTGGCGTCGTGACACTACTAATATTTCTACTAGTACCGGATCATATCTTAACTTACTGCTAATAAGTTCTATCCACTTCGGAAACGTACTAATCTCGTTCCCTACTCTACTCAGTTACTCTCAATAAAACAGCTATAATATTTATTGATACCTTTTCGATGATCTCTACACGCTAGTTAATTGTTAAACTAGGCACGGGATTAACATATTACTCTCTTATAACTTAGTCTTCCCCGTTAGCATTACTTAATTCTCGTAACACACCCTTTAGTAGGTTTGATAGTTTTAATACGGCACGCACTTTTACCGTATACTGCAAATAATATTCCTGTCTTCTTCTTATACTCTTCTGCCTTCTTAGATATATGCTCTAATGTCTTCAATGCAAAACCACTTTCGTCGTCATGATGTGATTTTCCGGTTGCCAACATAGACAATTCATGAAGACCACCATAACCAAATGATACTGTTGAATACTTAAGAACTGGCCCAATCTTCTCATCTGGCTTTAAATTACCACCATCAAAACCACCTTCACAGAATACAAGTGGGCTGCTAGATGCTCGAAGATTTGACAAGTATTTATAGGTTCTTACATTAATATTCTTTGCCATGTCTAGATAGAAGTCAAGTGTTTCTATCCAGTCTTTTCCTTCCTCTACTGATTTCTCATAGATCATTGGAAGGTTTAATGATATTACTCCGAGATTACACCTATATATCATCATCTCATCGTTATCATCTTGAGGCGTTGGTGTTCCTGAATTCTTAAAACAAGGACTCAAGAACGCTCTACACATTTAATCCCTAGTTACCTAAGGCACTGACTATATCATCTATTACTTCAACCTTGTAATAGTCTTCCGCTTCGATCTAGTTCTCATCTCTAGACCTACTCCCTTACACTCATCAGGGATAGTCGATACACTTTCTAATTGGACTTAGCTTAGCACGGTCTCATCCTAGTAGTAGGACCTAACCGTTAGCAAGATTTTACTCTTACACCCGCGAGAAACGGTTCAAAAGATTTTAAATGGGCTGTAGACTCTTGCTTACCCATTGGACTTACTATTTTTCCCCACTTATGATATACATCACCTACATAGTTCGGAGTTTCACCCTCTGCAGTTTGATCAAGGCTTAAGTAGTCTGGATATTGGGCGATCTTAGTACATTCAATCGCTTCATCAAACAACCACTCTAGCTCTTTACCCTTACCGTGCAGGTCTGAATCAAAGAGGAATATAAGTTTTGGAAATACAACAGGAACTTTACTCCCCGGCTTTCCTTGACCACCTTTTCTAACTTTCAAGATAGTCGACGCAATCAAGCTTCCCCACTTAGACTTATCATGTCCAAAGGAGAAGGATAAGACAATAATTCTAATACTTTCATACTAGTTTAGACTATATCATTAACCTTAACTAAAAAGGTTAGACAGCACTTCGAAGTCAAGAATTTCACTTGACCTCTACTTCCTCACGGAATAGTCGTTACACCTTCTATGAATAACTTATCATAGCTTGGCACGGTATTACCAGCTATCCTTTTCAGGACCTTAGGCTTTCTTAGAGAGCTTATTAATCACTCTTACCGTTAGCAAGTTTACTACTCACACCCTACATTTATAGGTTCACTGTCTTTTTCACTTAAGTATCACTACCTAAGGCCGCCCTATTTTATCTTAGTTGACGGAAAATCACCACGACAGCTTGCAACAGAACCACTACTCATTTCGATCTGCTGGAAACCTGTCTCGGCCTCTCTTACTACTCTACCGATTGCATATTTCTCTTGTTTTTCTGGATCTACTGTACAACCTGCATCTTCCATTAACTCCTTATACTGATTTAGGTAAAAATCATACGACTTCTGAGCATAAGGGGCAAGTACTGTATCAATCTCAGGTGCTGTTAATCCACCATACTGATTACCTGCTATCACACTAAGTACATCAGCTGTTACAGAAATAGCCGCCTGAAGTGATTGTGGTTCGTTGTATTCTGTATTAGACAACATAAAACCATCCTTCAGTATCTTACCTAGGTTAAATAAAGAGCAGTTGCCTGTCGGTATACCACCTTCTAGTACAAAAGAATGATCATCTTCCACTTCAAGGCACCATACTGTTTCTTTTGTACCATCTGGAGTAATTGACTTAACCTCCCATGCTACTTTATCCCCAGTCTCTTCGAACTTAAAAAACTCTGGACAACTTGTATGTACTAGCTTTGGAATTTCTAACAACAAGTCACCAACCTTCAGATCAGTAGTTATTGTGTTATCTAATAAAATCCATCTATGATTATCAGTACACCAAACAGCTTTTTCTTCTCCTTTAGTATTAGAGAAAATAACCTTCCTTAATTCCTTTTCACCATAACTCCTAACAACTGCTTTCTTCCAATTACCATAAGGAGTTAGAACAGTTATCTCATCACCATCTGAAAAATCAAGAAAAGACTTAATGCCTGTACTCGTAACAAACTGAGTATCAACGCTTAAGCAGTTAAAAGTGTCAAGTCTAGCTGATTGGTCATGTGCATAGATATAACCATCAGATAGTGCTTCTCTTTCCATTTCATTTAGGAAGACTCGCCTGTATCTTTCCTTCTGTTGTTCTCCATATATCAGGCTCCTTTTCGTTGATACAAGGGAGCTATCACAATTTGCATTTGACTTATCTGCTTTGTATGATAGCTCTAGGGTCTTTGCATCAACAGCCTCCATTATTTTCTGGGCATCGATTTTATAATTTCTATACTGTCTATAAGATTCAGCCACCTTATTAAATCCACATTCATCCAGGGACACTTCAACTAGCTTATGTAGTTTCCTCACTGTTACCTCTGGCTCCTCAATCCTGCTCACTACTGCATCGCTTACCTTCTTGCAGTCTTTATCAGTCATGTCAAATAATACTCTATCTGCACTTTTTCTGATAGCGGCATGAATCTTCTTAGGGTCGAATGCTTCAGTAAATCCGGCTCTCTTCTTCTTGACAATAATCTTTTCGACTTCCATCATTAGTTTTTCCTTCTTTATTATTATAGATTTTCATACTGAGACTCATCACTGAATCTCTTGTCATTTTCAGTCAACATGTTCCATAAATTTTTGACCAAGTACCTTTTCTATGTAGTCCTTGGCGTTTTCTATTTTTACTACACTGTCAATCTTATTATACTCCTCTGTAAACCTGACATATTTTCTCTGTTTCTCAAGGTAATCATTGACATCCTTGAAACAGCCTGCCCTATATTGATCTTTTAGTACTACGTTCCCTATAAAATCAGTGTCTTCCTGTACTAGTAGAATCTTCCTTACCTTGCAACCACTAAGTAAGTTAAGTTCTTCCTGTATTGCTGATTCTATTACCTCGAAATCTCCTGCTGATCCTGGAAAGCGGACCCTAAGTGTATGATAGAAGATTGAATCACTAATACCTCTCTCAATAATGGCGCTTCCCTGTTCATTAATACAGAGACCGCTTAAAAATGATTCGAGTCCTACCAAGTGAAGAATGCCATAGTTCAGGTCGTTATATTCAGTCAGGCAATCAAATATAGTAGTCTGATATTTTTTCCATGACTTGATTTTCGACCTCATTACTGGCAGATCATACTTGGACAATTTCGAATCGATAGTAGCGCTTTTCATTGCACCACTCATACCATAATAAATTTCTACTTCCATATTATCACTGTTCATTTCTATTAATAAGGCAATAATAATAGAAAACTTGCAAGATTGTACGGTTCGGAGAAGAAAAAAGTTAAGGAACGAACACACTGTCATTCCCTAACTGTTGCTTATGGTCTATCGTAGTTATAAGTTATTCCACCACTTAAATAACCAGGCAGTCTAGCAGATATTTCGTTGATTTTATTGTTGAGTAAGAAATTATCAATATCAAGACTACTTCTACCTGACATAGAATCCCAAGTATCTAAGACACTCCCTAAGTACCTATTATTCTCTAGCTCCTCCATGATAATACCAACTAAGTCATCATTAATATAATCAGGAACTTCAGACTCACACATCATAGTAAGTCGTCCATACTCATACTTAACATAGACCTTGAAACTGTCTTCCCATTTGTCGGAGTTGCTAAGGAGTACTAATTCTAAGTCTGGTATCTTTGGTGGCATGTTCTTATAGTACTTATCACCATACCTCAATACATACCAACCTAGTTCAGGACTAAGATCGGATAGTTCTAAGTTAAATCTCTTACTTGTCCATCGATCTTTAAACTCATCCCCACTAAAACTCTTCCATCCTACCATACTACTTACATACTAATTTTGTAACACCACTATCATTAAGACTAAGCTGTATTGACTTGTTATTGAATGCTGGAACAGACTCCATATGACTACAGAGCATGATACATCCAATATTCATCTGACTAAGTAGGTCAATACAGATTTCATGATTCTTCGCATCTAAGTGTTTCAAGAATTCATCCATCACAAGTAATCCCATCCTAGTTACTACCTTAGATAAGAAATTAATGTCGAGTATTGTCTTCTGTCCATCACTACAATTCTCATAGCTTACTTCATTTCCACCATCATTTATGTAGTGTGAACCAAGATCTAAGTGCTCAACCTTACCACGTCTTGTTCTGATTACTTCATACTTAACGCGATTATCACTAAACTGTTCTGCGAGACGTGACATAATCTCCTCATAGATCTTACCAGTTGGACCAGTAATTTCTTGATACCTTGCCAACATCTCTGCACTCTGACTAATCTTATCGAGTTCAGCCTGACAGTTCTGAATAGTAGAGAGAGTTGAATTCCTATCACCCATTAATTGAGTGTATTGATCCCACACCGACAAGTCACTCTCAATCTGTGCCATAGTCTCCATAAATCCATGAGGCAGTTCAACTTTCATTGGCTCTGCTCCCATTCTCTTAATAGATTCCACTACGCTTCCTAACTGTGACTGTGTCTGCTCTACTCTCTTAGTAAGGTCATTGATTGTACTAACCTCTACCATCAACTCAGTCTGTCTCTTACTAAGATCACCTAAGATAGTTTTACAGCCAGTGTCAATTTCATCCTTACTAATACCTGGATACTTGTTGAGGAATTTTTGATACTGCTCAGTCTGTTGGTTGAGGAGTTCTTGTATCTTATCACTTAGTTCTTTCTTATGTTTCTCTAAGTGTTCCTGATTCTTTAACTCCTGACCACAACTAGGACAAACTTTCTTACTATCTAGTCCCTTAAGCTCAAAGTATAATCTCTTACCCTCTGTCTTAATCTGACCAAGTTCCTGTAGTAGTTCATTGAGGTCATTAATTTCCTTCTTAATGTCTTCAATTTCTGGACTAATCTGGCTTTGATAATCCCTCTGCCCTGCTTGTCTTGTTTGAAGTTCACTAAGCTGCTCTTCTAACATACCTCTCTTAGCAGTTAAGTTGGCAGTATTAGTTAGGTAGTCATTATACTCTTTCCACGCCTTCTGTAAGTTAATACCATCTTGTTTTTTATTCCACAAGTCTTCCTTACTTAGTTGTGGTAGTACGATGAGACCTAATTTTTCATCTATATACTTAATAAGCTCATTGTTCTTATCAAGAGTCTCTCTCCAACCCTGTGCATTCTTAGTAACCTGTTCATATAGTAAGTCAGCCGCTTCATGGAATGTATCAATCTTGTCCATCTTATAGAACTTTGATACAATCTCAGACTTTCTCTCAGGCGTAACACAACCTATGAACTTTGGATGGTTTGAGTCGAAGAAGTAGACGTCCATGTAATCAATGAATGGAAATCTAGTATGGAGTTCAAGATCGAGACTAGCCTTATTGTTAGACTTCTGCTCTTCACCATTTATGTAGAACTTTGTATAACCAGCACTACTCTTTCCCTTCAGTACACAACCTCTAGTGATCTTGTATGTACCACCTTGATATAAGAATTCTACCTCAGTCATACACTCACTTGCTCCGAACTGTACATACTCCTTGATGTTTCTGTTTTCAAGGAATGCGTATTTAATGGCACTAAGCAAGCTACTCTTACCACTACCATTCTCACCCGTTACAAGTATCTTATCCATGTCACTCAAGAATAGTTCAGTCTCATCAATACTTCTCCAATTCTTACAGTAGAACCGAGTAATGACGAAATTGAAATCTACCTCCTTAGATTCAACATCCTTGACACACTTTAAGATCTCACTATGTACACCTTGTAAGTTATTTGACCCAATTACATTACTAATCAATCCATCAATTTCTTCCCAAGCTGGTACATTAATGTTGTTTACGTTTCCATTGATTGTGAGATTTTCTGGCTTATATACATTCCAGGTTCCCGTCTCATCATTCCAACCCTCAGCGAGTCTATCTGATGTATACTGAAAGCGCATTAAGTTATTGTCGGGATTTAAGTTTACCCACTTGAAACTCTTATCTGCACAATCTAAGATAACACCAGTACTTTCCTCACTGTCTGACATCTTACAGCGCTGAGGAATACCAATACTTACATACTTACCAAGTTGAGCAGGTCTATGTATGTCTCCACAAATAGCCAGGTCAAACTTAGTCTCATCTAGTACCTGTGAATGAATCCTATCACTATCTGTATATGATATTGTTGCATGAGTAAAGAGAACATCAAGCTTTCCATTAATCCAAGTCAAATCAAACTCTGGCCTCCAATTATAAAAGCCAATTCTCTTACCATCTATCTCTACCTCCTTACAATCAGCATAATGTAGATTAGAAGGCAACATAACAGATAAACAGGAATCAGTAAACTCAGAAAAAACAGATTTATTATCTTGGTCATGATTTCCCCATATTATATAACCAACTCTGAAGTTCTGCATGATCTTGTCTAGAAATGACTTGACCTCTGCTTGTACGTAGGGTCTATTTATTGTCTTCTCTAGTACATCACCTGCAAATACAATTACACTTGCACCTTCAGCTTTTCCAACTTTTATTATATTATCTGCTACCTTCCTAGATTGAAATAACCTATACTTCTCACTAGGATTTCTCTGTGGGTAGTCGTGAATATGAATGTCACTTACTGCTAGAATCTTTGTCATACCGTCTTCATTAGAGTTGAGTAATTATTCATTAACCACGTAAGAGCTGCATAAGAATGTTTACAGAGAGTTGTTGTTTTAGCTCCCTTCTTTGGTGCATTATTAACAGCAGGACCAAGTTCAATACTAGATCTCTGTGTGATAAATAATGAATTCCTATGCGATAAGATATAAGCTGATCTATACTTGAAGTCAGAACAGTCACAGTATATCTTAACTCTATTATTCTGCCAATTGCTCAGTGAAAAATCAGGATCAAGCTCTATAAAAACTACGTGATCATGGCCCTTCTCTGAATTAACCCTGAACTTTAAGACAATATGATAAACCTTGATTGCCGGCGAATTTGAGAAGAAGGATTTAAACTTGGCCAACACTCCTTCCGGTTTTACCAAGTGATATACCTTCTGAAGACTCGCCGAACAACTACTAGCCCTACCAATCCTACCGCTATCTATGTTCATCAGCTCACCAATTGTAAACTGGCGGCCAAATAAACTACCTAATACACTTCCTAACATAAGGCTTAATATATTTCTTCCTTACTCTGGGTCACTGTATTAATGCTCCCGGTTATACTCACGATCTTACCAACGTTCTTGAGATAGATACCAGAAAAAGTTGGCACCGCATTCTCATTCTCGTTGTTTGTATAGACTGGCTCTGCAATACCATCACTCAAGACTATACCATTTTTCTTGATCTCCTTGGTAATCTCATTAAACTCATATACACTACCATCGGATGAATTAATTTTTACCATACCTTAAAAATTCTTTATTAAATCTACTTGTAAAATTATTATAAAAACTAAAACTACTAATACCAGTCATACCATACTTATTACAGAACGCAAGCCAATCACTATAAGGTTTGATTGTTCCATAATTAGGTAGACCCTCATGAATTATTCTCCTAGCCTCTTCTAAGCCAGGGTACCTCCAAAGGTCAAAAGATTCATACTGTTTCTTAAAGAGTTCTACGTCATTAATACTAGAATAATCTCCATCTAAGATCTCAGCAATCACCTTATCACCCTTCGTACCTTTCTTTCTCGTTACTCTCATCCCATTATGTCCCATACCAATTGCGTCACAGTAAGCCTTGTATTGATAGAGTCCAAGCTTTCCCTTAAACTCATCAGGCATTTCACTGTATATCTCACTGTATGTTCTAATCTGTGGACCACCTTTATCCTTACTGGTCGGGATCTTGAAATAATCCATCTTAGGCGACAGAGAGTAGAGTAAGTCGGAGTCTTTTGTTATTATCACGCTAGATTTATTATCTGTTTCATATAATTCCCTACTCGCTAAGTAAACCAAGTTGTCATATTCCCAACCTGGCACGAAGAACGATGGCACTCCGAAATCTACTAAGTGTTCAATAATTGCATACTTAGCCGTTCTTCTTACTTCATTACTGTATACTTGATTTTCTGCTGTTTCGATCTCTTCCTTACTGACACTAGGATCACTCTTAAGCTCTTCTAGTAATTCCCTTGTCATGTAAGTATCTTTTGGTGATGCGGTGCCTTTCTTTGAGCTAATATCACCTCTACTGTCTTTATACGCACCCCCAAGTAAGTGAGTCGTATAGTAACCACCAAAATCTGGAGACCACTTATCACAAATAAATACGTACTTATCCGCAGTAACCCCAAAATCACGAGGTATCTTATTCAATGTATAGATGCAACTTTTGATCAAATCTCCCACTGTATATTCTCCTGCTTTCTTACCTACCGAAATACCATAATGATTTCTCGCTAGGATATAACTATTGTCGATTAGTGCGTACTTATATTTGTTACCTGAATTCATTTATTTAATAAGTGTGAATAAAAAGAACAGAAGAAACCTATACTATAAATCTCTTCTGTTCTTATTTGTCTATGAGTACTTACCTATTAGAAAGGCAAGCTATTTCCGTCTGAACCAGTAGGATTACCAAAACTTGATCCTCCATACTGCTGCTGACTATTACCTGGATTAACAGGGGCACCAGTAATACTATCGAAGTGTGCTGCTGGTGGTGTATTAAAAGGATCTGTGTTCCTACTAACTACTTGCTCAGGATTATTAGCTACATTATTATTCTCGTAGCCAGCCTGTGCATTACCCTGTGCTGGACCTGACATACTAGCAAGAACTGGATCATTCGTTGCCTGACCCTGCTTGTTAGTTGGTGTCTGGTTCATCAATACGGTCTTATTAGTCTCTTCGATTGCCTTCTTGATTGCCTCGAGACTATTACCACCACTAGCCTTTTCCATCTTAATCTTAGTAAGCTGGTCTGTCATATACTGGATTGTCTCCTCAATGAGTCGTCTGTTGAAAAGACGCTTCTCATTTGATGGTGTACCTTCCTCACTACCAGCTGCCTGCCAACCTAAGAAGAGCTCAACTGGATTTTCCATAATCTGAGCTGCCTCCTCTGAAATCTCTGCATTCTCTGTGATAGGTACTGGACTAACCTTATGAACCACTGATATATTAAAACCAGGGCCACCAGCATTAACACTAACTGACATCATAACGAAACCCTTACGGCCAGTTAAGTTCCTGTTGTAGGTATCGCTGAGCCAATCCTTGTTAAGGGAACTCTCAGTAATGTTAGTATCCTCAATGTTACTAGCTACTAAGTCCATAAAATTCTTAGCAGTTAATACAAACAGGCCATCAAAATTCTGACGAGCTGCTTGCCTTGTGTTACCCTCCTGCCAAAAGTTCATAGCATGTGCACAGAAGATAGTATAGTTCTTCTTGCGGACAAAGTTCTTGATAACCGGATCCATTGCATGTTCACGACCATCAACCTCCTTATAGAGCTCATCAAAAATTACATAAGCCTTGTTAAGAACTTCCTCTTCCTCTGCAGTTAAGCTACTAACCTCACGACCTGAATCCTTATCCTTAATCATATACGCTGACTTAGGAAGAATTCTAATCCAAGCGTCATAAACTGATTCTGTACCATCACTACCCATGTTCTTACGTGGCATTCTAACCTCACGTGTTCCCATAAGTGTGACATAAGGGAAATCAGACACAGTACTATTCATTGGTAGTAACTGATATTTACCTAAGTTTCCCTTGAAGTTACAGAATACCTTCTCAATCTGCTTCTTCTTTTCAAAATTTTTACTCTTAGTCATTGGTTTAATCTGACCAATCTTCTCCAAAAAAGAATCTACATTGTTAAAACTCATAAAACTTAAAATTTAAAATAAAAACTTTATATAAAATAATTCACTTGCGTAGAGAGACTTCAATTCTCCCTACATTAATAAGATTTCTAAACGATCTGAGATGACAACTTATTATGGCCATCCCTTCTCTACATATAAGATATCTAGACGCCCTTACCTACATTTATTACCACTACAAGATCACCTTATTCGTCTTGAGTAGGTCCATGTCAAGGTAAGTTTTTCCTAAGTTAATGCCTACCTGATGCTCTGCCCAACCAAGAGATGTTAAGTTACCTAGACTGTCCATTAATACAGACTCTGGCAGGTTCAGGAGTTTAGGAAAATATAGTACTACCTTATCAGTGTCAGGCATACTATCAAGCTGACCATCCTCTAACCACCTTACTACATCATCACCCCCTGGATAACTTAAGACGTCACCATTCCAGCAAAGTGAATAGTTAACTCGCATAATGTAAGGCTCAAAATGAATCCTCCCTACTAATGACTTATCACCTAACTGAATACGGCTGATGATATGATTCCGCCGCTCTAACATCTTATATATGTTCTCAAGCGGATAGTCTGGGCGGTTGATAATTATGGTCTTGTTAATGATATAAGAAACCTCCCCTGGATTAACAAGGATACCACAATTACCCATCCTAGAATTCGTCGGCTCCTCTAAGTAAGTAGCCTCAATATTAGATAAAATACCATCATTAAATACCATAGTTCGAATCTAACCAAAAATTATTACCGCCTAGCTCAAACAAAACAGACTCATCATAATCCTCCATGTCATCAATCGTACTCACCCTAGCATAAACGTAAGTGAGTGTCCTAAGTCGTCCCTCCTTATTAACCGCTCTGATGTTATAAAGAAATTGACTAGGTATCTTCTCAACTGCACTACTAGGTAAGGCAGAAAATGGTAGAGGTAAGAGATCATCTACACTGTCACCCTCCACAAATATATCGGCAGGGTCAACAACTTCAAAATAAACAACTTTCTTTTTCTTCGCCATACTATTAATCTAAAATTTATATTACACCTATAAGGAATTACACAATAGATGGCTGCAAAATTGTCAACCTAAGTCCAAACCCATTACCACCTTCCTAAGCTCATCATCAAGGTAGAACACATTAGACCTACCCTTAAACTGCCGGAAATTAGTGCGGAGGTAACGTTTGAAAGACTTATACATCTCACTATCACCTCCCGCTTTAGAGATAACCCAGAATGACGGATTAAACTCTGACTTCATCTTTATATATGAATCCAGCGCCTTTTCGTTCTCCTTGTAGACTATCTCAACAACACTGAAATAATTGTCGGGATCATTACTATTACGACCTAGTGACTCTATAAACACTATCATACCTTCTTAGCTAATAATTTCAAACCATTTACTCTCTTACCATTCTCGTTTATCGTACAAGGCTTTATATTAAAATAATTACCGAGATCATTAGCCTTAGGGGATGCCTTGTAGCCTATTCTCTTGTAGATTTCACCTAGCATCCCCTTTATATAGGCATTAGTATAAGATTGACCTACTTCGAACTCTTTATCAATCTCCTCTAATATCTTATCTTCCTCAAAACTGATAATATTAAGCTTCTTGTCTAGGTCTGATATTTTATATCCCACTGATCTACACTTCTCCGGCCCTAGAATAGTAAGATACTCTTTAAACCCTTTTTCTGTTACTAGGTCTATGATATTTCTAATACTATTTCCTGCAAAGTAGTAATCACAAATAAACTGTAACTTCTTCTCTCTACCTTTTACCTGTTCATACTCCTTAAAGAATTCCTCAAGTACTCCCTTATCTTCTACTGTACTAACATTTCCTAGTTCATTGAAGACTGTAAAACGACTTGCATAATCCACCTGTTGTATTTCGTAGGCTCTCATTTCAGCCACCATTACTAAGTTATTGAAAACAGGTACAAGCTTTGTTTCTCCGTCAACTTTTATTTTATTAACGGCTACAAAATCAGTCTTGTAATTCGTACACTTAGCACCAACCTGGTATTTAAATGACAAGTCCTTTTGCTCTTCACTATTACCTTTATCGAATACGGATAATAGATTCTCAGAGCTTTTTATCTTTCTATCTAATCTTTTCTCAAATGAATCTGAACTATCTGCAAACTTAATAGGCTTAAAGAACAAGGTTGCTTCATTTCTCCAAGGATTTTCCCTTAATCTCTGACGTCCTAGTATCTGAGGTAAGTCTAAGGTAATATCAACTGCCAGTGTATCAATATTTGCATCGCTGATTACATAAGACTTTGCATTGTCCGAATAAAAGTCTGCTCCTAAGTATACAGTTCTAGTGCAAAAGGTAAACATCTTCCTTGGTTCATCCCTCAAAGGAACTGTACCGATCTTATATTTAGCACCTAATCTTTTCTTTATCTTATTTGCGTTGTCCTGTGTATTAGCAACTAGTATATTCACTTGTTCTGGGGTTAATCCCGCTCTTTTGATAATACTTGTAATATTATTAACTGAGTTGACATAGAATACTGCTTCCTTTGACTCTACATTTTTAACATTACCGTCCTCTAGCTGTAAATATCTATGATCAAAGTTCCCATCTAGGTATGACTTAATAATTGGACCTGCCTCAGTAAATACAGAAACTAGACCTTTAACAGTTAGCTTTGGTTTGTTAATACGTCCTGGGTCTAATGTCTCCCAGTCTAATTCATAGTAAGGAAGATCTCTAAATTCCTCCAACATTTCGAGATACTTGTCAATCATAGGAGTAGCACTGACATAGCAAACCTTATTAATGCCTTGTAAGTTACTAACAAATTGAAGCTCTGTATCCGATTTAAACTTACTATCAGTGAAAATACTTTGAAACTCGTCCACTACTACTCTATACTTTGAAAGCTCTCCTTGATGTAGTAAGATATCCTTAACGATCCTGAATGAATCATAAGTAACGAGAATTTTCACTGGCTTATTGTTTAACCTGCAAGCCTTGATGTAAGTACTGATTTTAAATATTAGCTCATTGAAAAAGTTATTCTTCTCCTCCATCTTCCTCTTTTCTTTTTCAGGATCGACTTTCTTGTAAGGATTTTCTTTATACTTTTCATCCTTTGTGAGGTCTTTATCAGTACCTGGATCACTGTCATATTCATTTACTACCAAGAAAACCTCATCCTTGTGTTGATCATACTTGTTTTGTAGTAAGATCTTTCTAGGACTGCACAAGATAACATCTTCATTGTTAGTAATACAGTATTCGGTAAATCCACATCCTGGGATCTGTTTGTTCAGGATGTGGGGGAAGTTGAAAATACTGTAACCTTTCCATTCGCTCATGTACCTAATTTTCTCTGGTACTGAAATTGTTTCTTTCTGCATATGCTTTAACTTTTATTAATATTTTATTAACATATTTTTCGAGATATGGTCCCGTCGCTGGAAGCTAGGTACCACACTCGCTTGGGTAAACCCAAGATATTTCTATTACAATTATAAGTCTTTTAAAAGTAGAAATATGCAAAATTACATAATATAAATCCCCATAGGGGATATAATGTACTATATATATTTTATGCTTCAAAAAATTATGCACTATTTTATGTCTCCAATAATTTCTCCACTACACTCTCCGCTATCGCTCCGAGATGTAGTTCCGCCATTATTTCCGACTATTAAAAAATGTTAACGAGGAAGTACCGCCCTAGTCTTTCTCATTTTATCGATTCATACTTCGCTCCGCTCCGTAGAATCTCAAAATTTCGCAAGCCGGAGAAAATTATAATCTCTTCTTCAGACTCCT